TCATAATTTGAATTGCTTTTGTCGTTGACCATTTTGGGAATGGTATAATAGTAATTCTTTTATCTTCTTTTTGTTTTTTTATCCATTCTATACTTTTATATAATATTTCTTTAATCTCCGAAGAATACTTTCCATCTCTAACTATGTATTTTTGTAAATCTTGTTTTAAAATATTATTTGCTACAAAAACAATAAATTCACGTTGCCATTTTTTCAATCCATCTTCATTAAGCATTATAACAATTCTTTCATTATTATCTATAATGCTTTGTATTATAGAGTTTCTTGCAAATGTAGTTTTCCCAACATTAGAAAGTCCACCTATTAAAGTAATATTACCACATAACATTCCTCCTGTTTCTTTAGTAATCATTGGTAGATTATTATATGGTAAACCTACTGCCAAACCTTTATCTAACTCTTCAATTAATTCATCAATATTATCAGCAATATTATAACTTTTAATTTCCCCTTCAACATTAACAAATATATGATTAAGCATTGCTTCATATATATCATATATTTGTTCTGCTGACATATCCACAAACTCTTTAATCTTATCATAAACTGGGAATCTTCTTGCTAACAATTGCAATACAGCATTCCATTTATGCAATTCATTAACATATCCATTTATATTATCAATATTAATATATTCTTTTGATTTATCAATGGTGTTATAACCACCATATTCTTCATATTTTTGTTTTAGTTTTAAATGTTTCTCTAAATATAAACCAATAGTAATATCATCTAATGTTTTTTTATTTTCTTTTACAATAATATCATAACCTATAGCAAAATAAACTCTCCATACATTATCTGTAAAACTTTTTATATTTAGATTATCATATGTAAAGTATAAATCTGGATTTTTGTAAAGGATACTTACGATATTAGCTTCACAAGCAAGTTTATATTCTTGTACCTTCTTACTTGATTTTATTAATTCAATCTCTAAAGGACTTAATTCTTTTTTATTTTTTTCTGCCATCAACGCACCATCCATTTACCATAATTCTTCTAATTCATTATTAAGTTTTTTACTTTTATTTATATATCCTGCTCCTTCATGTGTCATATTTTCAAATTTCATATTCTCAACTTTTTCTTCTGATTTAACTACTTGTTTCAATCTATTTACAACATCATTAATTTCTTTTTCAATTATAATCATTATAGTATTAAATCTATGTTGTTCATTCTTGAAATCTTGTGACCTAACTATTTGCTTTATTTTCATTTTATTAATTTTAAAAGTATATAAAATATGCTGATACTCATAATTAGCCATAGATGTAGTTTTCTTATTTGCCATAAACTTACCTTCTTTTAAACCTTTTAACCTTAACACCATATATGAAGGTAGTTTTTGAGATTTATCATATTCAAATATTTCTATTTTTATATATTGATATAATTCATTCCAATCCTTTTTTTCTTGCTCTGTCATTTTTGCCATATTCATCACCTATAATTATAATTTAAAGAGGTGGTATATTAAACCCACCTCTAATTTCAATTCTTTTAAGAAGCAATAACTTCCATGAATTCTACTAATTCTTTAAGTTTTTCTATATTAGAAGTTTCTAATTCTTTAGGTAACAATTCTAATTCTTTTAATTTATTAGAAACTTTTTTAACCTTATCATTGTCAGTTTTTAAAATATTCATTGTTGTTTTAAATTTTTCTAATAATATTTTTTTTGTTTCTAATTCTTTCTTTTCATCAATCTCTTCTTTTTTCTTTGTTGCATTTTCTTCTATAACTTCTTTTTTTGCTTCTTCTTGAATTGTCCTTGTTTCTTCTATTGATTTTGCATCAGATTGTTTATTATGTTCTGCTTTAATAGCATCTTGCAATGCATTAATTAAAGAATCTGCATCAAGTGGAATTTCTTCTACTATATCTGCAAATCTACTACCACTATCTAAAGCCATATTATCATCTCTGAATTTAATTTTTCTACTTTCTTCTGTTAATTTATTTCTAGTTTCATCTTTTTTAGTAACAATATTTTTCTTTCCTGTTTTTTCTGTTATAATCGTTCTATCATAATATGCAAGTCCAATAAAATGCATCTTTTTCTTTAAAAGATTGAAATATATTTTTTCAACATCAGATGTTAATGTTTGATATGTAGTACCTGTTGCAATATCAGTAAGTTCTCTATTCTTAACATGACCAATAATAATCATTGAAACTCCAATTTTTCTTAATCTTACTACAATATCAAACATTAATTCAAACGCTTTTGCTTGACCTTTTTGAAAACCATTCCATGCAGAATCTATTGAATCTGCTTTTTTATCTGAATGATCTTTATTCCATAAACGGATTGCTTCTTTTTCTGCTAATTTAATCCAACCATCATATGTATCAGCAACAATAGCTTTTAAATTTGCATATTCTGTATTTTTATTATATTCAATATCTTCAATAATATCTTCTAATTCTTCCCAATCGTCAACATCTTCATAAACAATACCACTAATTGCATCCGCTCCAGCTTCTCCAGCCATTTCTAAAAATATATACCCATCTTCACCAATAAGTCTTTCAAGCATTTCTTTAATAACAGTAGATTTTCCAATTTTAGGTTCTCCTAACAAGCAAATATTATACGCCAAAGGATCTACTTTTATTATATTCTTTTTTCCAAACTTTCTATTGTTTATCATATTTTTTATTTCTCCTTGTATTATTCATATTTTCAATTCTTGTTACCCATTTACAATTATTTTTATTATAACCTTGATTACAATCTATTCTATCAATTTCTGTATCTTCTTTATATTCTTCTTTATGCAATTGATAACTTTCATACATATCATTCATAAAATTTTTAAATTCCAACCATTCATCACAAACTTTAATTCCACGACCACCATAATAATTATAAAATTGATGATTTGGATTATTACATCTTTGTGTCATACTTTTCCATATATGATAAAATGGTGTTTGACTCATATTATGTTTAGAATTTGCTTTTGAAATCATTTCATTTCTATAGCATCCACATGATAGTGTTTGACCACTTCTAAGTAAATAACCTCTAGTCGTAATTTTATTACCACATTCACATTCGCATATCCAAGCAGGTTTATTACATATATTTTCTTTTGCTCTTTTAATTACGGTTAATCTACCAAATTTCTGATTAGTTAAATCAATTGCTTTAATGCCAATAATTATTTCCTCCTTTTATCTTTATAGAAGGAGATTTAATTTCTCCTTCTATAAACCAATAATTTTAATCAATAAATATCCTAATCATCTTCTGCAAGCAATTTATCTAAATCATCTAAACTGTAATCGCTAGAATTTTCTTCTTCTGTGTCACTATCATTTGTATCAGTATTCTTATCGTCTTTACTCTTACCTTCTTTTTCGCTAAGTAATTGATTTAAGAATACTAAATCTTCAAATTTATATTTTTCATCTGTTCTTTGAATTACAGGTTTCTTATCGTCACCTTCTCCAACAAGTTTAATAACAGGTTTTTTGATTAACATTTTCTTTTCTCTAGTATTTCCAACAGCACATTTTGCTAATGCTTCTTCTTTTGTATAAGCACCCAATTCAATTAATTCTCTAATATCTTCTGGTACATCGTCTAAAGTAATATTAACTTTTGCTTGACCTTCAACAATAATACCTTCTACTGTGATTTCATTAACATTATCTTTTTTTGCTTTAAACATTTTTACAAGTAATTTTGCACCTTTTTCTAAATCTTTTTCTGCAACTTCAAATTGAAATACTTTAGTGAATACTACATTTTGTTTAATTTCAATCTTATCTTGACCGTATTTGCCAACATAATCAACAACATATGTAGTGATTGGGAATGAACCAGATTCCTTATCATATTTACCAATACTATCTTTGTCAACAAGAATTGTTTGTTGAAATGTTGCAGAATATTTAGATACATCATCTGCTTTTGATAGATATACAGAAGTAATTTCCTTTTTAACTTGAATACTATCTTGATAAATTGAGTATTTTAAATTACCTTTTACATTAACAACCATTCCATCAGTAAGATGTTCTTTTATGTATTCAATAGCATCATATGAAGATAAGAATTTCTTAGAAAAAGTTTTTTCTTTTGCATCTTTTTCTAATCCTACTGTGATAAAACATTGATTTCCAACTTGTTCAGTAATATTTTCGTCAAGTCTATCTTCCCAATCAATAGTAAATTTATTTTCATAATCATCTTTGTCTTTACCATCTTCTGTTTTCTTACCATGAACATAAACAACAGAATCACCTTTGTTACTATATCCACCCATCATGTCGGCATAAACTACATTTCCATTACCACAGTCTACACCAAGATTCATAACATTATAAACCCAACCAGAACTTGATTCTTCATCAATTTTAAAAGTATAATCATTAACTTTCGCTTCACCAATTAATTGAAATGAAGCAGTACCTTTTTTTAGAGGTGTTTTTTCTTTAGTTTCTTTTGCCATATGTATAATCTAATCTCCTTTTAATTTTATATTTTTATTTTTTCATTCTGTATACTTATTTAATAACTAAACTATCAATCGACTAATTAAATCCTACTCTTCATCCTCTTTCTCATCATCATCTTCAACATATAATCTCAGACTTCCTTCTTGCATTTCAACTACATTCCATCTTTCATTATGTTTTCCACCATCAGGAATAAATTCAATTTCAACTTTCTCTGGTTTTGTACCTTTGAATCCAGTTACATTTCCTACTTTTAATTCTCCGTTGTCTTCTGAAATAAATCTAATTTTGTTTCCTGTAGAAATGGTTTGCAATTCTCCTGTATTAATTTCTACTTCAATTGATTTGTACGGAACTTTTTCAACATTGACCATAAATAAATCATTTCTCCTTTTCATTTTTGAATTTAGTTTAATTTTATCTTATTTTACACTTTAAAATCTTAAAAACCTAACTTTTACAAATCGTGACCAAATATTCCATTTATGCTGATTTTTGGAAAATTAACACCCTCTAAACCATTAATTTATAGGGGTTTGTAAATTGGTATATTTTGTAAATCACCCTTTCTTAGTAATATTTTCTTACTTTTTCGGTTTTTGATGAATTTTTCTTAAATCCTTCCTGCATTCATTATTATATTCGCAATCTGTATAATTGTCAAGAGAAAGTTTATTTATTTTTTGGTTTTTATATAAACTTTCTCTTGAATGGAAAACTTAAATTAACATTGATTAAACAACTCGACCAATCATCTCATTGAACATTGATTCACTGATTATTTTCACACCTAATTCATTTGCTTTTTTATTCTTACCAGAAGTAGATGTGATGTCGTTGCTGATAAGGTAATTTGTCTTACTTGAAACTCCACTACTCAACTTACCTGATAATGAAGTAATCAATTCTTCTAAATCTTTACGATTCTTAAAAGTTTCTACTGAGCCAGTTACTACAAATGTAATCCCTTCTAATGATTTAAGACTTGATTCCACTTTAACTTCCTCCTTCTTAACACTCACAACATTCAACAATTCCATAAACTGTTTCATATTATCTTCATCTTGAAAATATAAATAAATACTCATTGCTGTAGTTTCACCAAAATCTTTAATAGTCATAAATTTATAACCTGAATAAGATTTTGTTGCATCTAAAAAAGCATTAATATCACTATTAAAATGTTTTTCTAATATCTTAGCCTTTCCAAACCCTACATTTTTAATTCCTAAAGATGTAATTAGTGAACACATTTTAATACTCTTAGAATCATCAATTGCTTTAATCATCTTGTTATACGATTTCAAAGCAAAACCATTGAGTGATATAATATCTTTCTTATATCTTTCTAATTTAAAAATATCCATATAACAAGTTAAAAATCCCTTATCAATAAATACTTCTAAGGATGCTTCGCCAATATCAGCAATATTAAAACACTGTTTATTAACAAAGTGTTTTAATTTTTTTAATAGTTTTGCATCGCAATCAGGATTAAGACAGAATAAATCATGAGTATTTACTACTTTTCTAACTTCCACTTTACCTTTACAAGTTGGACATTCGTTTGGAATTTCTTCTGTTCCACTTCTTGTAATATTATTCTCAATTGCAGGGATAACTTTATTTCTTTTTGAAGTTTCAATTACATCAAATTTACCTAATTTTAATTTCCAAAATCTATCTAAATTATGAAGTGTTGCTCTATTAACATCAGTGCCTTCAATTTTCACAGTTTCAAAAATTCCTGTTCCAACAATTTTACCGAATCTACTTGTATTCCATTCAGTATAAAGGTATACGGTTTTATACCAACTATCCTCAAACTTAAAACTTACACTTCCATTATAATGATGATTATTTCTGCCTAATGATCCTGCATGTTTAATATCATTGAAAGTTAATACTAGGCCATCTATCGGATAATCAAAAGTAGGAATATCTTCTATAATTTGATTAATTGTTTCTTCAAGATTATCTTTATTAACAATCCAATATTTAACAACATCAAATCCTTGTGATTTTAACCATTCTAATTGTTCTACTTTAATTTCAAATTTATTGCCTTTGAGAATATTAAAAGCACAGAATTCAATATTTCTATCCTTGCATACTTTAGAGTCAAGCAAACCAACTGAGCCATTAGCAAGATTCCTTGGATTAGCATACTTATCTACTTGTTTTGCAATTTTAGAGTTTATTTCATTGAATGAAGAGTATTTCATATAATTCTCACCAACAATTTGAATCTCTTTTTCATCATCAATTGTTAATGGGATATTTTTAATACTATTTACATTATGAGAAATATCTTCTCCGATATTAGTTTCTGAATCACCTCTAGTTACTAATTGCTTAAATTCCTTTTGATAAGTTACTTTACCTGTTCCACCATCAATTTTTAACATCAATACGCCTTGCTTATCACCTAACCATTTTACCAATTTAGGTACTTCTTTGATCTTGTCAAGTGATAATAGAGGAATATCATGTTGTACTTTTGGTAGATTTGATACTACCTTATATCCTGCTCTTTGCGTTGGAGAATTAGATAAGATTACATTTGTTGATTCTTCTAATAATTTTAATTCATCAAATAGACTATTGTATTTACGATTCTCCATAATAGGATCATTCAAGTTATAGTATGCATCACATGCTTTATTTAGCAATGTGGTTAACTCTTGAATTCTTTTTACTTTATCCAAAAAATCATACCTCCTTTTTCAATTTTTAATCTTACCTAAGTATAACATTATATTTACTATCTGTCAACTACCAATTTCAAATTAAATTTATTCTTCTTCCCTCCATCTTTCTATTTCACTATCTAATTTTTTAATATTTTTAATACTTTCTAATATATTATCCAATTCAACGATATTTAATAAATAACTTTTATCATTTTTGGCAATAACAATAACTGAATCATCAGTAAAATCAATTGTTTTTATACTATCTTTTCTTTCGTGTTCTTCTTCATCAAAATAAGATAATGCATCAATAACTAAATATTTAAAATCTTCTTTATTCATATTACTTCTCTCCTTCTTTGCTTTTATCTTTCTTATCTTCACTAACAACAAAAACTCATATGATCTCCACTACAAAAATCATATCCATCATCCCAAAATTCTTTGCAAATTTCAATTGTTCTTTTCATAGAAAAATTAGCAGTTCCTTGAGTATCATCTGAAAACACAACTAAAGAAAATACACTGCCATCTTTCAATTGAAAGAAAGTTATTTCTGAATCTTCAATTTGAGGGTAATCAATTATGATTGTTTCTCCTGCTAATAATCTTTCTTTGACATTAATGAATTTATCAATAGGGATAGTAGGACACCCACATGGCAAATTAGTAATCATATGTATTATATTCTCCTTTTATTTTAATTTAAATTTATCTCAACGCATAATTAATTATATCCTCAATATTACTACTTTTAACATCCCATACACTACTTACAGGAGGACTATCAGATTTATTTTTGAAGTTATATTTATTATTATTTCTAATATGAATCGTTCCTTTATCATTATATTTCATAACTGTAAACGTATTATCTTTAAAATCAAATTTAAATGCAAAATTATCTCTGTAATTCCTAATAAGAAAATCTACTTGTTCATCTGTAGATAAGATAAATTTTCTTTGAGTATTGGGATTATTCCAATTAGTATTACTTAATTCCATTAATTCTTCTATATTGTTAATTTCCATAGTTATCTCCTTCCATTTTATTTATTTAAAACTGTTTAAATTTAATATTTTTTATAGACGATTTCATTCCTTTGTATTTTAAATACAACATTTTATTTTTATATTCTCCATTAATCAATACCTCTGTTAATTTTCCTTCTTCACTATATATAAAATTAATATTAGTATTTTCTAAAGTAATTAATGTAATTTCAGAATTAAAATATTCATCAACTGTCATATAAATAATATCGGAACTGCAAGGATGACTTTTAATGATATCAAATTCTTTTGTAAATTCTTCAGGTAGTAATTTTACATATTCTTCTAATCTAGTTAATTCTTCAATATTGCCTACTAAATATTTCATTATATTGTATTCTCCTTTATTTATAATTTATTTAGTATTTCACATCCTTTTCTTCATCTTCATTATACTATTATTTTTCTTATCTGTCAAGATGTAAATTTAATAAATTGCCAACAGTTTTATTTCTCCTTTATATTCTCTACCAGTATTTTCACAAATTTCTTTCCAATCTTCAGGTAAATTTTTCGTAACACATGTCATTTGTTTTTCTTTTTTAATTTCTCCATTATCATTTACAAATACATCTACTAACTTCTGTTCTGTCTTACCTTTGTCTTTCAACCATTGAAAATATTCTTTCCTGATTTCTTCATTGTTCATATTAATTATTCTCCTTTCTCATTTTATCAATTAATACTCTTAAATAATTCTCATCTTTTATACCTGCAATACTTATACAAATCCATTTGTTAAGATATTTATTTTCTTTCGTAGATAACTCATCCCATTTTTCAGATATTTCTTCAAGTATTTCTAGCAATGATTTCAATTCGTCTTTATTTTTTCTTATACTAATTCCAATATCCAATAATACTTCTTCAATCTGTTTTAGATTATTTTTATATGTATTATCTATTCTTTCTAATGTTTTATCATTATCCGTACAAACCATAGTGCATATTCTGTCTTGTAAAATTACACATAATCCATCTTTTTCACTACAAAACCAAAAATACTTTCCATCGACATTCTCTAATATGTTTGAAAATGTGCATATTTTACCATTACCAAGTTTATATTCTACATTATACTTTCTTCCTAAAATATAATTGCGTTCATCATAAGATTTTAAAAATAAACCCATATTATTTCTTCTCCTTTTTATTTATATTAGTATTTTAAATTAAATTTCGACACCAATTGGATCTTTCATTCAAACTTTTTCCATTGCATAAATAAATCCCTATAAAACTACTCATAAACCCTTATAAATAGTACGTTTATAACATCTATATGGGTAAAATCAATAATATTGCTGTTTTCCATGATTTTACCCATATTGTGATGAAACGATTATTTTATTCAAATTTTAAATTTATATTTATTTAGCCATATATTTATTTTTAACAATTTCTAATAGCACATCTTTATTATTTAATTCAAAATTCTCTAATACTTTTTCTAATAATTCATTTAATATTTTCCCTATCATAAACCCTTGCTCAATACCTAATTCCATTAAATCATATCCATTGATTTTTAAATCTTTAACTGTTAATGGTTGTTTTTCTGCAATAATTCTATGACATTCTCCTACTAAAAATGCAACATTATCTATTTTACTTTGATCTTTATTCTTAGATCCTTTAATATCTGCAATCCGTAAACAAAACAAATTTTCTAAATTATCAATTCCTACTCTGTTTATGAATTTTTTAATAACAGATGTTTTTATTTTATTTTTTTCATTAAAACTAAACATATGTTCTCTAACTAATATTTTTACATCATTGATAGTTTTATTATCAAATTTTAATCTAGTTAATATTTCTTCTGTTAATTTTTCTCCTTCTATATGATGGTAGTAGAAATGACCAATATTATTTTCATCTAAAGTAAAACACATAGGTTTAGCAATATCATGTAGTAATGCAGATAGTCTTATATTTAATACTTTTGGAGTATTGTCTACTACAGATAGAATATGCTCAAATACATCTTTATCGTGATTATAATTATGTTGCTCAAATCCTACGCATTTACATAATTCAGGTATAATATATTGTAATAAACTAGTTTCTTGTAATAATCTAATTCCATAAGAAGGAATATTACTCATTAATATTTTACATAATTCATCTCTAATTCTTTCTTTAGAAATCATTTGAATAAGATATGCGTTTTTAATAATAGATTTAAAAGTATTTTCTTCAATAGTGAAATTATGTTGTGTAGATAACCTAATCGCTCTCATCATCCTCAAAGAATCTTCATTAAAACGATCATTAGGATTGCCTACACAACGAATAATTTTATTTTCAATATCTTTCAATCCACTAAAATAATCATATACATTTCTGTTTACATCAATGGCAATAGAATTCATTGTAAAATCTCTACGTGCAACATCTTCTTCTAATTTATCTGTGTAAAATACTTCTTCAGGACTCCTATTATCTTTATATACACCCTCCCTTCTCATAGATGTTATTTCATAACTTACTTCTTCATAATTTTCATCTTTCAATATAATAGTAACAGTGCCATGTTTAATTCCAGTATCATATGATTTAACAAATAATGATTTTACTTGTTCAGGTATTGCATCAGTACAAATATCATAATCTTTCGGACATTTATAACTAAAAATATCTCTTGTACTGCCTCCAATTAGGTATCCTTGAAAACCATTATATTCTAAATGACTAAGTATATATTCTACTGCTCTTGGTATTTCCATATTATCACCTCAATCTTTAAACTTACTAAAACTTTGTAATACCATATCACATAATAAATCATTAATCTTTTTTCTATCTGGTGAATGTGGTAATTTAGATTTATCATATGTTTCGTCTAATTGAATAAATAATTTTTCTGCGTGTGATTTTACTTGTTCTAAAGTATATTCACCATTTCTAATTGCTAATAAATAATCTTTTTCTGGTCTTAAAACTGTTAAATATCCTGTATTTAAAATTTCCAAACCCATTAATAATAATCTAATTAAATGCAATCCATGTTTCACATCATAACCATATTGTTCTATTAAATCTTTATGTGAACCTATATGTTTATGTTGTCCCTTCCCCATTTCTTCTTCAACTTTACTAATTTCTTGATCAATATTAACAATTCTATTCTCATAATCATTAATTTCATTAGTTATTTCAATGATTTTTTCTGCATCATTGTCTGTAATTTCATCAATATTTTTCTTTACAATTTCCAATTTATAATTTAATTTTGTTAAATAAATATTATATTGTCTTTTATGTTCATTAAGATTTTTAATTCTTTGTTTTAATTCGTTAACAGGTAATTTATTAGTTAATCTCTTCAATTGACTGTAAGCATATCCACCAAATGTATGTTTTGCACGTTTGGTTAAAAATAAATTACGATTATTTAAAAGTATTTCACCAAATTCATCACAATGAATAATATGTTTTTCATCAACAAATAAATGTTCTACAATATTTGGATTACAATTTGAAGCAAGATTAATAAATTTATGCAAACTAAAAATTGTTGCTTCTGCTTTATTATTTTCTACTTTATAATTATGATAATTAATATAATCTTTACATTCATATTGTTCAAAATTTTCAAATCCAATAATATATTCTTTTGGAGGAATACAAATCCCTCCAAAATCTATATCACTGTTTTCATGATTTGTTCCATATGAATGACTTCCTCTATAGACTTTTAAAATAGTTCTATTATCAATCCATTTTATTACATCCATAATTTAATTCCTTCTTTCTTAAATTTTATACTACTTCTTCTTCAACAATAGAATTTTCTTCTTCCATATCAAGTATATCATCTGCCTTAATAATCCCTTCAAGCAGTTTAAATGAAAACGATTTGTGTTTATATGCAGTAAATTTTTCTTTATTATCTACCCTTACAACCACACCTTCTTTAATGTGTGTTTTACCTATTGGATCACTACCTTCAACACAATTATTTACTATTGTCATTAAATCATCAACATTAGTAAATAAATATTTGCCGAATTCAGGTACATGTTTTACTCCCATTTTTTCACAATATATTTTTACAATTTCCCAAGGAATTTCAATAATATTACCATCTTCATCTGTTTTAGTCATTCTGTAAACATAAATATCATTTTGTCCTACTCCGCATCCGTATGTAAATCTTGTAGTTTCACCATATTGTTTAATGAATTCTTTATCTTTTGTTTTCTTATTATTACATTCTGGCATAATAAGTTGGTTTTCATTTACATATCCTACTATTTCATAATAAACAGTAATCCCTTTTTGCAATTTACCAACAAAGAAATCATGCCACTCTTTTCTAAAATTATCATTACCATAGAATCCATTATCATAATTTTTTAATACTACTCTTCTTGTACCAGAAATATAATCCCATGTCTTTTTAATAGGTAATTCTATTTTTACAAATTTTAATATCCTATGCAACCAATAAGGTAATAATTTTTTCTTTTCTTTAATAGTATAAGAACTACGACCACTCGATCCATGCATCTTCAAAGTAACATAGCATAAATCACCTTCTTTAAATTGTGCAGTATTATAAGCAAGTTGTGATGTATCTCTGTGTTCTTCAAAGAATGGATAAGAAATAGTATCAGTTTTCTTCTTTCTTTTCTCTTTTTGCAATCCTTCTACTTTATTCTTCTTACCTTCAGGAATATATTTTTCGCATATTAATATCCCATTAAGAGTAGTAATTACATCTCCTTCTTTTAAAGTATTAATATCAGTAAATTTTTCTAAACTTTTTAATGGCATTAGCAACCCATCGGACTTCTCTTTTCTTAGTTTAATGGTAGTGACATGGCATTTAGATTCGTCCATATAACCACCAACATTATTACCTTGTTCATCTTTCTCTCTTAAAAGTCTATTCTGTCTGCAATATTCTGTATTAAGACGACCATCTGTAGGAAAATAAATTGCTAAATCATTTATTTTTGCATCCAATCCTACAATAACATCATTCCCAAATACAGTTACTACTTGAAGTCTATCTGCATTTGAGTGTGGTCTAATTTCTTTAATTTTAACTATATATGCATTATAACTCACTTATAATATTTCTCCCTTCATATTTATATTTTTATTTTGTAAAATTAATCTTACAAACTATCTCCTTTTTTACTATTACATTTACTACACATAGTTTGATAATTAGTTAATTCATTTTTACCACCTTTACTTTTAGGTATGATGTGATCCTTAGTTAGCATTATTTCTTTATTGTCATTATCAATCCCATATAGATTAAAATGAAATCTAGAAGATGTAGGATTCTTTTCTTTTGCAAAATATTTTGCTTCTAATCCACAATATACACATTTAATTCCGCTAGTAATAAATGTTCTATATCTATCACTTACCATACTAATCATATCACCATTAAAATTAACTAAAACACATTTATTATCTGTATTATCAAGAATAGTTTTACTTAATATTTCTTCAATAGAGTAAATTTCTTTTCTAACATATCCTTTACGTGCTTTCTTTGGTAACGGATTTCTAATAAAATCTTCCGACCATTGATTAATGACATTACTAAAATCTTCAATATTATTAATGTCAATTGATTGAATATTATTATTTATACATGGATTATTATTAATAAAATTTAATTGCAGATATTTATTACCGTCATTATTTTTCTTAATATGTATTACAATTACAGGTATTTCTTTAGATTTTAAACAATATACATTCTTAGATTCTTTATAAACACTTCCACCTAATCTATGTTTTAAAAATTTCTGAATAATTGTTTTTAATGTTTGCTTAACACCAGGAATTACTTGCTCAATATTCATCCATTGTTGACTCATTCCTTTAAATTTTAAAATCATATACTAACACTCCTTAATATTTATTAATTTTTTAATGTATTAACTAGTATTAGTATACAATTATATTTACTATTTGTCAAGAAAAAATATCGAAACAAAATTTATGTTTGGTTTTGATTTTTATACTACATATAGTATTTATAATATATATCTATACCATATGTAGTATTGTAAAAACATTAAACCTACTAAATCATTGATTCAATTTCAGCAATTGCTAATGAAACCTGTCTTTCTGAAGATAAAAGCACATGAAGGTTATTTTCCAACATCTTCAATTTCCTATCCTCTTCTTCATATTTCAAAATCTCTAATTTCAACTTAATATCCGTAATCCATCGATCAATTACATAACCAGAAATAACATATTCTTCATCTAATCCTAAATCAACAGCAGATAATAAATATGAATTTAATTTAACTAATAAATGAGTTAATAATTCTTTCTGTGAAACATGTATATTATATCTTGTTCCATCTAATTCAATATTACAATTTGTTAAAGGTGAAAACTTTTTCTTACCTTTTAATCCTTTCTTTTTATCTGCAATCTGAGATTTCAACAACATAATCTTATCATCATTTGTCATTTGTTTTTCACTCATATTATTTTCCCTCCGAATATAGTTTTCCATTTGTTAAATATGTGTTTTTATACATTGGTTGTGTTTGATTGAATATTTCTTCAAAACTTAGTTCTTGAGATCTTTCATAAGTATTCCTATTTTGTAATAGGTATTTTTGTTCATCCTCTTTTGATTTTTTATATGCATAATCTACTAATAAATAATTTTTCTGTGAATCATAAAAATAAAAATACCACATTTTATTTTTTAATTTTTCAACAAACTCTTCAAATGTATACGCAATATACTCATCCTTACTTTCATCAATAGGTGAATAATGTGGATTACATTCAAGTTTATCAAATAATTCTGCATAGTTATCAACACATTCTGAAGATATAATTGAAATAAATCTTTCTCCTAAACTTTTTAGTGCTAATAAACTAAAATATTTATCATCTTCATACTTTTTAACAAAATAATGATGTTTACCTTTGTTTATATTTTTCTTTACACTATTATATCTTGTAGTTTTACCATAGTAACTATTTGATTCATATGGAATATTCTCGTAGATGTCATCATAATAATCAAATCTACCCATATAAATATATTCTTCATTTGTTTTTGTTTTATATATACCACCTAATGTCAAGTCTTTAACCTTTACATAGTTTTTCTCATGAATTATATCGTTATATTGAGTTATTTCTTTATAATCTGGTGATTCACAAGGAATTAATATTAAATCCTTGCCACTCCATCCGTAAATGAATTCTCCTTCTAACCCTTTTCCTTTCGTTGACGTTGCATTTTCTAAGATATAAAGTAAATTTTCAATTGTTATTTCAAATTCAAAATCACCTCTTGAATCATACACTCTACAGTATGCTTGTCTATGACTCCATCTACTTGCATAATCTCCTACTTTCTTATTTAAAACAAATCCTGAAGTTGGTTCATTTGAAAATTCTTGTGGTTCTATCTTGCTATCTCTCCATGATTCCCAACTATTTTCTTTCCTTAATTTACCTTTTTGATCATAATAGATAACGTATGCTAACTTTTTTGTATATGTATCATTGCGTTCTTGATAACCTACCTTGATAGTTTTGGGTATAAATATTGTTGTGTTCAATAGATTAACTTCTCCTTTCTTATTTTATCTTTTTAAAATGGAAATGGATTTACCATATGCCATAAATCATTTAATTTTTCTCTGCATTTTTCTATCTCTTTTTCATATTTATTAATATTTTTTCTTAACTTCAAATCATATTTAGCATATTCACAATCACAAATTAATAAATCTTTTTCTATCATATCTTTAATCTTCGGATGTTGATCTAATCCAAATGACCAATGTTCTTCTAAATCAATTAATAATTTTCTACAATAAGAACATATAACTTCCGTATGATTTCCATTGTTTCTTTCATATTTAGTAAAAATATATTATTACCTCCTTTAAAATTTCATGACCAAATACAGGTTTTATCATGTTTTTAGGTGCTGAAAACCCTTATAAATCAAGGGTTTGTAAAATGACGATTTTGATAAAATCAATTGTATTTCCAATTTCAAAATAAATAGTTAGACATACTTAGATATTATTATATATATTTTTTTATTCAACTTCAATTTCCGCAATAAGGTTATTATTATCAATTTTTATTTCAATCAATAAATCTTTAATCTTAAATTTATAATAATTAGATAAATAAATACCTATGTAATTAATCATATCTTGTTGCTTTAAATATCTATTCCTATTATGAATAATTACATTTGCTGAAAATCCTTTAATTTCATCATGATTAATTTCTTCAACATATACATTATCTAAATGATGATAATGATTGTGAAAATCACTATATTCAATTGCTGTTGAAATACATAATGCATTTATAATATCTTGATGATTTAATGTTATTTTCATATTATTTCTTCTCCTTTTCTTTTCTCTTTTTATAAATTCTATAAATAATATATCCAATCAACACTAACAAAAATAAATCAAACAATGTCCCTAATATTGAAAATGGTTGAACTACTACTCCACCAGCAGGTACTGCATAAGCACCACCCCAAGGATGAAACATTGTACCTAACATTGTACCAACCATAAATCCAGGCCAAAAACTACTTACATGATTAAAACCACTATAATTTGAAGTAGGATAATATCTTGAATTTCCATAATATTTTCTTCCATTATAAGATGAATAACCAGAACCATATTTTTCTTGAATAGATGGTGATACTTTTGTTTTTCCAGTAGTAAATCCTGTAGATGTTTTTGTTGTAGGAGTAGATTTAGTAGTATTAGTAGTATTTGTTTTATTAGTATTACTAGAATAACTTCCACCACTAAATTTTGTAGAAGTTGAAGGTGTAATAGTTTTAGTTGTGCTTATAGATGGACTTGATTTAAAACTACTACTACTTCTTGATCCTCCACTGAAACTTTTTGCAAAAGCAAAACATGGGATAGATAGAATTACTGTTACAATCACCATTAACGATAAAATTTTCTTTTTCACTTTTCTTTTTCTCCTTTTCTTTTTTAATTTTGTTTTTTATTTAATAACTATTGACATTTACATTGTACTATTATATTTATACTCTGTCAAGAGCTATTTTAACTTTTTACTTCTATTTATAAAATCATGATAAAAGGTTCAATTTATATAAATATTTCTATTTATTTTATTAGATTTAACTCTAATTAGGTGTAAATCTCACCCTTTATCTTCTTATAATTTTATTTATTTGAAGAATATATTTAACATTAAACTCTCAAATCCCTAATCTCAATCCCACTATCTACTAATCCTTCATAAAAACTATTACTACCTGTATGATAATTAATTTTCTCATAACTCATTACACTAATATCATTCCCTGATGCAGACCATACACCATTTCTTGCAATTGTTACATAGTTAATACTAGGATTGTTTAGTTTAAAATTTAATCCTTCATCATATCTTTTCTTAGCAATATCTAAATATCTATCTCCTGCCATACGTGATAAAGGTTCTGCAATTTCTAATAATCTTTCTTCTAATGATGTATTATTTAATTTGTTTTGCATAGAATATCACTCCTTTAATTAATTACTTATGTATTGCTATTAGTGATATTCTACACTATTATATTTACAATGTCAAGTGTTTCTTAAACAACACCATCATTAATTTTCTTTCCAAACTTACTTGCTGTCCTTATACTATCATCGTCCTCTAAATGCACGTTAAATTGCCCTGTAATTGCTTTACTTTCTGCCATTTTTCTTTGATGTCTTTTAATAATTTTATTCTCACAACTATTTTCATAATACAAATGATAAATTCTATTCTCTACTGTGCTTACTGCTCTATAACCTCTTAAATTAGATTGTTCAACTGTATTCACATGATATGAAGGTATAAAATTTAAATAGCTTGGAATGTAAACAATATTTACACCCTCCTGAATAACCACAGGATTGCAAATTAACACATCAAAATCATCTTTCTTTTTCTCTAATAATTCTCTTCTTTCAATCGTTTTTACTGATGCCTTTAATACAAATACTCTGATTCCATTTTTAACAAGTAATTTTTCAATTCTTTTATCAATAGTATCTCCATTCATATATTCTCCACCATTATTGAAATTAACATATATGCAACATTTTCTATCTTCATATATATTTTGTTTAACAATTTCTAATACTTTTTCTTCTTTAGGTAATATAGTATCACTAATACATGTTGGTTGAATAATATTTGTAACATCTTTCCCTTCAATTGTAATACTACTCCAATCAAAAGGATTATTTACATAGTGTTTTACAATTGAAACTTCATACATTTTTGCATTAAATGCGTTTGCTGATGTAATATCATTCCATAATTTATCTTCGTTTCTTTCCATTTCTTCAGTTTGCTTAATAGGAATATAATACTCATTTAAATCAGGTAAATCTTTACCTAAATCATCTAATGTTGCAAATATAAAGTTTTCTGCTAAATATCTAACAAAAATTATTGGGTTTATGCCCTCGCACTCAATAAAATCACTATCTTTAATCTCACTTCTACCAGAATAACGATATTCTCCATCTTTTTTCTTATTTATTGCCATTAATGTTCCGTATGCTTTTATAAAATCTTTAATATCTAATACATTATTTGCTTTAAGTTTATTAGAGAATAATCCTAATAATATGTTATGCAAAGAAGAACTATACCCATTATTACTGGTTCCGGTCGCAAGTATTATTTTATTACAAAAATTAAATAATGTTCTAGTCGCTGAACCGATTAGACTCTCAGAATTGTTACTTCTATGAATCTCATCGAAAATTACACTATCAAAATGAATATTTTTTGTTTTGATAAATCTAATTAAACTACTTTTCTTAGTTTTATCATATGTATTTTGCCATAAAACTGCATCACAATTAAAACATTTATAATTACTTTTCTTAGGATTACCTTGAAAATCTTTCTCTGTAAAGAATACATCTTCTTTTTTTCTTAATTCATTTCTTAATGGTACACCACAATCAGGACAACATGCAATAACTATCTTCTCTTTGACTTCTTTTATCTCTTTTCTAATGTAATAGTAACTACTATTTTCTACTTCTTTTTTTCGTTTAATTTCTCTGGTTTTTATGTTTACTCCTGATACTTTTTTAGAATCAAGTTTAAAAGTTTCTTTACCTACAAGGATGTAAGTAGGTTTATCAAAATGTAAATTAGTTTGATTATATAGTTTAATAAAATCTGTAGTTTTCTTAATTATATGTATATCTGCTTTATCTTTAATACTATTTTTTATTTCTTCTTTCCATTGAGTTAACGTAATAGACGGAACTACTAAAAGAGTAACATAATTCTTTTTATTTTGATATAAATGACAATGATTCATTTTTGTTGAACATAATGACTTACCAAATCCAGGTTGTGCAGCTAAATAAACAACTCTATCTCTCTTTAAAACTTCTAATCCTGCTTGAATCACAGGTACTTGCCCATCGAATGGTTTTAATTTACCTTCAAATATTTTTTGATTAATATTATTCGGATTAAATAATACCTTGATATTTTTCTTTAGTTTTTCTTTAATCGGTTTTAAAAATGTGAAAATGTAACTCTCTATATCGTCTATTTTACTCCAATCAAAATCATTTTCATATCCTTCTAATTTTAATTCATTTAACTTTTCCTTAAACCAAGTCACATTAATTTTATATACTTTTAATTCTGTAAACATCGGATTATTTGTATAAACAGTACACTCACTAACACAACCATAATTACTATATTTATATTTTGTTTGTTCAATTTCATCTTTATCTATAATTATTTTTACAATCTTACTTGTCACAGGTAAATAATGTATATTTCTTAGATATTTTGTAATAATTTCACTCTTATCTTCATTATTCCAATTGATACAATATTGATTTATATTGGTATTATAAATAACAGTGTGAGTAAGATTATTCTCCATTCTATCAGACTTATATCTATAATGATTCTCTCTTCCATATAAGACTTTAACAAAATTAATATCTTCTCTGTCTCTTAATGATACTGTATTACTATATGATTGAGCAATTAAATCTGCACATATTTTTTTATTTTTAATATTTATATCACATAAAGAAATTAAAATTGGATTACTATCATCTAAAATAATTAAATCAGAATTACAATTGATTTTATTTTTGCCATCTGTTTGTATGTAAGGAATCATATTATTCTGAACCACCTAACTCTTTAATCTTCAATTCTCCGTTTTCTGAACATAATATATTCAAATAAGGTAAACTTAATCTAATTGTTTTAGTTTCTGTAATCTTTTCTCCATTCTCATCTTTATAGGTATTTACTTCTTTTCTTTCGACTTTTTTAGTTCCACCTATAACAACATGTTTTCCTTTTCCATCTAAATCCATATCTCCATTTACCATTCCACTTGCTAAAATATTTGCTATTTCTCCTGGTTTTGGTGGTTTAGGAATAGTTAATGTTTCTTCTCCTAAATTCTTTAATTCAGTAATATCCTTAACCCATTTCCATACACTATCATTTTTACTTATGTAATTATCAGAAACTTGAACATATTTATTATTTTCTTTTGCTGTTTCATAATATACATAAGGATAATTCATCATTCTATATGTATCGTACATATTTAACTCAAACTCTGGTTCTGATTCAATTATTCTTTTTATATCATTGTAATGTTTTTGATAATCCATTGCATCTGTGACGTTGCTTAAATTAAATGGATTATTTTTTAATCTACCAATGAAAATATATTGTTTATATTTTGCATATTCTTCTGCATTTACTTTGTAAATTGCATTTTTAAATACATCAAAATGTTGACATATTATATCTAAACTATCAATAAAATCATCTTTACGGATAACAAATACCATATAACCTGTTTTGTAGTCTTTTGAATTATGTTGATTGTATAATATACTTTTTTCTAAAACCATAGAAAGATAAAATCTAACATTTCTCAATCCGTTTGTTTGCGATCCGTATGGAGGGTTGAATAAAATTAAACTGCAAATAGAACTTCCTAAATTCAATTCTTCAAATGATTTATTATGTTTTTCATCAATATTATCATTATCTTTTATAACATCGAAACGATTTCCCTCTAATTCATTACCAATTAAAAATATATCTCCACTATACTTATCTTTCGGAATGAATGACTTGAATACGTCTAGAAATTCTCCTTCCCCACAAAATGGATCGCAAATTGTAATAGGAAAATTTTCTTTCCTATTATTATAACTATCACTACCGAATCTAATAGTAAAATATTCCTTAATTAAATCATATCTTTCTTCTTTTAACCATTTGTCAAAAATGACAAACCTTATTGGAATATTGTGATTTGCTGATAATATAAATAATTCATTATATTCTTCTTTTGGAATTACAGAATATTCTCTTATGTATCTTTCTTTTATATAATCTAATTGCAAATCACCTAGTATTGCTAATAATCTATATGTTTCATATTGTTGTGTAGGAAAATACATTAGTTTTTGGTCAGAATAAATTGTACTGCCTATAATAAATCATTCCTTTCTATAACTTTAAATTATCAACTACTCACCATAAATAATTTTTCTGTGATAATCAATCCAATCCTGATTCTCTAATTTCTTCTTAACTACAATATCAAAATATTCTTTTCTCATTTCTTGTAAAGTAAATTTCTCAATTTTCTTTTTCTTTAAACTTTTATTAACCATTTTAATAATATCCGTATTATTCATAGGATATAATTTAGTTAATCTTTCTTTTTCTGCTATTTCTTCTTCCTCTAACCTTTCCTTTTCTAACTCTAATCTAATTCTCTCTTCTTCCTCTTCATCTACCACACTATCTAAATCAATACTTAACTTATCCCATCTAGTTTCCATATGTGCAGGTATGATTACTTCAGGAATTAAAACTTCTTTTAATTCATAAAATTCATATGGTTCATAGTCATAATTATAATCAGTAAAATAACTTCCATTTCTTTGAACAGAACGTGATACACCAAAACGGAATAATCGTATTTCTTTATATTTATCATTCATCTCGATTAACTGTCCTTGTTCAGTTTTATATTGATATTTACCTTCGTCTTCCCAACTATCATCACCAATTTCTTTAAAACCATAAATTTTATTATTGTATGTATATTTAAAATACTCAAAATCTTGTTCGTCTAATTTTTTAACTATCTTTGAAAATAAGTTAATATCCATGTTTTTATTTTCTCCTTTATTATAATTATTATATCTATTTTATATTTATATTCTTTATTGCTTCTTCAATTGCTTCATTAAATCCACAACCACCATTATAATATCTAACTTCAAAATTTATCGTTCCGTTTTCTCCTTCATTTGCATTAAAAATATCACCATCTGAATCAATTGATTCCCTATACATTGAATATAAAATACCATTATATGTATAATATTCTTTATAAAATTCATCAATTAACATTTCTGCATATGAATCATAATATTCAGGTAAAATTACTTCTTGTAACATTTTTTCTTCTAATAATCTTTTGCATTGATCTTCTAGTGATTCATTTTCTAATCTTTCTACTTTAGTTAAAGTACCTCTATAATGTTCATAATAACTCATAATTATTTTTCTCCTTTTATTTTATATATAAATATGTATGATATTTCTATGATTTCCCTGCAAATTCCCCGTAATATTTTTGTCTCATTTCTTCGGCAAATTCACCAGCCTTATGAACATCAGAAAATTTACCTAATGTCTTACCTTTTTTATCAATCTGCAATCTTACCATCCATAATCCAGTTTGATTATCTTTTAATACATTTCTATAACCTGATGTATTATTTGAATTTTTACTCTTTCTGTTTTTTGAGTTTTTATGCCTTTCTACGATTCTTAAATTTGATTCTCTATTGTCTAAAGTATTTAATGGTTCAATATGGTCTACAACATGATTAGTAGTATTATTAATATCTATATTCATTAAATAATCATGCATATAAGGTAATTTACATTTTCCATTTTCAGTACCTTGATAAATAGTACACGATGCATAATAAGATTGATTATCTTTTCTCCAAACTGCATGCCAAGAATACCCTAAATCAATTAGTCTTTGTAAATTCTTAGTATCTATTAGACACTCAAATATTTCACCATTCTTTCTTTTAAGATATATTATAGTTGTATCTCCAATTATTTTATAATCATTAAATTTTCTTTTGCTCATATATACTCCTTTTTTATTTGATATTTCTACTACATATAGTAGTATAATTTTGTTTTAACCACTATATGTAGTATGTAAAATTTATAATTGTCTATATTAGACACTATTTTTAATCTTCTACTATTTCTATTTCATCCTTTGTAACATAATCCCAATAATAAATATTTTCATAATCATCTTGAATAAAAATATCATTAACTTCCCATATACAATTATTTGGGTCTACAATTGATTCTGCTAACTCCTTTTTTGTTAATTCTTTAAATCTTTTCGCTTCTATTATTTGACCATATTTATTAAATTCTTCAGATAATACTTTAACTTTCATAATATCTATTCTCCTTTATTCTTCGTCCTCATTATTCCATTCTTCCAATAATTCAAATGCCTCACTATAACCAGACCAATTATCCACTCCTGAACATTTAAGTGCTTCTAAGAAATTACTATCTTCTAATAATTTGTTATATTCTTTTTGTGTAATAGTTACCATTTTTTCTTTATTAATCATATGTATATATTATCTCCTTTTATATTTATTATTTATTTAATTTACTATAAAACAATTATAGCAAAAATTATTAATCCTACTCCTGCCAAACACAATGATTGAACACCAAATCTATAATTCCAGTTATTTTGATTATGGCATTTATCACAAGGAAACTTTTCTTTTTCTGTATTATGACTTATACAGGTATAACATGATTTTTTAATCATAATATATCTCCTTTTTAATATTATTTCACACATCTAAATACTTCCCTAATTCTTTATTATCAATTTTCAAATAAATAATTTCTTGTTTGCTTAAATATCTTCTTCCTATTTCATCTTTATAAAATATTCCTCTTTTAGATTTATATAATGCCTTTGGACGTATCTGATAACTATCTTTTTCATCTAATATTTTATCTATTTTATCTTCTAAATTAAAATCTTCTGTAACAACAGTTAATACTGATAATGCAATGTCTTTTTCAAATTTACAATTATCTATATCAGGATGTTGTATTCTTCTAGTTATTAATTTGTCTTTTGCAGAATGAAAACTATAAGTTTCTACTAACTTAATTGGTTTACTCATTTATTTCTCCTTTCTAAACATCATGATAAATCATTCATTTTATTACCATATTTCTGTTTTTTCTTCTCCACAATTGTTGCATTTATAAGTTAATACTTTGTATTTCCCTCCATCATAATGCATACCATCTTCTTTTTTAATTAAAATCCAATTATGAGAACATTTTCTTAATGATTTAAAAAAACACATAATATTTTTCCCTTCAATATTTTATAGAAACTATCTTTTATTCAATTCTAACTCTTACCCAATTTTAACTCTTGATTATGACACTTTTCGCATCCACTACCATCATCGTCACAATATGGAGTAAATGAATCCGTTGATATTTCTTCTTTATGATAGTTATAAGGACAATCACATTCTGCATCTAATTGATTTCCATTATTAAGTTGTAGCAATTTATCAATTAATTTCATATATTTATTCTCCTTTATCAGTTTTTACAATCTATCCTTAATACTATTAACAATATCAATGTACTCTACCATTTCATCTAATTCTTCTTTTTTACCTAATTGTTTTGCAATATTTTCTACAAATAATCTATATTCTTCAAATGACATATTAGATTTAAGTTTATTTACATTGTTGGTTTTTACTGCCATTTCATCAATAAAATTTCTTAAATCATCATAAAGTTTATTGATATATTCTTTTCTTTCTTCTTGATTTAATTCTTCAAATTTCATATCCATAATAATTACTCCTTTTATTTTATTAATCTATAGTCTCAATAATCAATCTAACTCTTCTTCCTTCATATTTCCAAAATATATTTTCAATTATGTCATAGTCAATAGAAATTGCATAATCATTACTATTACCATAATTATTAACTTGTTGATTACTTATTAACCCTTCATAAATTTCTCTATTATCATTTACTTTCATGTTTATTCTCTTTTCATTTTTAATTTTATATTTTATTTTTACTTACACTTTAATTTAATAATCAACACATCTTAATATCCATTCAGGAACATTATCTAATATTTCCTTTGCTTTATCTATATTATAATCACTAGGAAAAGATAAATATTTCTTTTTATCTTCTGCCATATTAGCAATATGATATTTTTCATCTTTGCTAAGTATTAATAAGATTGGTTGTTCTGTTGAATGGTAATATTTATCACCTATTTTAACTATCATATTTTCTCCTTCTTATACTAATTCATAAATCATTTTAAATTTACTTGATTTACATGTGTATTTCTTATCATCTTCAATAACAATATAATCATCTCTATAAACATATACTTTACCTTTTGGTGTATTAATATATGGTATTTTATTTCCTAGATAGTACATATCTCTATACTTATAATCAAAACCGTCTTCTAATCCTTCACTGTATATCCCTGCGAAAACTATTGAATTTGATATTTTATTTCTGTATTTTAATAACATGTTTATATTCTCCTCAACCTTGACCTTCAAATTCTTGTTTTAATTTTAAATATTGCTCTAACTTTGCTTTTTTCTGATATTCTTCTAATTTTATTTCATCTTCTTTTAACTTTTTATTATGTTCATTAATCAATTCATCATATTCTTCTTTAGTAAACACATTATATTTAATTAAATCATCATAAAGATAAGGTCTAACTTTTTTACAATTTAGGATATAATATTTAGTGTTTGTTTTATTATAAACGGTAATTTCTGAATCATTATCATCTGAGTATTGTGTTACAGTTAGAATACCACCATCAGTAGTTGCAATTAAAATTCTTTCTGCAAATCTATTCATACTAACACAAGCAATAGTTTTACCAATTAATTCTTCTTTATTTTCAATAAAGTACATAATTATTCTCCTTTTAAATTTTAATTATAATAATTTCACCTATCCATTTTATAATATAATTGCTCAAATGAAATCTTAAATGATTTATTTTCAATTAAATCTAATAATTCTTGTGCAACTTGAGATGGTGTCATCCAACTACTATAATCTGGTGGTAACTCGCCATTTTTATTTTTCATATTTTCAGTAGTTTTATTTATTTTACTATCAGGAATATAACTATCATATTTTGGAGTCTTATCAAGATTTTTCATTTCCATTAAACATTCTTTTAAAAATCCAATTGATAAACTTCCTTCGACAATACCATATTTTCTTACTTCATCTTGTAAATTAAATATGTGACCTTGTTGTTGACGTAAATCTTCATAAATAGGTTTAATTTCTTTCATTAATTCATCATATTTTCTTCTTAGAGTTTTTGCTGATTCAGTATAATCGTCAACTAAAACTCTTAAATCTTTGGGATTTAATTTTTGTTCTTCTTCCATATTTATCTCCTTTTTACAAACCTTTATAAACTAATTTCTTTGATTTTACACCAACGTAATTATAAATATCACATGATAAATGATAATCATCATATTTTAGATTTTTTACTTCTGATTTTCTTGGTATTGAACAACCATCTAAGCAACCTAAAATTGAATTTCTATACATAGATTTACATTCTTTAATTTCATTAATAAACTTTTCCCAACTTTCTACTTCAATTACTCTAGATTGATGGTCTACAATATTATCATAACTATCTAAAGATAGATTAGTTTCAATTACTTTAATCATAAATTTCTCCTTCCTAATATTTGAATAAAATTTGACTTTTAACATGATTTTAATACTAGATATAGTTATTACAAATATATTTAATACTATATCTAGTATATATGTCACTATCTAGATACTATCTCCTATTATATTATTACAATTTTAGATTTTCTTAATAACCAAGTTCCATTATTTAAACTATCATAAACAAATTTTTCTACATAATCATTATCATTATCATATGTGATTCCATTATCAATAGCAGTTAATAAATATTTATCTCCACTATTTTTAGAAACAATATAATGACTTTTGCGTTCACAATGAGTTATAATAAATGGTATCTCTGGTATTTCTATTTTTTGTTCATTGCTATCTTCTATTTTAATTTTATACATATTATCTTATCTCCTTTTCTTTTAAATATTATTACTCTCATATCCTTCACACTTATCAAAATCAAATCTTATACTTTTCATATATTCTAATGCAGAATTATATGCATCACACCAATCATATACTTCACCTATTCCATATTCACTCATGCAATATAATTCTCCTTCAGACATTTCTGTTTTATTTTTGCATGTTTCACATTTAATCATTATATTCTTTCTATACTACTTTGCTTTCAACAGTATCAATTTGATAAACTCTTAACTTACATTTCTCACAAACTTTAAGTTGCTTAACGATCTCTGTACCTTCGGATAATTTTACATTACCTTCACTATCCTTATTTCGATATGTAACATAACGTGTCTCGATAACAACATTATTAGGTTTACTTCCTGCATCTTGTGCTTTACCGCATACTTGACATTTGAATGACATAATTATAATCTCCTTTTCTTATGTATATTTATTTTTATAATATTAACAATTTAATCATTTTCTGCTAATTCGTAAGATACTTTTCTTTTATATACTTCTTTAATTTGAATACCATATTCAATTTTATGAATCTCATAATCTTGTGGACTATTACTATTTTCTTCAATCGCTTCTTGTGCATCTTCAATGTCATCATAAACATACGGATTTTTATTTTCATCGCAACAACTAAAATCATTATCCATATATTCTCCATCTTCTGTATTAAAAATTGCATAACCTTTAATAGTTTTAACTGCATTTTTAGATTTTTTCATAATCTAATCTCCTTTTTAATTTATTATTATTTTTATAGTTTTCCTTACAAAATCATGATAAAGAAAGGTTTTATTCAATTATTAGGTAATATAAACCCTTGTAAATCAAGTGTTTATAAATTTGCTATATTCTATTCTTCCTCTACAATTTGAATCAATTCAACAGTTTTAGGTGAAAATCCAACACTCATCATAAAACATTTAAACTCTTCTACTAACAATTCTAATTGAGTTTGAATATTAGAATCAACTTTTAAAATAGTTTTAGTTAATCTTGATTCTTGACCATATTCATCTGTGTAGGAAAAATCAATTTTAACTTTTGGTTCTTCTTTATGTTCCATGTCGATCATATGTAATTTTTACTCCTTTCTATTTAATTTATTAATTGTATACTTATAATCCTTCAATAAGTATACAATTATTTTTATACTCTGTCAAGAATTATTTTAAAATACTCCAAACAACTTTAAAAACCAACCTACAATAGCAACTGGAATACTAAATTCTCCTACAAATAATCCAGATAAAACACTTGCCCATAATGGAATAGATTTATCAAACCAAGATAATATTTCAATAACAGACCATGCTCCAGCACTGATATTGATCAATAATATTGCAATAACTATGAATACCATAAATTTTACCTCCTAATTATTTAGTATTATATTATATTTTTATTTTAATACAAATCTCTTGACAACAATTCTAATAATTTTTTAGCATTATCAATCATCTCTATGCCTTTAATTGGTTCTAAAATTTCTTTAATTGCATTAACTCTATTTCTAATTTCATTTAAGTTTTCTATTACATATTCTTTCGGAATATATGTATCATTATCATTTTCATATTCCATCAAGTCCTCTTTAGTGTATTCAATAAGATTTAAATCATTCATATATTCCATAAAATTTCACCTCCTAACATATTTGAATGAAATGAGAGATTTATATTTTTATTTGACCAATTCTTCAATTTCTTTCTTTAAAACCTCAATTAATGCGTACTTATAAGCAATATCCTTGCCTTTTTCTATATTATATTCATCTGTAGGAAGACATTTTGTACTACCCTTACTACCATCGTCAAAAATTACAGTGGTTCTATCATTATCAATAATTAATTTAAGTGATTGTTCGTTTGCATCAACTGTTTCATATGTAGTTTCTTTTGTTTTTACATCTATAACTTCCCAAACAATTTGATGTGGTAGTATTCTATATTTGAAGATTATCTTATCAGGATTCCCCTTACCTTGCTCTATTTTTTCTTTTCTCTTCTTAATTTGTTTCCTTTCAATATCAATAATCTCATGAAATTTTGCATCATAATCCCATACTTTTTTACCTATGCAGAATTTCCGAATATCATTTTCTGAATATCCAATTGTTACATTTATGTTACATGAAATATCCACAGTTTTATAATACTGAATATCACCATCATAGAAATCTTTGCATACTTTTAACTTTAATCCATTAGATAAGATTAATGTATCTCCAAGTCTCGCATGTAAATTCTCATGTGCCTGCAATTGATTATTAGTTTGTGATTGTGGCATAATATCATTCTCCTTTATTTTATCTTCAATTAATTCAAAACATTCATAAAATTTGTTTCTCATAACGTACAAACCATAATTAGTATTTTCTAGTGAACATAAGATAAAAGAATTCGTTTCTTTAATAATTATAAAATTTACATTAACCATCATAAAATCTGCACCATTAATATTGATAGGTTTAATTTGCTTCTACTTTTTATTCTTACTAATTAATTTAAACATAAATACATTTCTCCTTTTTATTATATTTTAAATTTATAGATATTTATATTATTTATCCGCATCATTCTTATCATCACTATTATCTTCAACAATCTTATAGAACTCACTAGTTTTAATTCTCTCCATACCTTCAGGACATTCTATATCATCAACATTCTCACATTCAATAGAGCAATATAAAACACCATCAACATCAAATAATCTAGTTTTAAATTTACCATGTACACCATTAAAATAAAATCCAACAAAAGGTTTTCTTAATACTTTAATATTTTTTGTTTTTAATAAATCCATCCATTCTTTATGTATTTTAGAAGATTTTTTAAAAAATCTTATACCATTTTCGATAGGAATTTTTAATATCTTATCAAATAATTCAACATCTTTTTCTGTAGGTTCAATAGCAAAACCAAATTTATCAACATAATAATATTTAGTATTAATATTATATTTATCCATTAATCCTTTAACTATATTATCTACTATTTTTACATTTTCTCTATAATCATAATAATCCTTATGCAATTCTGATTGATTAGTTACAATAAAACAGTTTTCCATATTAATCATTCTCCTTTATTCCTTATTCATAAGTTTTAATTTTTTAACAACTTTATTATGCAATTTCTTTGTCATTGCGGTAACTTGAGATTCTGTAGTAACATGAAACATACACATATTAATTGCCTTTCTAATTTTCTCAAAAGTATCTGCATCTTCTCCTAATGTATAACCTTGTTCATTTGCCTGTTCTTCTAATGAATTAGATGGGAATACTGCATAACTAAATCCTATTTCACTCATAATTAATTTTCTCCTTTACTTTTATTTTATGGTTTCCATTCATATAATACATAGTTTTGGTCAACTAACTTCGGGTAATATGTATCATTATCACCCATATCATCTCGTAAGAATTTTAAAATCTTTTCACCATAATATTTAGATAAGTTATCACAAATTAAAGTATCACTAACATTGTCATAATTAAAATTGCTTTTACCTATTATTTTATATTTTTCTTTATTAATAGGTTTTCTTTTATTTGCGTTACATGCACAATCCATATTATTGCCCCCTTTCTATTTATCCTCTATCACATTTTTATCCCAATCTAATCTATCTCTTATATATTCCATTGTATCTTCTGATAAACCTCTAATCAATTGAATACAGTTTTTACAAATATGTTGTTTATCATTATTCTCATCATCAAATACTTGAGATAGATACTTACCTTCGTGAGTTACTTCTACAAATGATGTTTCCAATTTAAATAATTTTTCATTCGTTATTTCTCTTTTGCAAATATCACAATGTAAATCTTTAATGAAATCTGTGGTATAGAATGTTTGTTTTTGCTCTAATGTCATCATGGTTTAAATTTATCTCCTTTCTAAAGTTTGAATGAATCTTACTATTGATACAATTACTTATTCGCTTCATTTAAATATCTATCAAACTCTTGTCTAACTTTAGAATCCATCTGAATTACCGCATAAAAATTACATAGAATTTCTTTAATATTTTCATCACTCTGAGCAACTTTAATATCATTAATGAATTTTTCTAACATAAATTTTCACCTCACTTTTAATTATTTAAATTCAACATACCATTCACCAAAATCAATCATTGTTTGATTCAAAATAATACAACCATTATTTTTAGATAAATCAAAAGTCCATGTTGATTTTTTAAATCTACATTGTACTTTATTACCCATTGCAAAACTTCTAATTGCTATACACATATCTGATTTTGTCCAATTAATCATAAAATTTCACCTCACTTTTATATTTAATTAAAATAACTACATATTTTCAAATCTAAAATTATCACGATTATTAAAACGATTATTAATTCCATCTAAAAAATCTTTCTTTCTAGCAAATAACCAACACCATTTAAAATCTTTTGCATCATTTAAACTTTCTGTTTTGAAATAACCATTATTATCTTCACCAATATAATATTTACCATTTGTGATTACTAATTTTTTCATAATTTATATTTCACCTCGCTTTCCAGATCAAATAGATGTTCTATATTATTATATTTTAAAATAACCACAATATCTAATCAAATAATTAAATGCATACATATTTATATTTTTACTTGAATCTTTTGTTATTTTTATTGTTTTATGACCATGACTAATTCTAAATCCTTGTCCTTCTAAAATATTTGTTGCATGTAGTATTAATTCTTTACTTTTATTCAAATCTTTATATGTTCCATCATTATTTATATAATACGGATAAAATTTATGCAATTTATTTTTCTTAATATAATTTTCTTCTTCTATACATAAATTATTATATTCTTTTTCATATATTCTCTCATATTTAAAATTATTTTTTATAAAATCAATATTATAAGTTTCTAACAAAAATCTAATATCATCGTTTAAATATTTTCGTTCCATACAATCGAGACGACACCCAAAATCAAATGCTTCAATTATACTCTGTGTTAAATATGGTTTCTGTACACCACAATAAGAAAAATATCTTCTAGCAATATAATAATATCCATTTGTCATTACTTCTTTGATAGGTTTAATCATTAATTGTTTAATTCTTTCTTCTCTTTCTTTATCCTCTTTTTTAATTATATCTGAATATTCTTTTATTATTTTATCTGTTTCTTTTTCTGACAGTTTACTTTTTTCATCTTCGATTATACTTATATAATCAGTGTAATAAATATATTCACCATTTTCACCTTTAATTATATCTTCAATTGTAACAGTTATATCTAATTTATCAACATGATACCTTTCACCAATTTTAAAAACAATCTCATTTTTACATTCACATAATATTTTATATTCTGCAAATTCTGTATATGTAGTTTTATCTGCATATGTATTTTTTCTTATACAATATATTTTTCTTAACACCTTGCCTTTGAAAATATTTTTTATGTTCATTATTATTATTTATCATCCTTTTTTAAATACTTATTCCTAATCTACGGCACAATTTCAAAGTCTCTTTATCGACATTTAAACTATATAACTTTTCATGTTTCTTAAGTTTCTGCATACTACTATATAAACTTGCCAATTGCTTTTCTTCATATTCTATACTTCTTGCATTTATACCTTCTGTTAAACTTCTACGATGTTTTCTAAACTTAGTGCTATATTTATGTTTACTAAAAATTTTAATTATCCTCCTTTTAATTTATTATATTATTAATCTGTTAATCTACTATCAATTCTAACCATTCTAATTTAATTCTTTTAGGTTTCCAATTATAAACCTTATTACCATTTTCATCTCTAATCTTAACTACCCATATCCATTCTTTATCAATATCGTATTTAACCTTATTCCATATACAACCTTTTTTATCTTTATATTGCATAATAACACCTACTTTAAATTAACTTTCATTTGCTTGATATTTTAACTTTTTAGCATACTTTTCTAATGATATTTTAATTCTTACCATAGTATTAATTCTTTCATTATAATCTATACTAGAATAATAGAAATTATTTTGTTGTTCTTGATTTAATTTCTTTAATTAACCATTTAACACAATCATTTACACCTTCGGATTTATAAAGTAATTCTTTATTCATATTTTCACCTACTTTATTCCCATCAATTCATTTGTTTTCTCTAATGCATCATTAATAATACTTCCTACAGTTACTATCTTACATGGAACTTTCCCTTGCAATTTCTCAAATTCATGTTTTAATTCAGATATAATTTGCATTATAAACAATCCATCGAATAATCCTTTATGTCTATAATCATAACTGATATTTTCAGTAATCATGTCATATGTAATCTTAAATGATGTACCACGTTTACTAAATTTCAAAGTTCTTTTTGATAATGTATGTTTTCTAAATCCTCTTTTAAAACACAATTCCTTAAACAATTCAGCATTATTTTTCTGCTCTTCTGTAAAACCTTTAAATCTAGGTTTCTTCATGCCTCTTAATTTATCCATTTTTTCTTCTTCTGATAATCCTTCAGATATATCGTCTAACTCTTTCGCATGGACAATTCCCCATGTTAATACATTATCATTTTGTGGAGGATATACTATATAAGTTTCCTCACCTTCTAAGATGTATTGACCACATATTTTACATCTTTCATTCCAATGGAATTTACCCATTGTCATTTTTCTTAATCCCATATTTTCACCTCAATTAATACTACCTTTTCTAATTCTTCTTGCTAACTCTTCAAGTAAATTTTTATTGCTAACTTGAGTAATTTGAACCTCCCACGACTAAAGTCGCAGGATTCTTCTTTCATAGATTTCGCAACCTACTTTCTCCAGAAGCTATCCCTGTAGTTCCTACAGTTCATCAATATTTGTTTAACTCACTAATAATCTTAATCCTTCATTTAAAATATTAATTGCAGCGTTTATGTCTCTATCATGAATACTACCACATTTTTTACATTTCCATTCTCTAATATCTAATGTTAAATCATTATATTTAAAACCGCAATCAGAACAAAGTTTACTACTTGGAAAGTATTGATCTATAATACTTAATATTTTATCATTACATAATGTTTTATATTGTAATTGTCTTTTAAATTCATAAAAACTTGCATCAGAAATTGATTTATGTAAATTTTTATTTTTCTTATCTTGTAACATTTCACTAACTTTTAAATTCTCAATACATATAATATCATTCTCTTTAACTAGTCTAGTAGTTAATTTATGAAGAAAATCCAATCTAGTATTATAGATTTTTTCATGCAATCTTGCTATTCTAATTCTCTGCTTGTTTTTATTTTTACTACCTTTTTGTTTACTTGATAATTTTCTTTGTTTCTTTTTAAGTTTTTGTTCATATTTTCTATAATATTTTGGATTATCTATCTTTCCCCCAGTATTAAAAATCGCAAATTCTTTAATGCCTAAATCAATTCCTATTTTATTATTTGTTTGTTGAAATTTATTATTTTCTATATCGGCACAGCATAAACTAACAAAATATTTTCCTGAAGGTAATTGTAATATTGTTGCAGATAATATTCTACCTTCATATTGTCTTGAATAAGCTAATTTTACTTTTTTAATTTTAGGAAGTTTAATTTTACAGTTTTGTTTCTTATATTTATTTGTTAATGTATATTGTATTTCTTTTTCAAAAACTTCTATATTGTTATTAGTAAAACTTATTTTAATTGATTGATGATTATTTTTGTAAGATTTAAATTTTGGAAAACCTCTAGTTTTCTTAAAATATTCTTGAAATGCATTATATAGATCTTTTAATGTATTTTGTAATATAGATTTTTCACATTGTTTTAACCATTCTTGTTCTTTTTTAAATTGAGTAAGAAGTGAAGACATTTGATAATATGTTAAAATTCTTTCATTAATTTTTAATCTTTTTTTATTTAATGCTAAGAAATGATTCCAAACAAATCTTTTTCCATTAAACATTATTTTTATTTGTTCTTGTTGTGTTTTAGTTGGGTAAATACGATATTTAAAACCTTTAATTAAACTTCACTCCTTTCCTTTATTATATTTATATTATTAAATTTATATTTATTATATCATCCTTAACTCACGACTGAAGTCACGAGTGTGCAGGACGATTAAAATCAAATTGTTCTCTAAACTCATCTTCCTCAATATCACCTTCTATTTTTTCTGTTTTCGTAAATTCTAAATATTTCTCAAATAATCTTACTTCTTCTTTACTCATCCATTTAATCCATCTACCACAACCAGAGCAATAAAGTCCTGTTTGAATGCATTGTTTATTTTAGTATTTTGTTTTGTGAAAAATTCTTTACTACCACATACGCAATTATATTCTGTTTTTAGTTTCATGTTAATTTCTCCTCGTTTTTCTATTTAAATAAAATTATTTAACTTAGAATCAATAAATTCTATTTCATTATCTATAATTTTATTAATTTGACTTATTGCATAATCACTCATATTAACATTAAATGCAATACTATGATTATAAGAAACTTCCATATTTATTTTTCTACATTTAATAGATTTATTTCTAATATTAATTAAATGTTCTCTTTGTTCAATCAAACCTTCATATTCACTTAATAATTTTTTTGCATTATTACCTTGTTCTACTTTACCTGATAATTCTTCTATTCTTTCTTTGCTTAACATAATTATTTTTCCCCTTTATTTTCCATATCATAACCAAATGCAAAATTTATTCAAACTATTTAGTTTGATTCATTAGATTGTATTAGCTCTAATTGGGTGTAAATCTCACCCTTTATCTTCTCTTGATTTTACTCAATTGAAGAATATATTTTAATTATAATTATTTTTTACAAATCATACTCTAACCACATTGGTAAATCTACTTGTCTTTTCTCAACTATCCCTACATGATTATCCTCTAATCTTTTTACAACAATATTTCCATCAATTACTTCACCAACTACTCTGCAAATATCTCTGTTGCATAATCCATATTGATGAATATTTGTATTTATCATAACTATTAAATCAATGTTTTCTAAATATTTTCCTTGAATTCTTTCACCATTTATAATTGCAATAGTTGGACAAATTGGTTGATCATTAATATGTTTTCTGATTACTTCTTTCATACGATTACTTGCTCTAATTTTTAATTCATTGTTATTGTTAGTATTCATTTTGATTCTCCTTTTTTATTAATTATTATTTACTACTTACTACAATTATTATATTACCATTCTGTTAATTATTTGTCAAGCACAATTTTCATTGAATCTACTGCTATTTTATATGCTTTAATCATGTGTTTTCTAGGTTTAAACTCACCTTTAGATTCTCCTAATATAATTTGTTTTTGTAGTAATTCAATTGCTTGTTCAATAGTCATATTATTAATTTCATCGTCCGTACTTTTCCAATTAATTTGAGTTTCTTTCATTATTGATTACTCCTTTCTAAATCTTTACTAATATTAATCAAAACATATCTTCCGCAATCTTACCTTCATATCTCTTATATTCATCTAAACTATTATCTCTAAAAGATACTTCAATTTCTTCATTCATTGCCGATTCTAATATATTCAATTCATTTCTATAGATATTAATAGTATCAATTATTTTCTGAATCAACATTTCTTTATATACTTTAATCTTTTCTTTATCTTTTGTCCAAATTATAAATCCGATACATCTACTACTATTTCTCGTCCATCCTTCTTTAATTATTTCATATTCTGATTTCTTAACTCTTTGCGTTCTATTATATAAAACATAATTAAAGTTAGTTTCACTCTTAATTTTGTATTTTTCTACTCTCATTAAATACTGTGATTTTATATTTTCAGATCCTATCTTTTGTCCTATCATATCTACACTTACGGATATGCTATAAATAAATTCATCCATGATTTAATTTTCTCCTTTATCTTTTTAATTATTATATTCTTCAAAAGTTTTAAATATAAAATTTTCATGTTTCTTTTTATTCTCTTGTCTATTTAATACATATTCTGCATACTCATAACCTGTCTTACCTACTGTAAATTGATGATTGCATGATTTACATATAAAACATGGTTTATTCATATCTTCTGGTTCAGTTATCATTATAATATCATGTTTAAAACAACTAGGACACTTTTCTTTTTTGTATTTCATGATTACAATTCACCACCACAAATATTACTTCTATATATTTCAACCTCTCCAAAACTTTCACTCACTAATGACCGTAAACTACATTTTTTCTTTTCACCATTAATTATTTGCTCTGCTTTCATAGCACAAAAAGATAAACTTAATCTTATATATTTTTGGTCAAATGTGATGTTTGAATATTTCTTTAAATAATTAATTTCATTAAGTATTTCTTCAAATACATTATCTCCGTATATAGCAATTAGGTTTTTCTGTGTTTCGTTTATCTCCATAACTTAATTTTCTCCTTAAAATATTTTTCTTGCAAAATTCCTATAAGCATCCCTATGTCCTGCTAAATACATTTCTCTTCCATAGTCATAATCATTGCGTTTATTTTCTTTTACTACAGGATTTGTAGATTTTGATTGGTCTTTAATAGTATGACACGTAAATTCAACTGTAGCTGTAACTTTAATTTCTTTTTTACATGAAGAACATTTTATAATTTTATCCTGACCATGTGCTGGTGGTGGGTAAACATAAAACATTACATTACAATACGGACAAATACATTTATTAGTAGATTTAGTTTGTTTAATCATATCTTCCATGCCTATCAACCTCCATTTAAAATTCATAATCTTTCATAATTATTATATTTTAACATTTGAATAAAATAATGGTTTGGAAATAATTATATATTACCATATTCTTTCACCTTTTATTATTCTATCTTTATCATCATAATCAACTTCATAAGAATTATAACAATCAAAATTAGGACATCTTAAAAATTCAATACCATTATCTGCCCAAGGTCTTAAATCTTCTTTTTTAGATATTTGACCATTTTTATTTATTTTTCTTACTTTATCCATAGTTATTTCACTAACATATATTAATTCTGAATTACAATCATCACATTTTGGTTTTTCATATTTCATAATATATACTCCTACTCCTCCACAATTTCAATAGTAATTTTTATTTTCTTTCCTTCATATTCTGAAAATAACTCATGTAATCTATCATCACAAAATACTCCTCTTTCTGCATCTTCTCTAGTTTTAAAGAATCCTGAATCTTCGTATTGTCCACCATACCATCCTAATAGAATTTTGCCTATTTTATACATAATATTATTCCTCCTTAATAATTATTTATATTATACGCCTAATAATTTTCTGGCATTATTAACAGCAATTTTTAATTGGCAATCTTTATCATTCTTATTTGATGATTTTAAACATTTAGGATAAAAATCAATATCTTCCGTCATTGGTTTTATAACTTCTAATAATTGTTCAAGTGTTTGTTTTAATTCAATGGTAAATAATGCAATATCATGTTCAATTTTCTTAGAGTCACTTTGATTCTTCATTCCAATTGCTCTACAATGCGTATAAAGCCAAACTATTTCTTCATTTATAATTGTTTCTGGACATTTTCTATTATTCCATCTATCAATCGCATCATTTTCATTATATCCATCATGAGTATCAATCCAAGATCCTTCAGCATTGCATTCTCTACATTGTACCCAAATTGAACCCCAATCACCTTCATTATGAATTTCTCCAATACCACCACAAAAGGGACAAGGTTTAATTTCTTTAGTTATTGTAATATCCATATTATTTATCCTCCTTTTAATCATTTTATTATATAATCTACCTAAACTTCTTAAAATCAATATACTCTGGTGTCTCAATAAAATTTTCTGCATCATTAATAGTATTTCTAACCAATGCTAAAAATTATCCTCTGTTAAAGTCTTGTTTTCCTAATTCTAATAATCTATCACCATTTGATACTGCTCTTTCTGTTGCAACATATAATGCATGGACTAATTTTCAATAATTTGTTTTTCGTTCATGATTCATTCTCCTTATCCTTTATTCCTTATCAAAATACAATTCTCTATATTTATTTGCTAATTCCAAAGTAACAATTTCAATACTATTCCATACACTTTTTGTTAATCTCATAATTCTTAATCCATGTTCTTTAGATTTAATTTCATAAAAATATTCTATATCTTTAAATAAAAATGTTTCATGTTGTCTATAAAGTTTAATAACTTCCCATTCAACACCAAACGCAATAAATTTATAACCATCAACTAAAGGATTTAACTCATAACTTAATTCTTCTTTAGGATAACCATTTGCTTCTCTACAAACTTTTTCATATCGTAATCTCTTGCCTATCCCATCTTCAATATTTTCTAAGTCCATAATATTTTCAGATTCGATTTCATCTTCTACAAGATATTTTACAATTTGTCCTCTGCGAATAGCAATACCAATTCTAAATTTCTGATTAGTATTTTCACAATATGAATTGAAATCATAAATATAATTAGAATTACCTTTGTCGATATAATCTCCTAAAAGTAAACTACTCATTGAGCAATCATAGGATTTAGTTTGTTCTTTAAATTCATGTATTTCATTGCAGTAAGGACATTTTACTTCTCCATAAAAAGTATCAAACATTCCCATATTATTAAAACTCCTTTATATTTTCTTATTTATTTTATTAACATAATACAAAAATACTTCTTCAATGGATTTAATATTATCTTCTACATTACCTTCTCCATAAGATATATGTGTTAATGCCTCCGTACTCATATCATCTGTATTACACGCACATAAACAGTCAAGGTCTACTCCATAACTTTCTATAATTTCATTTACTTCTCTTTCTAATATTTTAGCTTTTATACATACATCTTGCAATCGTCTTAATTTAGTTTTTAAAGTTAATGGCATTTGTTTCATAATTATCAATACTCCTTATCAGTAATATATACTATATTAATCTTGCTAAATTGTCTACATATCCATTCCCCAAAGTTTTCATAGTTATCAAAGTGTGCAATTTTCTTGCTTTGTTCAGGGTCTTCCTTTATAGTGTATGTTAATTTTATATTACTATTATGTGGTCTTAATTTATTGTCATACATATTTTATTCTCCTTTTTAACTAATACTTCTTTCCTGTTTCTAAATTATACATTTGTTCACCTTTAAAAGTTACATTGTTGCCTTCTCTTTTGTAATTCCAATTAGCAACTACCATACCTTCTTGCTCTTTTTCATTATGATACTTAACTATTTCATTATATACTTCTTCTGAAAAATAATAAATATCGTCTACACTTTTAAAATTTTCATCTATCATCATTGCAAATTCTTGCGGTTTATCTGTATACGCATTCCAACATTGTTCAAGAATACATTTAGAGGTTATTGATAAATCTTTCCATTTCATATTTAAATATCTCCTTTCTTTTTATCATCCAACAATTCAATTTTCTCTGCATCTTTCCAATTAATATAAGCATTTCTTAATGCATCTTCTTTAGATTCACCTTTTATTTCATCTTCGTGAGTGAAGGCAAGACATATACTATCAGTAGGAAAATAAACTTTCACAGGATACCATTTTAACATGTGTATTCCTCCTATAATTTATTTATACTTCTTTGCCTATCCTTTTACTTATAATTTCCCTTAAAAACTTTTTCTCCCAATCCATGAATCCTTGTGGATGTTTTGTTAATTCGCAATACTCATTTAATGTTATAGTGTGTTCATTGAATACAATACATAACTCATTATAATGTAGTTTACTTCTTGACACTAGAACACGCAATGCTAGAATAATGTTCTCTGTAGATGTCAAAATAATTAAATTATTATCTGATTTTTGATATGCATCTATAATTAATTGTGCGTTTTCAAGTAAATTAAAATCTGAGTATGAATTACCTTGCTCTGAATAGACCATTGTTAACATATTAAATAATCTCCTTTAATCTAATTTATACTTAATTATTTATTTTTTCTAAATTTAATTTTAGACATACTATGTTTAAGCAAATTTACAGTATCATCATTATTCATAAAACAAAATATTATTAACATCATAATTGATAGTATAATATCAATAGAATAACTCATAATAGTAAAATCTGCTTTTAATAATCCATGACCCAAACCTACCCCTATACTAGATGATAATAATAATCCAGAATATTTATTAAATTTTTTATTTAAATATATAATGACAAATAGTATAAATAATATAATTGTTAAAGTATCATAATCTATCATATTAATTATTCTCCTTTATAAATTTAACAATCTATCTAAGAAATCATCATGGTAATCACAAAATCCTTTAGGCCAATTTCTAAATCTACCATCTTTATCTGCTTTGTCAACAAATTCATTTTCAAGATAGAATTCTACTAAATTAAAATCTAATTTTCCTTCACAAATTAATACTCTTGCTGCCTCAACAATTAAAAATGTGCTAGTTTTTATGATTCCATTAGTATTTTTATTAATCATAATATCATAGGTGTCTTGAACAAATTGTTCACATTTATAATCAGGATATGCAATACCATTTTTAGAGTAAAAGATTTTTAACATGTTTATCAATCTCCTTTATATTTAATAATTAAATAGCACCAAATACATCACATCTATTAAAACTTGACACTAATTCAAACTCCGTTTCTTTTGGCATATATTTAAACCATTGCTTTAATCTACGTCTAAATGATTTAATGGAACGTATTTCACAACTACTACTTGAATAAGGTTTACTCATATCAAAACCATCTTCATCTACAAATACCCATTTATTATCTTCTTTAGACCACCAATAATCAAAGTCACCACATATTGCATATAAGTAAAATGGTATTTTCTTTTTGTGGTATTTTACATGACCACTTTTTATCCTTTTACCTTTATGTTGATTAAATTTTATTTTCATTTGTGTTTTCTCCTTTTTATTCTATCATTTTATATTTCTTAAGCAATTCTTCTGCACTATATTTAGCATTTAATTTTCTTATTGCTTGTTCATTAGTCCAAGGATCAGACGAACAATAATATAATTCCTTTAATACTTCTAAAATTTCATTTCTTTCTTTTAATTGTTGTTCAATAGCAAGACCAACTAATCTTGTATCCCTATCAGTTTGTTTTGACATATTAAATTTCTCCTTTTTTTAAAATATTATGACAAAATATAAGTTTTGTAATTTTTAACTATTATTCTCTTTTTCTTGCTTGCCTTCTTAATTCTATCCCATCTAAAATGTTACTCTCACATAAATCAACATTAATATTTTCTAAAATCATACCTTTAATAATAGTTTTAATCTGTCCATAATTTAATTCAACACTAGCAATATCATTTGCTTTCATATTCTCAGAAATTGAAATTAAATTATTTAATAATGTATCATTCCAATTTCTCTGCTTTGCAAATTCTTTAATGTTCATTAATAATACTTCAACTCCTTTTCTATTTTTCTTTTAATTCTTTCTTTAAATCTCTCAATAATAATGGTTCTATTTCTTCAAGCAATTTTTCATCTGCAATAAATATAGTATATTCAATTTTTTCTTTGTTTATATAATCAAAATCTATTCTTACATATTCTCTTATCCCTTGTTTAGTTATTTTATTTGCTCTTGTAAATTATTTAATGATAACGCATCTTTTAATGTATTATAACATCCAATGGTATTATTCATAGTCCAAACAAACCACATAATTTCATCACCATCCTAAAATATCATTATAAAATAAAAATTTCATTCAAATATTGATGTCTCTAAACCATTATAAATCAAGGGTTTTGTTTTTTGTAAATTCTATGGATAAGCACAATCAAAAGTGATTTCTTCATCATTTAATTTTAAATTTTATTTCCACAAATGTTTACATACTTCATCATACAATTCGGAATCTATATTTTTTATATGGCTAATATAAACTTTTATTGTTTTTGTATCTAATCCAAACTTTTTACTGGCAGTTTTTAACTTTAATTTATCATCAACAATATTTTGACAAAGATTTAATATTTCTTCAATATTCATTTTTCTTATTCTGCCTTTGCGTATTCTGACGGATTTAAGTTTATTCAATTCTATCATTTCTAATATCATAACATATAATTCAGGATCATTAACTTTAACATGATTATGAAACAAATAATGAATAGAACAAATATTAGAATTAAACTTAACACTGGTTTGCCTTAATGCGTTGCCACATATAAAATAATTACATATTTCTTCATAAATATCTTTTAAATTATTTGGCATAGATTTTTTCCTTCTTTCTTCTAAACATATTTTAACTTTTTCATATAACTCAGGATCGATATTCTCAATTTCCTTTGTATAATTACAAATCGTCATTGGATCAATTCTGAATATAATTGCTGTTTTCCTATAAGAGAGATTATACTGTACAATATGTTTGCACACTTCTATGATTAATTTTATGTTTACTGGTTTCATTATATTATCCTATTCTTTAATACCATAATATCTTTTTGCAATCTCAAAAGTTATTTCATTGGCAGTGAATAAACATGGCAGATCCCAAGTGTCATTATTAAGTTCTTTCGCATATTCATCTCTAATATTTCTTACTAACGTATCCATAGGAAGTGTACATTTTCTATTATAATCCATAATCTCATCAAATGCTTTCTTAATTTCTTCCTCGGTTAAATTCTGAATTCTTTTTGCAAGTGAAGATAAATTTTTAACCATATTATCAATCTCCTTAAATTTAAATTATTTATAGTATTAATTATATCACACATGAAACAATTCTATCTACTTAACTTTTCTTGTAGTTTCCTTTTTTCTTATGAGTACAATTAATAAAATACTTACATTTTTCTTTGCACTGATTATTCATCAAAATAGGTATTCTCCAACATTGTCCTTCAGGTGGTGTCATCATTTCTGGTTGTTCATGCACACTACTCATTTCATCTACTCCTTTTATGTATTTAATCTATCCCTATTCTAACATAATGTAAATATAATTGTCAACTGTTTTTTGAATAATATTTCAAATAAATCTAAATATAAATTATAAAAATAAAGGGCAAATTTCACCCTTTATTTTATTAAAATCTATTCAGCAAAATCTATTTATCATAAGAATACCCGCACTCAAAACATTTATAAATTTTCTCCATTTCTTCACCACACTCAGGACAAGTAGTGTCTTCTTCCTCAAATTCACCAGTCTTATTGACCATAATTTTAAACTCACTTACATCGTCATTACTTTCACAATTTTCAGCTATTTTCTCAATACATTTACTAATACTATAAACAACTTCATTATCAATAGATTTTAATATATTCGCTAATTCATATGCAGAATCTTTCCCCATTTTAAGTGTAAATATAATACCTACCATTTTAATTCCTCCTTAATTTTTATATTTATAATTTATATGTGGTTTGATAAAGAATAATTACAATTTATTTGTGGTAATTATTAACATTATTTTTTATTTAATTATAAATAATTATAAATTATTTATAAAATTGCGACACAAAAATAACATCTATATCGTATTTATTTATAGTAACATATATTTTTAATCCACTTTTCAGCAGATATGCAACACTCTTCAAAATTATCAAACTTAACATTATTATTTAACGATATGTATATAATATTACTATCAAAATCTATTTGAAAATGGTAATATCCCATATTAGGCATGTAAAAAACATATACTTTATATCCTTTTATTCTCGTTGTACTAACCCAAGTTGGATACACTTTTCTTTTTAATATTTTCTTAAATTTCATTTATAGCACCACCCTTCTATATATAAATTAAATATAGTGTGTGCAAATATTAATAATTATATTCACAATCTGTCGAAATAAAAAAGAAAAACACCCATAATTGTGACATGAGTGTTTCTATATTATTTTATCTCCAAAAGATTTTTGTATTGTTCAAATTGTGCTTTCAATATATGCCAATACTTTTCAGGTATATCTCCACCATAGTTAAATCTAAAACAAATATCTATATAATCATCTTTATCTACTTCACCTTTTTCTTTGTAAATATCTATTGCTAATTGAACCATCCCTGACATATAAATTCCTGAAACTGTCAAATATGGATTATCAAGGTATTTCTGCATCCTACTCATTCTAGAAGTTATCAAATTAGAAGTAAACTTTTGAAACTTTTTCAAACTAGGGACACATAAAACATAATCTTCTACTCTATTTATAGTAATCTCTCTTGGTTTAGATAACCTTAAATTATTACTCATTTCCCCATTGTTTTCAACATAAATTTTTTGATTATATGCATCTTTAATTAATTCAATAGTAGATGTTTCTACCTCTAATTCTCTAGTTTTTCTATCATTCTGAGTTAAGGTAATCATACTATTTTCTTCTTCTACATCACTCATTCTAAGGTTAATAATCTCTTCGGAAGTACAACCATCACATGTCCTACCTCTAGCACCTATATACGGTAATTCTAAGATTAGTTTATCTTGCTCATTATAAAGAATTCTTTGATATTCCTTTAATTGCTCTCTGGTAATAAACTTTTTCAATAATACTTGTTGGTTAACAAGATTCTTAGCATCTTTTACTGTGAATGTTGCTAATCTATTTTCTCTGTGTGTGACAACATTTTTATTAATACAAAAATCAATATATGTCCTAATAATAGAAACATTTTTTGTAACAGCACCAACAGAAGGGTTATTAAATTGTAAACCAATCATTCCATTTAATTCATTACGATGCATATTATAAATTGGTTTTCCTTTTGCTACTTCATATTCATCCACAGAGCGAAGAATAAATGAATCAGATTCACCTGTTGCAGTAACTTTCTCATTCAAATAATCATGTTTAAGTTCTGGATCAACTTTAAATTCAAAATGGCACATTTTATATTACACCTCCTTAAAATATTTATATATTTTATTTTTAATAGATTTATTTAATTTACTAGAAAATATTCCAATTTCTTTCCACAAAGGATTCTCTTTGTTAAAATCAATAGACTTCATTTTATTTTCAAGTAATTGCTTCCAATCAGAATTCCCTTGTAATTCAGTAGACAATGCAATATACCCATAAAATATATTCATATGATTTATTACAGATACGTCTTGAATAGAATAAGGATCTAAGATGAATTCATTCTTATACAAACTCATTAAATAATCCATAAAATCTATTATCCATACTCCAAGTTCTTTTATATCTATTGCCTCATCTAATTTATAGTTATCCATTATTGTATCCGCAATTATGTTTTTTGTTACTAGTCCACCTTTTTTAAGTTTGATTATTTCATCTTTCTGTAATTTTATAACTTTGCTGAATCTACTAAATTTATCATTCATAATAAAATCAACAATAACATTTTCTTTCTTATTTGCATCCATTCCTTTTGCTTGCTCTGTTTTAAATTTTCTTTGCAAGTTTATTTGACGTATAAATTCTGCTGCCTCATCTTCCGTATAATGAGTTATTAATAATGGCCAAGTATAAATGAATTCAGGTTCTTTTTCTAACGTAAGAATAGTGGCAATTTTCCTGTGTTGTCCATCTGATAAGTTTATTATCCCTTTAATAGTCAACCTTCTATTTTTAGCATCATAAATTATCTCTTCTTCTTCAAAATTTCTTAAAACATTAAATTTTATAGGATCTGGATATTGTTTACCTTCTAACATTCTTTTACTTATATCTATTGGACTTTTTTTATCAATATCCATTTTTATTCCATGTACTGTAATGACAGGACTGCGTTGGTTTAAAAAATTGTAAATTAATCTATTGTTTTTGTCCAATTCAACAAATCTTTGAGAAGTCATAGTAGTTTGCCACATTCTCTCGCTAATTTGTTGGACATTCTCAAAGACAACAGTATACTCTATTTCTGGTTCATCTTCTTCTTTATAACCTATCCATTGTCTATACTCTAATTGTGTAAAATACTCTTGAACATCTAGTGTAACATCTATTTCTTTTCCCTTTAAAGCATTGTTTAATGCAACAGAGAAAATAAATAAAAATCTAATATCTTCGTCAGAATCAGAAAGAGTATTTAGATAATTAGGTGTAGTAATTACGGCTATTGGTCTATGAATAGGTAAATTTCTAGATAAAAATTCATTTCCAATGCTTTTTTTAATGTCACTCATATGTCCAAATTCCTCAATTACCTTATTAATCTTATCCTTCAATTGCATCTGTTTTTCTTTTAACAAAAATCATCAACTCCTTTAGTTATTCATATGTAATATTATATTATAATTATAACCAGGAGTCAATGATTTTAATCATATTATTTTTATATTTTTTAAATTAAATTATACGACTCAATACTATATCTATTATTATACCATTATCTTATGCATTTACAAGTTTATTATGTATCACAGATAAAGATATATTTTCAATTAAAAGTTTTCCCCTTTTTATACTATTTTTATTTATCGTTTTCATAATAAAGTTTTTACCTAAGTTATACTTAGTATTTATTTTCCTCAGGGCAGATAAATCCTTCTCTAAAATTTCAGTATTCCCATACGTTGTGAATCCAGTACATCTGCCTGTGCAAGTACAATAGGATACTTCATTACTACTAATAAAAAACGTATTCAAACCAGGGACAAATCTACCTTCACCATCAATAATAACACTACAAATTCTATTCATCTAAATTTCCTCCTCAGTTTTTTAATTTTTATTTATATACTAACTAATTATTTACTAATTATTTACTAATTAATACTAATTAAATATAGAACATCTGTTCGTATTATAGTATCATATTAAGATAAAAAGAACAAGTGTTTTGTTTAAATATTTTTCATAAAATTTTCCTCGATTTAATTACGCAATTTATTTAATATTTTAACCTGTTCTTTTTTATCTTAATATTTTTAATATTTATTTAACATTATTTACTTAATATTATTTTATACAAAGTTCTGAACAATTTCAACATTAACCTACCGACATTATCTGCATTTATTAATAATTATTTCAGTTTGTTTACAACTGGTAGGGTAATTATTCCTGCTAGAAGGATGCCGTACATAATACAATTACTAATAGTAACGTCTACATAATGAGCAATTACAAATAATGCACCTAAAATAAACATGGATATTGATTTAAATTTTACTTTTTCTTTTTCTGTAAGTGGACGATTTGGATGTTCTACTGGTGCGTATATAAATATTGTAATAAATGTTGCTATATAAGTTATTACATTTAATATGTCGTTGAATGGTATGTATTTTGCTAAGAGGGATGTTAGTGTAAATATTATAAATGAATAGTAACAACACTTTGTATATGAATCAAGATGCAATCCCCCTGAAAAATTTCTGAGTACCGCAAATGACAATATTGTTAATATCATTTGCGGAAGTATATTTAATACTAAACCAATTAATATAATAGGTATTCCTTTATTTATATATCCTATTATTACTTCTGTTCCAAAGTAATATTTATATCTTCTATACTTTTTAATATTTTTAACTATCTCATCATCTGACTCCTGAATTATATTATATAACCAGTTTGCTATAATATAGGAAATTAATTTTATATATCTAAACGTCTTTAAATAGTTTATATATTTCTTGATTAACAATTAACATTATTTCTCCTTTCTATATTATTTATTTTATTTTTATTGTATGTATTTGGTGAACCATTTAGATTCACCATAATCCCTTTATGATTGACAATTGAATCTAATGCATGATATAAATTCGTTACCCATCTTTGTGTATGAAACTTATCAGTATCTCTTTTTTTATTTTGATGAAGTATACAATAAGGTCTTGATTTTTTTATTGATTCATTAATTTTATTTATTTTAGATGTTAATCTTTTTCTTACTCTTTTTTCATCCAATGGTATAGATTTAAGAGTTTTTTCTGTTTCTGTTTTTTCATTATACAATTTATTTAATTTTCTTTGTTTTTCTTCATAGTATTCGATTATCCATGTTTCGTATTGACTAAATTGTAATAATAGTGTATTTGTTGATTCAAATGGTTGAAATTCCAATGCATATTCATCACGATATTTTTCTAGCTGTAGTAAGTTTTTTTTACTAAACATATCAATCAATCATCTGCTACTAAAAATATAGACAAATGTACTCATTCTCTATATTTTAGATAATTCTTGTTTCATTGTGTCTGTTTTTATATTATTACTAATACTACTCACATTTGATGTAACACTCCGCAAGCGTAAATTCGGATGTAGCCCACCCTACATAGTAAATTATCATATTATATCTTCGTAGCATTTCACCTTTCTTTTTATTTGATAATTTACTTTAAGCAATTTTATATTCTTTAGCATTCTTTAAATTAATACTAGAATTTTTATCACGATCAATTACAACCCCACATTCAACACAAATATATTCTCTATCCGAAAGTTTCAAATTTTTATTAATTCCACCACATTCAGAACATAATTTACTAGAAGGATAAAATCTATCAACAACTCTAAGTTCAATATTATTCCATAAACATTTATAAGTTAATTGTCTTCTAAATTCATAAAAACATTGTTCTTGAATTGATTTTGATAAATGCCTATTCTTCATCATGCCCCTTACGTTTAAATCTTCAATAGTAATGTACTCTGGCTTGGATTTCACTAGAGTATTAGTAATATTATGAATATAGTTTAAACGAATATTAGATATCTTTTGATGAATAACTCTAATTTGAGATTCCAATTTAATTATATTATTAGTTTTAATAAACTTCTTACCATCTTTGTTCGTTTCATATTTTCTTGATACTTTTCTTTGTAATCTATTAAGTTTCTTTTTTAATTTTCTAATCACTATACTTTTATTAATATTTTCAAATGGTTTGTCAATATTACTAACAATCGCTAAATCTTTAATTCCTAAATCAACACCAATTCCTTCATTTTTACTATCAGAATAATTATTACGATCTACAATATCACATAATACAGAAACATAATATCTTCCTGCTTTCATTGAAACAGTACCACTAACCACTTTTGAATTCGTAGGAATATAACCTTTTTCTTTTAATTCAACAAACCCTAAACTTGGTATTTTAATTCTGTGACGTTCAATAGTCCAATCAGTTTTATTATTTTTAGGAAAGTAAATTTTTACATCTTGATTTTTCTTTTTCTTAAATTTAGGAAACTTAGATTGCCATTTAAAGAATCTTTTATATGCCATCTCAGCATTTATAATTGCTTTCTTTCTTGCTTTAGAACCACAATTATTAATCCATTTAAATTCATCAAGAATTTTTACTTCATTATTTATATACTTATCAAAATCATATGCACTCATAAATGCTTGTTTTTTATCTATTTTACCTTCTTTGTATAATTCATATAATTCTTTATTTTTAGCCAAATAAGTATTATATAAATAACGACAAATTCCAATAGATTGATGAATTTTAGAAATATGCTTTTCAGTTATTCTTAATTCTGTTTTAAATCCTTTGAGTATATTCCCTTTCTCCTTTCATTAAATACTTTTAAATGTTCATCTGTGTAATATCTTCTATTACTTGGAATTCTAAATGATTTAAAATTACATTCTCTGTCCCATCTTTGAAGTGTTTTTTACAGATACACCTAACATTTTAGCAAAATTTTGTGGTTTATAATTCGGCATATACTCACCTCTTTTTAATATGAGTATATTGCAACATTTTTGAACATATTTATCAATGTTTTTATGAATTATTATTTTCTCCTTTTATTTTTATTTTTATATTTAATTTAAACATTAAACTACCTGACTTACATAACCATTAATTCTGTCATACTCTTGCATAACCATTTTTAGATTTTTGCCATGCATACTACAATATTCAATTAATTCATTCATTTTTTGATTTATGATTTCAATAAAATTTGGTGATTTTTTATTATTCATAGCTTGTAACAATCGAATATGTTCGATAAGTTTGAATATTCTATCTTCATCAAAATATAATTCCTCGAAACCTAGTTCAAATCCTAATGATATTTGGATTTCTTTCATCTTGAAATCAGGTAATTTAGTAATTTTATATGGAATCCCACCATTATAAAAAAATCTTCTCTTACTTATGGAATCTATATTTTCACATAATGCAAAACTGTCAAATTCCAAACCAAATTCTTTACCAATTGGAACATGTATTTTTTTCATCCCTTTTTTAATTTTTGTAATCGGCAACCCTACCACGATACCACTATAAGTATTACCTTTATTGTTAGAAACTACCAAAAATGGCCGTCTACCCTGTTGCTCACTGTCTATTCCAAATTTTCCCAAATCTACGTTATAAATTTCACCACGCTTTGGAACAAAATTCATCCAACTACGATCTTCTTCTGGATCAGATTCACTGTAACCACACAGATTATATAGTAATTTATAACTTACTTCACCATTACTATTATCCGCAATTCTTCTAAGTAAATTTCTATCTGGCAATTCTACGATTTTCTTTTTCAATATATTTAATACTGGTGTTGGATCTGTCATTCTCATTACTTTAATAAATTGCGTGGTATTTAAATCTCCCATCGCTTTCATGGTATTATAGGACAATTCCTTCAACAATTTTTCACTAATTACAGGTATTTCTTTCTTTTTTAACAACAACATTGATAACAACTCCTTATTTATTATTATATTTTATATGTATGTTACTTCATAATAACTTAGAACAAAAATTATATTTTAATTTTGTAAGTGGAGTAAAACAAATCTCCACTTACCTTACCTATGTAGTTTTACAACTACTGCTTTGGTGTTCTAGGTTGATTAAAGAAAAAACGTGAACAAATGAAATGTGAGTATGCACTAGCTGTACCAATAATCAAAGTTGCAAGATAAGCATATTTTTTCATAATAAAACTCCACCTCCTTTATATAATATCATCACCATATAAATCTTCTTTCTCTTTTTGCAATCTAATGTTCTTATTCATTAAATCGCAAACTGAGATAATATATGATGAAACCAAAATACTTGGCAATATCAAAACTAAAACAATTGTTAATATTTGCATTAATAATTCATATTGTTTTAATAAATTAGTTACTGCTAAGAATCCTGTAAATATAATTCCACTAAAAAGAATTGTCATAAAAAATATCATTGTTGAAAAACTCAATACTCTATTTTTAAAAATAATATCAATATAACTAATTTTTTCTTGGAAGCTATTCTTATATAAATACAGTATTAATAGAAGAATTTGTAGTATTCGTGGTATAAGAGAAAGTGTAATCGTCAGCCATATATTGCTATTTATTTCTATCATTGTTTTATTTAATACTAGAGTAACAATTAGTGTGTAAAATCCATCTATTAGAAAAATCATTGTAAAATCCACTAATACAACATAAGTTATTATTTTTACTATGTTAATTTCTTCTTTACGAACATTATTTTTTATAATTAGATAAATTACAAATGCACATAATATGAATTCAGTGAGTATAAAATTTAAATATTGATCAACATGGAAAATATATTGTAGTGTGTCGCATATTATTGATGTTGGGATTGTAGGTATCATTACGTTATTAATACTTTCTTTTAAGAAGTACATGTCAATTAATTTTCTTTTCTTTAATAAGATTAATATTGCAATAACATTTAAAGACGTTTCTGGTATAGTTGTAAATATTGTATCTAATATTGCGTCTGTATAGCCTAACCAATACCATATTAAAAAACTTGTAATTCCCCATGTAAAAGGTGAAACTAAAATGTCTTCCAATCTTCTACAAATACTATTCATTAATAAATTCAACTCCTTGTTCATGTGGTATCATTTATACTATTATAATACTACAGTGGAAAGAAGTTGTCAACAATTATTTTTATATTTCTTTAAGTTTTTTTAATATTATTATTTTTTATATTTGTTTGCTTTACCGAACAATAAAGAATTGTTGTCATACATAATATTACGAATAAATCACCTATTGATAAATTTGAAAATCCAAATAGATCTATTGTATCACATAAAAATATCATCTTACTCGTATGGTCTCCTAATATATAAAAAGTATCTTTTGTTAATTCTTGAATGTCAGCATATCCTGTTGCATATGAAAACGAGATAAATAATGGCATATGTCCATTATTGCTGAATACTGCGATATAATTTAAAATCAATCCTATACATAAACTAATCATTGCAAATATAAATGGAGATGTTAAAAATGCTTTTAATCCATTTTCTTTATATTTTTCAAAATATGAATCATATAAATTATATTCAATAACTAAACCTAGAAAACTTAAGAGTGTTAATTGTTTAATTATTGTAGAATATTCTAAAAACCATATGATATTATTTAACATCATTACTTCAAGAATTAAATATAAAACTAAAAGAATAATTGGAGGATAGAATGACCAATTCTTAAAGATAAGATTAATATTATATTGTTTCCATAAATACACTCCATTCCTTTCTAATTTTTGTATAAATTTATTTCTAATAAATATAATTAGAAATAACATTCCCCAAGTTTCAATCATATTAAGTTGTGATAACTCCTTCCTGTATATTTTAATTTATATTATATTTTATATTTGTATTATAAATTTACTAAACTAAAAACTACGAACACTAACTGCTTTAACATTTGGTTCCCATTCTTCAGGTTTAACATATTCAATAGAACCATTAAATCCACATATATTACACCAAAAATTTAAATTCCAACTTTCATATGCAATTAATACATCATCCTCTTCTCTACAAACAGGACAACAATCAAACACTGGTGCAATTTGTTTATTATTTGTAACTGAATACGAATATTCGTTCATATTTATTTTCTCCTTTTTATTTTTACTTTTTATACTCCTTAAATAACCGAATCATACTTCAAAACATACCACACAAAGTAAATTAAATATGCAGTATTTACTGGTTGTGATATTCTATTCATTATATTTTCTGTCAATTTATCTTTATTAACGTCCAATATAGTATCAATTAATCCATATATAGATGTTATGGTTAAAAATATTGGGAATACTATTAATTTTGTTCCTATAAATAGTTTAAATCCGACTAGATAAAATGATATGTAAATTATAGTAAATACTACCGAACATATTATAACTAATCTATTTGTCATTGTTTTTCCTAATAATTTATCTAATTCGAATCTTCCATTATCATATTTTTGCTGTCTTATTTCTAATGGTGTAAAATATGATTTAATTTTCATCGCTTGCAATATAAAAATTACAAATGCAAATTCTAATAGTAGTTTAGTTGTCATGTTTGTTTATTCTCCTTCAATAATTATTTCAAAATGATCATCTGATTGATAAATTTCTCTATTGCAAGAAGGGCATCTCATACTAAAAAATCCTTCTTGATATTCTATTGTATCATCTTCGTCTAATTCTATTGCTCCTTGACCTTCACACTCTCTTTCTTGATTTAAATCTAAACTTAATCCACAATAATATTTAATTTTCATTATTTCTCCTTTAAGAAAAATTATTTGGATATTTCAATCCTAATTTAATATTTTTATTATTATCTTTATTATTATCTTTATTAATTCTATCAACCAACATTTCTAAATCTACTTTTACATCTATAACTAAACTCCAACTTTGATCTTCTTCTGCACAATTAAGTTTAAAAATTAGATATTTAATATCTTTAACTATATTATTAATATTCATATAAACATTACTCCTTTATAAAATTTGAATAAAAGTCCTATTTGATCACAATATGATAAAATTAAGGTAATTTTGCCAAATATCAATATTTATTAAATTATGACTTGCAAACCCTTATAATATAAGGCTTTTAAAGCACTTTTTTTATAATTTTTATAACCTATGAAAAAAGTTTGAATAAAATCTGTCTTTTATCATGATTTTATATCTATATGTAGTATGCACTAATTATTTGTAATACTATATGTAGTATATGTAATTAAATTTTTTCATACCTACATAACCTATCCTCTAACTCTTTAATTTTATTTTTCAATTCTTTATTTTCATCTCTATCCTTAATCCAATTATCTAAATATTTTTCCCTTTCCCTAGTAATTAATTCTAATTTTCTAGCAATATTATAAAAATAACTACTTCCATCTTTACCATTAACCTTTTCATTATTAATACTACATGTTAAGTCAATTAAATTAATATTTAATACTTTATCACTATTACTTTCATCAATAATATAAAATCCATCTTCTTGAGGATTAAATGAGTATCTAATTTTCTTTTCAGGGAATATAATTTCTACAATTCTTTCAATGGATCTTCCCACACTCCACCATCTTTTCATCTCAGATATTTCTAAATCTTGAATATAACTTTCTTTCAATTCATCAATTAGATTAATTAACACCTCTTTAAATTCAATAATACATTTATCTGTTGATGAAAATATACTACTATCTAATGCAGGTGCATCAATTAACTTTTTAAGTGTTTTTGTTAAAAATCCACTACTTACTAAATTCATTGTAATTTCAAGTAAATCATCTTCTGATAATCTTTTCCATAAATAATCTATTGGCATTGAAAAACATATATTTCTTGAATTATTTACATCTTCTAATTTAATATTTACATCTTTGTCGTATGGCATTATAATTTTCTCCTTTTGTTATAATTTTAACCAAATGAATTACTTTTATATTAATTAATTTATAAATTATCTAAAATAACCTTCAATACTTCCTTATCTTCTTCATTTCTTAAATTATAATCCTTCTTTGATTGTTTTAAATATTCAATCATTAAATTGACAACATTATCACCATACTTAATAAATACTAATTGCATAGTAGGCATACTAATAATATAATCTCTTAACATTGTATCCCAAAATACTAATTCATATATTTCTCCTATAGTAAATTCAATATATTTAGTATCTTTAATACAATTTATTAGATTCCATACTAAGAAACTTTCTACATTTTCACTTTTATTAATACATTCAACAAATAATTTATCCATATTTTATTCTCCTATTTAATGATTTTACTTTATTTCATCTCCATTTAAATAAAATTGCTTATAACATATATCACATTCTAAAAATTCTTTTTTAGATATAGTAGCAATACGTTTTATTTTATTAGTATGTGGGCAACCATTTTCGATGATTTCTTTACGTTTTATTTCTCTTTGTTTTTCTTCTTCTTTTATTTCATTAATTATATCATCAATATAATTCATACACAATTCTCCTTTAAATTATTTATATGTAATTATATCTTGTGTTTACGAACAACTTTTATCTTTTTATTATTTTCTTTTGATAAATATTTTGCTTTTAATGTATTTGCCCAAATTGCATTTATATCATAAAAAAACCATAATACAAATATTATTATAATCATTGTTACAATTTCATGTTGTAAGGCAAACTCTAACATAATTTATTTCTCTCCTTTAAAAATTCTATTTCTACTTCTCTCGATCTTCTATTCCATTCTTCATTACATTTATCACCACATATAGGTGGATGAATAGGCATACCATAACATCCACAATCTTTTCCGTCACAACAATACTCTGGTTCGTATGGTACTTCACCACCACAAATTAAACATTTCCATTCCATAGTTTATCCTCCTTCTATAATAATTGCAATCTCTTAACATACTTCTGTGCTTCATTTCTTAACATTATACCTAAACTCACACATGTTAAACTTCCTTTAGCAATTTCAGTTAATCCATTATCTCTTATATAATAAAATCCTTGTGCAATTAACTTTTCTAAATCTTTCTGTTTACATCTAAGTATAATTTTCTTCTGATTATTTTTATACCATTCCATAAATTTAACATGTTCGTTAGCATTTTGACAATTATATAAATTTTCAAATACAACAATAGTCGCAACATGTGCCACTTGTGCAGAAATTTTACCTGGTGACATATTCAATTCTTGGTTAACAATAAAATATTGAATTAATTCATTTCCCATAATTATTTATCCTCCTCCTTCTCCTTTTTTCTCCTAAATATCATCATAAAATTAAACTTTGTTATGTTTTTATTTTGTTATTTTTAACTTTTTGTAATATTTCTTTATCTTTTTCTATTAAACGTACATAATCTGCTAATAAATATATTGATTCTGATATTATATTTCCTATTTGTTTAGTTTGTTTAACTCCTTCTAATAGAATATTTAAATTCTTTTTATATTTTATTTGTTCAAAATTATATACTTTAATATTTATACCTCCAATTAATATTATTATTTATTATTTATTTTAAAAAATTTACTTTTAACATATGCATCAACAATCATCATTATAAATAAAAAAACAACTACCTATAATCCAATATAATATTGACCAAATACCTAATTTCTTCCATGATTCGGTTATCATATCACCTACAAATATACTTGCACCAATTAATAAACAATAAAAAATAAATTTGCAGTATAAAATTTAATTTATTCTTCATAATTTTTACACCTGCTTACATTCTAATATCCAAATCAACGCATCTGCAACTGAATCTTCTCTATTATCACATTCAAATTGCATAACTAAATTTAATTTCTTAAACAAAGTTAACTTTTCACCAACTAAACTGAATATATATTGATATTTCTCAATTTCGTCTAATAATTGAGTTAAACTAGGCAACCAAGTATTTTCCTTAACTTTTTCTATCACACATTCAATCTCTTTATTATCTAATCTTAATGTATCTATCGTAAATAAAATAGGTGTAGGCCAATAATCTGCTTTATACCAATCTCCAAATTTAGGATTCCAAATTAATCCGAGAGATTTTAATTGTTTTGCTTTTTCAATACTAATCATTTTCTATTTGCTCCTTACTCCCAAATTCTCTTTCTAATTCATCAAAAACACCTTTTAAATATTCATATTGTTCATTTAAATTATCCATATTCCTAATTTTATCAATATGTTTCTGTGCAAATTCATTATCTTCAATAGCACAAGAATATAAACAAGTCTTATATTTTGCTATTGCTTGAAGAATTTTTTCTAGTGTCATAATATAACTATCTCCTTCCGTTCTAATATATCAATTTGTTGCAAATACTTTCTTTTCTTTTTCTTACTTAACTTTTTATAGTTTAATCTTTTAGTTAATAGATTGAGTTTATTTTCCATTATATTATATCTCCTTAATTTTCAGAATACATATCTTTTGCACAATCAAAACCACAATTATAAATAAATTGAAGTGATTTTGCTAATTTTAATGCTTGTTTAAAATTTTTCTTATGCGTAATTAATTTTTTATTATTTATACTATATTCTGAAAAATAAACACCATATAATTTACATCCTTCTTTAATAATATGAATTTTACTATCGCTGTCATTTGTTTTTAATATAAAATTTTGTGAATTTGGGTTAAATACTTCTCCACAAGTATAATAATAGATATTATCTTTCTTAAATAAATTCAAATAATAACAATTGAACATTGATCAGGAATCTTATCTTTCTTTTGTTCTTTAATAAATATATGTCTTTGTTTAAATTTATCTAATGTTAATTTCATTTTAAAAACGTCCTCCTTAATCATGATGAAAGATTTGTTCTATTCAAACATTATTTATTTTACTTTATTCATTATTATATTCCTATTCTATCAATAAAGCAAGAGTTATTTTTATTATTTACTTCTTAAAATATTCATCAACTAATTTCTTAACTTCTTTCATATCTACTTTGCCTTTTAACTCCTTCGATAATACCTTCATTGCTTCACCAATATTATTACCAACATTACCTACACTCTCAACAACATTACTAATAATGCTTTTTACTTCATCAATGCTTAATTTTTCTGGTAAATATGATTCAAGCAATTTAATAGCAATTTTCAATTCAGCAATCTTTTCTTCATCTTTTACAAATGATAATTCTTCTTTATACTTTTTAAGTGTCTTTTCTGTCACAGCAATAATAACATTCTGTTCAAGTTTATCTTCTAATACTCTCAATTCTTTTGCTTCCGTAATAATATCTGATTTTAAGATGCGTAATACAGATAATTTATTTATATCCTTTGTTTTCATTGCTGATATAATTTGTTCATTGATTTGATTGTACATTTATATTCTCCTTTTTATTTTGTATTTTATGTAAATTTTATGTGTTTTTAGGGAGCAATTAAATCAATCACTCCCTATATTTAAACTATATGCTATCTTTCTAATTCATCAATCATTTCTTGAATGTCTTCTGCTGATTTACTTAGCAATTCTTGATTTTGTTTATTTTTCTTAATTTCCATCAACATCTGTTTCTTTTCTTTATTTTGTTTCTCATTCAATCTCAATTGCTCTTCTGTTACCTTAACACCAAAAATATACTTAACAATTTTAATCTTGGTATCAAGAATCTGGTCTTCTGCTGATTTAACTTCAAGTAAACTTTCTTCCTTAACCTGTTTCAACTGAGAATTCAAAGTTTTGAAAATTATATCTAATTCTTTAGGTAATAATTGCCACAAATCATCTGTGCTAATCATACCTTTATAGGGAAACCTAAATTGATTCCTAGTTGCTACCTCGAACATATTTACATTCTGTGTCATAATAATAATATCTCCTTTTATTTTATATTTTATTTAAAATTTGATTTTTAACATTCTTTCTGTTGCACCTTTGACTTTCACAGTTAATTCATTTCTTTTAGTTGATGAGAAACCTAAACCTGAAAGTTGCAATTCACTGTCTTTAACTGCCATTTTACTAGCAAGTGCCTCAAATACTTTCCTATGTTGATTGAGTTCTTGATTCAAAAATTCATTGAAAAATGGGTTGGGAGTCTCAGAATTCACACAGTCCTTCAACATGAACATAAAATGCCTATTTCCAATACCTTTTTGCAAATTCCAATAGTTGGGAGAATACATTACAACTGAAACTGGTACAAATTGATTAGTTTTCAATCCCCAAATTTCTTTACTAGATACGTTAGAAGGTAATTTTTCTTTAATACTAAATCCATTAACTCTGCTAAAAGTAACTTCTGCAATTTGAACATTCTCACCTTGTTTTAACTCTTTATTATATTCAAAACTAAATATTTGTCCATCAAACTCTACTTCTGTACTAAATCCTTCTCTTCCACCTCTATTAGTATAATTATGAACAAAGAATTTATAAACACCTTCTTGCATTTTTCTTTTATCTGTCCAAGTTATATTTTCAACAGCAGGTTCATTTAGTTTTGGATGAATAATATCAACATCTAATTCTCCTGTAGTATTTCTATTTACTTTACTTCCATAATAAATTTCATTGCCACTAGGCTCATAACAATGTACATCTAAATCATTTCCATCATATTTATCAATATTCCATTGTATACTACATCTCAATACACCATCAACATTACCACCAGCAGATTTTACTCTTTCCTTCATAGAAGAATCTGTGATATTCCCTGAATATGCCCATGAGAAGTTATTATCCCATTTAAACATTGTTTTCGCATCTTTATTCTCAGGAGCAATTAATGATACCATATTACCAGAATGTTTATTCTCTAAAAATACTTCTATTTCTTGTGTTGTAGGTAATACATTTGTGATAAAATCATCAATTGTAATTTCTGTAACTTTAGAAAATTTCTTAGGATTAAGAGGAATGCCTTTCGACATTTCTTCAAATACATCTAATCCACCAGATATTCTTTTTGCTGAATCCTTATTTACAAATAGAATATTGTTAACACTTATATCATCTAAAGTAGCAAATCTTCTACCACTTAATGAATCCATATAACCTAATTCTTCAATAGTTTTCTTTGCTTCTTCTAGCATTTTTTGTGTGAAAATTGCTTTTGGCCTCTTGTAATTGGTAGGACAAACAATCTTTTCATATCGAGTAACTGCGATATCTAAATCCATTCCTTCACTAATATCTACTAACAATGTTCCGATAGAATGATTTTTAATCCTTCCTATAACACCACCAACTTTAACGGATTGTTCCCATGTATAGTTTTCTTTATCTTTTTCTTGTAGTTTATCATACTCTTTCTTATATTTAAGGAATTCTGTTAATGCAAATTTCCATTCTTCTCCTTTATATAGGGTGTTAGATGAAATTAACTCCAAGACAGTAAGTAAACTATCTTCCTTGATTTTATCTAATGATCCTTTGAATACATCTCTTGTACTTCTAAATCCTCCTCTAATTTCACCTTCTGACTTGTTTGTTACATCAACAAATTTCTTATCTAAATCTAAGTAAAAATGTTGCCATTCTATTACCTCGTCATTTGCTAATTGTTCAAAATTCTTATCTGTCCCAATTTTCTTAAACTTTATGACATACACATCTGAAATAACATGAGATTTAACAAATGTATCTAATGCGTTTACTACAGGTTGGAATGTCGTACTTTCTGCATCAAAATCCCAAATGGTTTTAACTTGATTATCTTTGATAACTACTATATTGCCAATATTTCTAATAAACTGTCTGCAACATGAGCAATCGTATTCTCCTCTTACTCTATAAATATCGTTGGTGTTATTTGGAAAACTAGATAAATACAACTCCCATAACGCATCTTTGTCTAATTCCACTTCAAACAAATGACTTGCATCTTTAGTTAATTCCTTAAAATTCTTTTGAAAAATACCTTTAAATTTTTTAAATTCTGACATGTTTTAATCTCCTTTGTTTTTATATTTTATTTTTAATTTGTTAATTTAATCTCTAACTTTTTCTTAACTATAATTATATTACCATTCTGTAATCATAATGTCAACATTTATTTTTATTATTTATTTTTTACTCAAATTTACATTTACAATACATAATTGAATTATGACATAAAGGACATTCCTCCATTTTACATCCTTGTTTATGGTATTCACCTATTTCAACACCGCAATCTATATATAATTCAGAGTATGTTTTAAAAATAATATTACTTTCTTCACCATATGGTATCACTTCGCATACTAATCCATTAACAATGTATGCTTCTTTCATAATTAATTATCCTCCGTATCTCTATCTAATTTATCTTTCATCCCTTCATCACATTTATCTTTAATTGGACATTGATTACAAGGAATAAAAGCACAATACATATCCACTAAATCATATGGTTTATATTCTGTATTCATGATAGAATCATCCTTCTATAATATTTTAAAATACCTTTTATTCAATTCTAGCCAATTTTTATATACCTGACATTTCAATCCACACTCACCATTACACACTTGATTAGATTGCGTATAATAACAAAATATTATATTATCGTCACAATATTGTTGAATTTCAAATCCTTCCATTATTATTTTCCTCCTAACTTTTTCTCTAATTCTTTAATTTTCATTTCTTCATCTTTAATAATAAACTTTGCCATTTCTACTAATTGTTTTCTATATCCAATATCATTAATTTCATTCGCATATCCAAATGTACTCATTGTATTTCTACCAACTAAGTATAATCTAAAATCGTCTGCATGATGAGATTTAGCAACATCTATCAAACCACTATGATTTCCGATACTGTGAGTAGTAATAATTTTTCTACGAGTATCACTATTATTTCTAATATTTTTATCAATTCCATACATACCTAATTTAATTGCATCAATAAACTGTTCTGGATGTTCCTCAATTTGATCAAATCCATCATTAAGAAATGTTACTGTTGTCATGTGTCCCATTAATTATTATCCTCCTCTAATACCCATTTTAATATTAATTTCTGTTGCTCTAATCCATATATCCTAATATCTCTATTTTGAATATAATCACAATTTTTATTTATTCTTTCTCCTCTTTGTTTTTGATATTCCAAACATTCTAATATTTCATTTTGCAATTGCTTAATTTCTTTATTAATATCTTTTATTTTATAACTTATATTTAATCCATTTCTCATAATTATTTATTTCCTCCTTCCTTATCTACAAATCTAAACTTATCACTTCTCAAACTACCACAATAACTATTAGGAAATACAACATAATGCATATTGCTAAAATAAGGATTAGGACTAACTTTAATAATTGTTACTTTATGGTATGTTATATATTCTAATTCTGGTAAGTTAATCATAATCTCATGTATTTCTTTTATAGACATTTCTGGTGTTATAAATGATAAATCTCTATCTTCGTTTTCTACTTCTAGATTAATTAACAATTTGGCATCTTTGTAGTTTGAATGAATATCTAATAGTTTTTGTTTCATTTGTTGGTCTTCTATATTGTTTATAAGCAATTTAATCAATCTCCTTTTATTTTTACTAACAACGAGACAAAGCATCTGCAATATAATTAAACTGTCTTGGTATCCAATTTAAATTGGCACACAAACGATCTTTAATTTCTACTATTCTGTTAATAATCATATGCAGATTAATATCTCTAATTCTTGAAATTGCATTACATTGTAATATTAACGATTCACTGTCTGAATAAATATTGATATTACTAAGATTTTTACGTTGAGGCATAATAAAATCATATATTAAACATAGTGCTTCGTAAATTGCTTTGCATTCTGCTTCGTGGCTATTTCTTGCTTCTACAACTATTCTATTACTATAAATTATATCATTATTCAATTTAATATAAATACCACATTTACCTTGACTTAATTTTTCTGAGAAGGACGCATCTGCATAAATATCTATCTTTTTATATTCTTCATTTTTAAGAAAGAATAACTTATTAATACTCTTAATATTTTTATTTTCTATACCTGCATTTCTTTTCTCTACTTCTTTTTTAGATGTATATTTATCACAACAATAATGTTCACAATTAATTGTATTGCCATTAAAACATGCATTATTACCTATTTTATAAGTTATATATTTATCATACTTTTCACAAAATCCTATAACTCTAGTTTTTCTTATTGATTGATTGTGCTTGTGGATACTATAATAACACATTATGTATCAACTCCTCATATTCTTTGTACTATTATATTATTAATCTGTGAAAATTGCAAGAGTTATTTTTTAATTATTTGTAAAAATATTATTATGATCAAAGTGCAATTTTATACAGTTTTTGGTACTTATAAACCCTTATAAATCAAGGGTTTATAATTTAGCAAATTCTTAATTTTGGTGTTTTATTATTTCATACTTCTTTAACAATTCATCAAGTTTATTTTGATTAATAGAAATTTTTATATCTAAATCATGTACAGTTTTATACGCATCACTTCTTTGTTGTGATAAATTTTCATACTCATTCCATATTTCTTTTGCTAATTTTGCATCCTCTTTACTCATCTTCATTATTATTTCTCCTTTCCTCATTAATAGGTATCGCTTTAATAGTTACCTCAAACTTATACATTTTACCTGATTCTAATTCAGGATAACAATAATCTGGATACATACTATACAAATTTTTATAAACATAATCTTCGTCATAATCTTCTGGAATCTCATTAAATATTTTTACATAACTATCTTTCGTTATTGCAAATATTTTCTGTTCACCATTGCCATACATAGTACCTTCAAATTCTGTTGTTTTAGTTATCATATTATCATTCTCCTTTTACCTTATATTTTTTTCTTTAATAAAAACCCATTCCATACTTATATCTTCAATGAATCCATTCTTCAAATAAAAATCTCTGTGTTTATCCGTCATCTCACTACCTACAACTAACACTTTACCTTTAGGCATCCTTCTATATATCTCACTCAATATACTACTTCCTATTCCTTGTAGCCTATATTCAGGATGCACTTCTAACAAATAAATCATCCATATCTCAGGATATAAGTGTTTCAATCTCCAATACTTACTTGTTTTAGTATTATACCATGTAAAACCTAATAGTTTATCGTCTTTATAATATCCTATTCCTTGCCCTAGTTTTGAATTTTCATATAGTATAATTTCTTTTTTGCTCCAAAATTTAGATATGTATTGTTGAAATTGAAAATTGGATAATTTTCTAAACATAAATTAAACTAACCTTCCATCTTCCAACAAAATAAATATCTCACCACAATCTTCATTACTACATGCATAAAACTCATGCACATAACCATCTTCTTTACTTCCTACTAATTTTAATTCTGTATTGCATAGTGGACATTTTATATTTATATTTCACCATCTTTCAATTCAATTATCTCGTTATAAACCATTGTATGTTTTTCATCTATACCAATACTATTATGAAAATGTCCAAAATACCAATGTTTATATTCTAAATCTCCTTCAAGCATATCAAAAAATTTATTTAATGCATTATTTTCTTTAATGTATCCTCTTTCTTGCATAATTCTCATACTGCAAGTATGTGAAATAACATAGTCAACAATCCAATTATGTTTATCGAGATTATTAAATGCTTCTTCAAACTCTTTATTAGATGGTATTTCTTCTTTCCACCATGATATACCTTTTTTTCTTCTATATTTATCTATTGAAGTTGCTCCACCCATTGTAAAGAATTTCAAATCATCAATAGTAAATACTTGACCACGCATAAGATGAATTACTGAATCATTAATAAAATGTACTTTCCCACCATTCCATTCTTCGACTGGAAATTGATTAAGCAAATTAAAATTCTCATGGTTTCCATCGCAAAAAATTGTAGTAAAATTCTTTTCCAATAACCAATTACGCCAAAACAATTCTTCTTTTGAATTATCAAAAACCAGTCCAAAATCACCTGTGACAATTACAAAATCATCTTTATCTAATAGTTTTTGCTGTGGAAAATTCTTTGCATTTAATTTGCTAATATCAATTCCACCATGTAAATCACCAGTTATGTATATCATATTTCTATTTCCTTTCTATTATGTATTATTTAATTAATCTAAAAACATCTCAATCCTAAAACTGCTAATCCAAAGAACATAATTAATGTCAATGCCCAAGGCCACACTTGATTAAATACATTATATAATAGTTTCTTACGGAATTTAATTGGTAGATTTACTTTAATTGGTTTATTGCAAGATATTACTGACTTCATGTTTATTATCTCCTTTCAACGATCTACTTTTTCATAATCTTTACTTTGTTTCCTAGAGGATGGTGCATGTGAACAGTTTCCTTCATTATCTGTATTTAACATTTCTCTGTATTTACCACCCTTATTCATATAATAATCTCTACTATATTGACACATTTTTAATAATTTGCAATTCATACATTGATCATACTTATCTAAAAATATCATATTAATAATCTCCTTTATTCATATTTAATATCTTTTTTAAATTTCTTTTCTCTATTCGTTCTGCTATCATTTCACATGTTACTTCTGTTTCTAATAAGTCTTTTTGAATCTTAAAACATTCTTTAATAGTTTCTAAATAAATTTCATGTCCTTTTAGTAAAGATAACATAGTTATTGCTTCATGATATTTCAAATAAACAGTCAATACATTATTAGTATTTTCTGCTGATTTAATTTTATCTTCTAATTGATTAATTAAATTATCCATTATTATAATCTCCTTTTATATTTTATTTAACAATCAACCAATCAGGGATTTCTCTTTTCGTATATTTTAAAATATGTTGTTTTTCACCTATGTAATAATCCCTATATGCTTTTACAGCACATTTATTTTTATATTCATCAGGCATACATTGAACAAACTCAGTTAGTCCTACATCTGGTAAATCAGGTATTTCTAAACTTAAAATAATATCTCCTGATTTATGGTCTTTATCATTGTATCTAAACTTATATTCCTCATATAAAGCAATTCCTAAATCTCTTAACCATAACCAATTTGATAATGAAGAACGTGTCCATACAGAACAAGGATGATTCTTATGAGTTAACTTATAAGGAGATAGATGTTTTTGATTGGTAAAATAATATGTATTACTTAATAACTGCGTTGTTTCCACTAGCATTTTGTAGGTATGACAATTGCAATGGTATTCTGCATTTTTCTTATGATTATAATCAAGTACAAAAATATTCATTTACTTATCACTTCCTTAACTTTTTATTTAAATAACCTACTAACAATATAATAAACTATAGTAGGTTATTTGTCAACATTTATATTTACTATTTGTGAATATTCAATCATTTTTATTCTTTTTCCTTTCATCTTCTCTAACACATTCCATAATAGCATTATCATATTCCATTAAAGCAAATCTCATTTCTATTAGTTTATCACTCAATGTTAGTAAATCACTTTGTAATACTTTTTCACATGATATAGCAAGTTTACCTGCTAACATTAATAATTCTTCTTTTGTGTACATATTATTTATCTCCTTTAATATCTCTATAAAAGAACACCCAATACGGATAACCATTACTACTATTACATCTTTCCATGATTGCGGTTAACTTAACTTCTCTTTCAAAATATAAACTTAAAAACTTTTCAATTCCTATTGAATCTAAATCCTAATAAATTTGTCCTTTATCATTCCATACTTTTTGACAACACTCATCAAATTTATTAGGATTTTGTTGCCATAATCTATCTGAGTAAGTTGCACCGTCTGTATTCTCGTTATAATCATCTTTCCAAACCACATATGGATCGTATGCGTATGGATATGTTTCTTTTGTCCTGTGTACAGGATTACCATTAATATCAGTGTATATGTGACGATGATCAAATTTATTGGTGTAAATATTTCCAAACATATCTTGATGGTAATATAATTTCATAGTTAATCCTCCTTAATTGATATAACTCCATTTAACAATTCTATCTAGTGGCATTTTAATATCTAGTTCTACTGGACTTAAAACACATTCACCATTAATCATTCTGGCAATTTCTGTTTTCAATTGACACCCTTCACCCCAATTATAATCCTTAACTAGAATTAAAATTGTCCTATCATTTTTAGGTTTACTTTTATTAAAATCATATACTCTCATATTTATTCACTCCTTTTAAAGTTTGAATGAAAAGTCTATTTGGTTATGAAATTGTAACTACATATAGTATGTGATAAGATTGCTATCCACTATATGTAGTGTTTTATTTACTTTTCAAATAATATTCTTGATACTCTTTTATTTTAATTAATACAATTTATCAAATGCCAACATCATTTCTTTATCAAGAGTGTTCATATATTCTTTATAACCTTTTTCCATTGCATATAAATGAACTAATTCATTGTATTCTAAACTTATCGTAATTATTTCATTATTACACTCACTATTATCTAATATATTCTTTAATTTTTCACATAATGACATTTTAAATTTCTCCTTCTTCTTATATTTATTTCTCAATACTCTGGTTTAATATCTGATTTACCTGTTAAATACTCTAATACTGAAAGTAAACCACAATAATATGCAGGTATAATTTCATCTTCTCTATATATTGATGCCATAAATCTATGCCTACCATCTACTATTATAGGGATAGGAAATATATTCATTCTTGAACATTCATTATCTAAATTTATAGGTGTTATTTTTTCTGGATAATCTATAAAATAAGCTATTCTTTCAAGATGATTAGTCTTACTCCATTCAAGGTAATAAACATCACAGCAATCTAAATTATAAACTTTCTTTTTTCTTCTCATATATTCATCTACATCTTTTAAAGATACACTAATTCCATTCCAACAAAAATCAAAATCATGCCATTCTTTTAATCGAGAAACTTTTACGTAATCAATTTCAGCAATTTCACCCATAATATCACCTACTTATATATCATTTTCTTTGGTTCACACCCTACTATATCACACTCAGTACAACTATGAATACATAAATTACAAGAACAATCAATACAACGAATTTTATCGTTCCCTTCTTCTGGACATTGTTTTTTCATAATGTTGCCTCCCTTTAATCCTAATTATTATTTCTACTTCCTCATCATCTTTCAATATTTCCTTTTTGTTCAAATAAAGCAATTCGTCAATACCTTGCAAAATATCTCCTGTAAGATGTGAAGTTTCATTCTCTAAAACCCAAATACCTTGATTCAGATTTTCACATACTACTTTACCTTCAAATTTTAATTCTAACATTTAACATTCTCCTCTCATATGTATTTAAAACTAAAAACAGTATAACATTATATTTTTAATCTGTCAACTGTTTTTATAATAGTATATTAAATTAATTTAATCATCATCTTCATCATATGATTCAAATTTATTATCATCTAAATATTTTTCTACTTTATCAAATACACTTTTATTTATATTATTAGAATCTAAACTATATCTCCATGTTTCAGTATTAACATATCCGTAACCACCATAACTACCTTCTCCTATACATATTTCAACTGGATCTGCATATAATCTAATCCCATTTATAATAGTAAAAAATTTTGCATATAATGGAGCATCTGCACAACATCCACATCCATTAGCAAATTCAACATCTGTAACTATTGAATTAATTAATTTAGAACAAAAATATTCTTTATTCCACCTGTTAGAATATATTTTTAAATCAGGATACATGTTAATTAATTTAATTACTTTCTCATTTTGTTCTATTTCTTCTTTGCTTTTGGATATTTTTTCATGTAATTTATTTTTTAATGTTTTATTCATAATTTAATTTCCTCCTTTTAAATTGAATCAAATGAGTTTTTTGTATTAATATTTCTATTCAGACAAAACTATAATTGCCTCTTCCACTCTTTCATTAGAAACTTTTTTATAATACGTACAAGGTAAAATACTCCTACCATTTTCCTTTATAAATTCTCCGACAAAAGGACAATCTACACATGTTAATTATCTCCTTCTCATAAAATACTCTTCAAAATCGTCATCTTTATATTCCACTTTTCTAAATATCATATTAAAACTAGATAAATACGTCCACCATCCTCTATCATAATCGCCTGTTTTTATTATCTTAACTTTATCATTTGCCTCATCTATACTTATTACTGTGATTTTATCACCTCGATATAGAGGTTTGCCATATGGCATTATAACATCGTTATCTACTGTGTAATTGGTGTGTGGTTTAATCATATTTTATTTACCTCCTTTAATTGTCAATGTTGTTCTATCTAGCATTTTCTCTAATTTTGAATTTTCATCAACACAAGAATATATAACTGTACTTTTACTATATAACATACAAATGCAATATCCAACAAGTATACTCGCTAAAATTATAAAGGCAAATAAAAACACATTAATATTTAATGACATTGTTTATCTACTCCTTATCAAAGATTATATCATACTAAAATACTCTCTGAAAGTTTTCTTCATTTAATAATTCCCTTGCTTGAATCCAATAGTATGTTCCTCCACCTTCTGGTCTTAATGCAATAGATGTTGTCCTTTCAATTCTTACTACTTGTAATAGTGTACCTTGCTTAATATTATCGTAATCTTTAAGTGCTCTGTAGACTTGATATATGTCGTATGTTTTATTCATATTTGTTATTATCCTCCCATCTCAATAATTCTAATGCACACTTCAATCCATATACTACATCATTTTTAAATTGACATTTAAAATCTTTTAACCGCATTATATTTTGATTAATTATATCTTTGTCTAAATATTTTATAATTTCAGATTCATAAATAGCATCATTTAATGCACGATGCATTTTATTATTAATTTCTATTTTATAAAATTTAACTGCATTTTTCAAACTTTCTTGTTTATCAATTTTATTTTGAATTGAATAAATATACTGTATGTCAATATATTTGTCAATCCAATTAGTATTTATATTATAAAATACACAATTATTTTCTAATGTAAATATATCCCCACTACTCCAAGTACATAAAATATAATCTTTTCCAATCCATTTTATAAAACTATCTATACATTCATTGATATATAATGCATCATATAAATCTTTATTTGATATTTTAGTTTTTCGTTTAACATTAGGATGTAACTTTTTATATAATTGTGGTTTAATAAATATTTGAAATGAATCTATAAATTTAAATTTATTATCTAATTTTACTGCACCTATTTCAATTATTTCTTGTGGCATGATTAAATTAGGTTTAACTTTTTTAAATCTTTTAGTAATATTATCTATTTCAAAAGGATTATTAAATTCTAAGTCTAATACTATATAATTCATTAAGTTAACCTTCTTTCTACCACAAATATACTACAATATTATTTACAAGTTATCACATTTACATCAATTTCATAAAATCCATACTCTCTAAACCTTTATAAATCAATACTTTACAAATCCCAAAATCATGACCAAATGTTAGTTTTATCATGATTTGTATTTTTACGTTATCTTTACTAATTATTTACAATTATTTAGATATTCTAGTAAATTTACTTCTGATTCTTCTTTATTATTACCTAAAAACCAGTTTATTTCTTCACCAATAATCCAATAACTTTTAGATAAATAGTTATAACAAACTTCTGTATATTTATGATTATTATCTTTTAAGATATTGGTTAAATACATTGTATTTTCATGTATTTCTTTTATGTTTATTAACTCATTTTCATAATCCATATTATATCTCCTCATACTCAATTAAAATTTTAATACTATCACCTTGCCCAATAACTCTTGAATAATAATCTAATTTACCCTTTCTAATCTTCCAATCATGTCCATAATCTTCGGCAAATACACCTTCATGATGTCTTAAAACTAATTCATCCAATGCATCAACTGGTTCACCTGTCATTGGATTAAATTTGCATGAATCCCACATTAATTTTTCATCATACAAAGTCCATAGTGAAGTAATTTTAATTTTAGACAAATCTATATGATGTGATAAATCTAATTGATAACCTGCAATAATAGGAATTATTTTACGCATTGTGATTGCTCTCCTTCAGATAATATTTCTTGAATCTTTAACAATTTATCATAATCACTGCATTGTTCAATCAATCTTATAATTTTCCTATGATTGTCATTAATCCAACATTTTTTATCAATTTCTTCTTCAGAAATATATAATTTCTTATCGAATCCAAAATTATTAGTAATAGAATAAGTAAGATTTTTCTTATCTACTTTAATATTCGTTCTATCTTCTACTGTATTACCTTTAAATCCAACAAGCCAACTTCTTTTTGTTTCACCTATTATATATCTTTCAGTAAATTTACCTCTAAACCAAGGTGACGTTGTATCATTTCCTTTATCATCCTGATATATCCTTCTATTACTATCAAATAACCAAACCTTATCTCCTATTTGCATTATGTATTACTCCTTTCATTTTAAATTTATTTTATCAATACTCTATTATACCTTATTTCTTACCATATCTGCAATTACTATTATCCTCAGTACCAATATAAATTGTATCTTCCCAAATCACATTATGTTTAGTACCTGCATTTACTTGAAATGAGAATTTTTCAAATTTACCATTGATTAATACTTCTTTAGTAATTAAAGTTTCTTTTTCAAAACTTCTACTTATTCTATTTTCTTGTGACTGTTCGTATGTTTCTGAATAGTAAAAATCTTTTAACATAATATTGACTCCTCCTTTAATTTAATATTAATTTATACTATATTCAATTCCATCTTAATTTCTGTCCACATTCACAAACTTTTAAATTAGTATAATGATGATAATATCCATCACCTATACTTTCACTTAATTCTTCATTGCAAGACGGACACAATGCAGGATTCCAATTTGTTATTTTAGGTTTACTTGGTATCTGTTTTTCTAGTGCTACTATTGCTAAATCAATTGCGTTTAGTATGTGCTGAGTGTTTATATTTACTGCATATAATTCTTTTTCTTTAAGTAGGATTATTTTTGCTTCTAGATAGGTCATTTAAATTCTCCTTATTTACATTTATAAATTTTACGCACATCTCTATAATATTCAATACTATGCTTTAAAAGTATAATGCAACTTATTATCAAAGTCATTACTATTGAAGTTTTACTTGTATAACATCTTTAAATATAAACATGAACAAATCTATAATAAAGCAAGACAATAATATTACATTCAATAAAAAATTAGATAATGATAATATTAATTGTGTTTGTTTTAATTCTTTCATATTATACTCCTTTCTAATCTAAATTTCATGATCAATGTACATTTCTATTCAAAGTAACTATGCAGTTTTCAAATATCCATTAAAATGTGTATAAGTATATCCGTATCCTAAAATATCACAATATTTTTTAAACAATTCTGCATCTTCTTTCTCCATCAACAAGGAACAACATGGTAGTTTCTCTAATAATACAGTTAACCATTCTTCATCCATGCCTTTATTTCCCCATCCAAATATTACTCCTTCAGAACTAGATTCAAATACATTAACTAATCTATCGTATCCACTAATTTCCTTTAAAATAACACCCCAATTTTTAACCTTTGCATGGTCATCATAATCCATTTTAGAATCAAAGATAAATCTAAATGATATTTTACCTGTCTACCAAATTTCATTTGCTGTTACTATGTTGAATTTCAATTCTTTATTCATATTATTCATTCTCCTTTATAACATATTTATTATAATACACATTAGCATCTATCCATGCTTGTTCTGGTGTTATAGACCATCCACATCCTCTATTACACCATGCATCAGTATACCATCCAAGAATGCACCAAAAATAAGGTTCTTCTGCATTATCCCAAGGATGAGGATTCATGGTTACTTGTATTTTGTATTCTATTTCTGGTATATTTTCTACTGTCATATTAATTACTCCTTTCTGTTATATGTGATAAGAATAAATTCTTAATAACAAATCAATCTTACCACATATTGTTTATATTTATAATAAACTATAATTTACTCTCTATGTCTTTCAGAAAATGTTTCCATCCAACTCTTTAATAATTTTCTTGCTTCTGTTGCCGATAATTCAGAGAATTCTTCTAGCAAGTATGGAACTGCACCAAACATGTTAGTTACTCCACTTTCTTTAAGTATGTCAAGATAGGTAAAATAATCTTCATTCATAGTGTAATCCTCCTATATATGATTATTTTATATTATACCATTAATCCCAAATAAAATCATCAACCAATGCAAATCCTTCTTCATCAAATATTCTATCAGAAGGTAAATATTCAGTAAATATTATATTTATGTTATCTGACAATTCAACTGTCAATTTACCAAACATAGCAGTAATATTTCTTTGACCACTTCTCTCACCCACAAAATAGATAAATTTATCACCCTTTTTAAATTTTAATTTACCTTTAACATCTTTCTGCAATGTGATAATTGATACTGGATATGACATTGTGAATTCAAAATGTGATTTACCTAGTTTTTTGATGATGGGAATTAATTCATCTATGTTACCATTGATTGTAACGTATGATTCCTGATAACCCATGTGTTATTCCTCCTTCTTCTTATCTTTATTGTCATACATACAACCATAATTAAATTCATAATTTGCACAAAGATTTACTAATGTACCTACATCTAAACTATTATCTATTGCTTTAAGCAATACTAGCAATGTAGAAATTTTAGTGGCTGGTTGTAATTCAGAATTAATAATTTCTGTTATTTTCTTATGTGTATTATCAAATTTCTCTAGGAATTCATTTAAACAAGTATCTACTTGATGTTTTGCATAATTCATAGATGATTCTCTGCTCATTGTTATTCTCCTTTTTATAAAATTTTAAAATATGTAGGAGGAGTTTCCTCTGGGAGTAAAAATCCCAGAGGAATAGATCGTGACAATCTACCAAGCAATGCTAATGGTGTTTATATTACTGACATTTATAACTTATTTACTATTTGCCCGAATAACAAGTTATAAATGTCAAGGTTGGATTTAGATTAGAATCCTGTTTGAGTAGTATAGAAATTAATATTACCTTTACCAATCACTCTTACTTCTTCATTATTTTCTATATATCCTTCTTCATTTTTATATTCTACTCCAACAATATTAATTTTAATTTCTCCATCAAAATCTTTAATCAATGTTGTTGTCCAATGTCTATTAAGATGATAATCAAAATCAGGATTATATTTTAATACTTCATCTAATAAGAACACACTTACTAATCCTGCATCTGCACAAAATTGTCCTATTGGTTCATGTGTATCACTATTAAAAGTAGTACACGACCAATCACCATAAATTGTATTTCTTGTAAGATATGTTTTAATACCTAACTTCTCCATATTCTCACCGTATCCAGATAATTCCCAATCCTTTGTATCATCTTTTGTGATATAACATGGATCTGTTATGATAATATCACCTTTAAATTTCATATTATCAATCTCCTCTCATATTATATTTTACTATTTAATATCAATCTTAGTCAATACTATCTGACCATATTCATTAACTTCTATTAACATTGCATCACCTTCGGTTATACTGTTTACGCCTACTCGATCTCTTATTTCTCTTGGAATATGTATCCTACATAAATCGTCAAGTTTTCTTACTACTTTATTATCTATGTTTCATTCACCTCCTCCAAACATTTCATACCAAATTAAATCAATTCTATACTTAGATTTCCCATTTGCATGACTTTCACTACTTACTACCTTATTAGATTTTTTATCTATAATAAATAGTGTACCTATTTTGTCTTTAATTTTTAATTTTCTAATGTTCTGAGTTAATTTTGCATATTTAAAATACCAATTCTTAAAAGTTATATACTCTTCTAAAGATACTTCAATCATTTTCATTATGTATTACCTCCGATTTATTTATCTTGATAATACAATTATATTGCACTTCTGTATCAAAGTCAAGAAAAACTTTACTAATATTTTAAATTATTTTACTTTTAAATTTCATCTAACATTCCATCTACTATTATATCTCTCCATTCTCCAATTGTCTCATCATCAATAGGTAATGTACTGTGATAACACGCATAACACAATATTTCCTTTGTTCTTTGTGATAATTGCTTACCTGTCATGGCTGAATTGATGATTTCTATTAGTAATTGTTTAGATTTGTCTGAGAGATTTGATAAGTCATTAGTTAAATCAAATGAATCCCAACCTTGTTGATCTGTTGCGAACATATTTAATGTACTCCTTTCTGTGGTTTATTTGTTTGGTTATTAGTTTTATTATTAGTTACTTTATTAATCCACATATTGAGAATAACATAATAAGTGTAAATATTGTAATCATTTTAATCACTTCCTTGTTGTTTATTATTTAATATTAACACTTTTATTATATTTACAATCCTTAATTATTATAACATGGATAGATGGCGAATGCAAGATAATATTTTATTTTTATTAATACAATCTGCTTCGTTTCATTTCGCTATCGCTACATTCAACTTCAGAAGTGGAATTTTTACTTTTTTCTTATTAAATAGTAAATAAATATACCAATCTATACCATTTTAAAAATGTACCATTTCTAAAAAGTACAATTTAAAACCATATACATTATATATTATACTTTTTTAAATTGGTACATTTTATATTTTATTTTTTATTTTTATATATGTATTACACTATTTAGAAATGGTACATTTTTATTTACTATATAATAAAACTAGTAAAAATTATTTCTTGATTCCGCAAGGAAGCGACAAAGTGTATTAATAGAAAAAATATTATTTATTTTTCTTCTTAGCTAACTTTGCTTGTTTTCTTTCTTCTTTTCTTTTTCTTCTTTTCTTTTTCTTCTTTTCTTTTTCTTCTTTTCTTTTTCTTCTTTTCTTTTTCTTCTCTTTCTATCTGTTTATCCCATTCTTCATCTTCAACATCTATATCACTTTTATCATAATCTATAAATAGTATATTTGATAATTCAGTCATTTCCTTTGTGTAGTCTTTAAATGGATTATATCTTTCATTTTCTCTTTTCTTACCTAACGCAACATCATCATAGATATTATCATATTTTTTATTATATAAACTATCTCTAATAGAATTAACAAATCTATTTACTAATTCAATTCTAATTTCATCTATATTTTCTATTTCCATTAGTTTATCTTCATCTAATATTTTAATAGAATAAACATTCCAATAAGATGATATTTTATATCTTGCAAGTTTCTTACATACTCCTCTTTTAAATTTCTTATTAATATTAGGATTTACTCTTTGAAATGAAGTAATATCCATTTTTTCATATACTTCTTTTTCTGCTTGTTTAATTTCAGCAATTAAATGTTTATCTGCAATTTCATTTTCTTCTGCATAATATTTAACCATAATATTCTTTTTACAATTTAATATATTTTGTTTATGTAATCTTTCTAATGATGTTTCAAAACATTTTGAAGTTATTAAATACATCTTTTCTCTATACATATTAACTAAATCTTTTCTAATAGATAATTCTTTTGCAAATTCTTCATATCCATTATTCAATAAATCTTTATAATCAATAGAATATATTGGTATATTATCGTTTTTGTTTTCTTTATCCTGTGTAAATATTTCATTAAAAGAAATATGAATCTCTATTTCATCAAATCTATATAACCAATCAATAATTAAATTATCCATTAATGTATCATATTTACCTCTTGATGAATTATTACCTTTTGTTTCTTTTCTTTTATCTAGTATTTCTAATTTAATTTCATATCTTTCTAGTACAGTATAACTATTACCTTTTCTTTCTAATTTGTATTCTGATTCTATTTTCTTTAATGTTGCTTTTCTACTATTTGCACTTTTACTATATTCATAATCTAATATATCACACATATCTTTTAAACTTTTATATGTACTTCCTATTTCTAATTCATTCGTTATCATTAAATATTTTATTCTCCTTATCTTTATCAAGTTATATTTAATTATCATTTTATCAACATTATCATAATAATTATCAATTATCTAATCAAACACTTAAAAGAGCCTAATTATAAGCTCTTATTCAAAAATTATATTTACTTAATCTTTTATTTTTTAATTTCCATTTATAAACTATTTCCTCTACTTCAGACGTTCTTGGAAATTTTAAAAATACATCATCTTTTTCTCCTTTTCCTATTTGTAAAGGTATACATCCTTGCTCTAACATCCAATTTACTTGTACTAAATCATATATGTAATATGGGTTCCTCTTAAAATTAACATTATTTGTTGCACTATCAATGATTTTATCAGTATTCATGTATCATTTTCCTCCAATCAATTACAATCAGTATTATACTTTATTTTTATTAATATTTTGCTATGTCATACACATCACCTCCTTTCACCTCTATCTGTATTATACAATTATATTTAACATTTGTCAAGTTAATAAATCATTTAATATATTGATATTCATATAATATTCTAAGAAAACCAAATATCACTACTAAACTAATTGGAATACCTAAACATAATGAAATAAATATAATTTTCCATAATTGCATATTTTTATTTAATTTAAATATTATTAATGAAATTAATGATATTACTGACATAGTAAACATGACTGATAAAAATGCAATAGTGGAAATCCATTCATTACTCATATTTTTATACATCCATCAAGATAATCTTCTAATATTGCACGATAAATTTCTCTATTAGTAATGCCTAATTTATCAATATAAATATTAAAATCAATACTTTCAGATAATGTTAGTTTTCTTTTCATAATCATTCTCCTCCTATTAATTTTATTAATTCTTTTCTTTCCTTAATCAATTTCTTAATTAACTCACCTTGACTATTCAACCTGTGTCTTATATCCTCTGCACATCTCTCAAGATTATTATAGTATTCAGATCCACCTACAGTTAATCCTTCAAGTGCTTTTCTGTATCTGTGTAGTAAGTCTTCGTTCATAAATTCACTTCCTTAACTATAAAATTTTACATGACTACGCACTTTAAAAAATGATCTTGTATCAATATCATTTTTCATATTATCTTCTTCAAACAAAACTCCCAATCCTACTAATTGATTTCTAATTTCATCTTTGTAAATACTTGATGCGTAAATAATAAATTCATATAATGTATCTAAGTATTTACACATATTTTTTAATATACTATATTCACTTATTAATTCATCAATAAATTTTTTTAAGTTTATATTATTTATACTATACTCTAAACTAAAAGTAGTATTGCTTATATTAATTTCTGCTCCGTTCTTCTTATAAACAAGAATATTGGTATGGTCAGTATTTAACTCAAACAATATATCATCACTGTTTATGGTATTTTTTATATTCAACAATAATTCTGCTAAGTATTTTTCATTTATGAACAATGGTAATCTTACATCTAAACTTATTTTATCTCTCATTATATAACCTCCTAAATATTTTAACAAAATTTCTCTTTGGTTATGATTTTACATAATTTTACTACTATATATAGTATAAGTAAATACACTTGAATACTATATGTAGTTAATTATTTATTCAATTTCAACATAATATTTCCATCCTTTACGCTCTGCCTCGTCTACAATCATTTGTAATAATTCTTCTGTGTAATAATTTTCATTTTCATCTCTGTATAAAGCAAATTCCATTACTTTCATTTCTTCAATCTCACTACAAAGTTTAATTCCAAATGTTCTGATACAATCTAAAACATAGTCAACAGCTTCGGTAATAGTATGTTCTAAATATCTAGTCCTGATAGTACCTTCCATACATCCATTAGTATTAAAGTAACCACCATAAAATTTACATTCAGCAACCCAACCAAGAAGTTTATTTTCTGCACCAATTGCATATTTAACGGTTATTCCTGTTGTCCAGAATTCTTTCATTTGTTTATTCCTCCTATTTTTATTATTTTATCATTTTTATAAAGTGTTGTAAATAATGTGTTTGCTAATATCAAAAACAAGACCAAGTCAATCTTTTATTTATTTTTGAACTTCATCTTTTATTTTACTTATTAACATTGATGCAAATTCATCTAATGCTTTCCATGATATTAATCGATGTGGAAAATTTTTAGCCATATTTATCAATTCATTAGCAAAATCTTTTCTACCTTTATTAAATTCTATTTTTAATTGTTCTTCATATTCTTGCTTAGTCATAATGTATTTTTCAATGTATTCTTGTTCTTTAATTATTTGCATTGTGTATTACTCCTTTCACTCCACATTCTTATAAATAAAATCACACATCCATATTTCATACTTATCCATATGTTTCACATGAACAACTTCATATTTATCAATAGAAAATATATCTTTTTTATTATAAATAATATCATTTCTTGGGCAAAATGTTGGTTTGCCATTGATGGATTTTTGCATTCTACAAATACAGCCTTCAATATCATTTCTGTAGAATCTATCCTTATTGTAAAATGAACATTCATTGCAGAATCTTGATATGGTATTGGACATTATATCACCTCGTTTTTATTATATTTTTGTTTTGTTGCAATACTCATTCTCTCAAAGAACATTAAACAATTCTTCAAGAGAATGATAAAAATTAACAATTATTAATCAACAATTCAACAACTACAAATTACATCCAATCATTTTACTATTCCCATTAAAATTATTACCAGACCTATAACCTGCCTTTCTTGCATCCTCATCCCTATTGGCAGTTATTTTACTTCTTTGCCCTGTTCTTAACTTCATTTTTTCTACTTCAGCAACAACCAATGCATCCTTAACAAGTATCAATCCATATTCCTTAACAGATTCTACTTGTTTCTTAAACTTATCTTCTAATCCCTTTAACCAACCAATAATAAAATCATTCTTTAAACCTGCGGATTTACCAGACTTCTTATTCAATTTTACATACATTTTACTTTGATGTTCTATCGTTCTTACTGCACAGTTATAAATCTCTGTGGCAATATTGACATCTTCCTCTGGTCCAATGATGCAAATTCTAGTATTAGCACTCATAAAAGATGTGAACGATTTACAACGGAAGTTATTACTAATTATATTTGCTAATTGTTTCTTCCACCATGCCATTCTTGAAGATTCATCTATTGAAGTATTTAGTACATTCTTAGTATTTGATTCTTCGACACTATCAACATCATTCATGGTTAAACCATTGTTTATGAGTAGCATTTGTGCTTTGAGAAATGCACTTTGCGATTCGTCTGCTGAAGAATTATTCTCTGCAAGTGCTAATAATTTTTTAACTTTACTTAGGATTGTTTCTTGTTGTTCTTGTGTCATTATTGGATTCCTCCTTAAATTTCTTATGTATTTTTGCTTTGTTATTATATTTACATTCTTATTATAGCATTTTTATATTTACATTGCAAGAGTTAATTTTAAATTTCTGAATAATGTTTTAAATAAATTTAGCAAACTCTAAGATTAATTTAAAAATTATCTATTTAGTTTGCTAAATATTAAACTTTATTAAATTATAGAATTCTTTATATTACCTTTGACTTTTATATTCTTCTGCTAATTCTAATACTTTATTATATTCTTCAGGATTATTTTCTATCCCCCTGTACCAATCCTGCACAAATGAAAATTAATTCATTAACATTTTTATATCTCATTGCTAATTGTGCTAATAAATCTGCTTCTTTAATGTCATTTATACAATCATATAGAATAGTTTTCTTGTTTGTATCAAAATTTATTTTATAGATTGAATATCCCATTATTTATTCTCCTTTTCTATTAAAATAGGTACTGGTGCAACATTAAAATCAAACTGTGATACTACTTTACATTTACTACATTTGTATGTAACAATTCCATTAACGTCTGAAACAAAACTATCTGTACCACATAATTCATTATTACATTCTGAACAATAACAAAAACATGATTGTTTATTTTTATTTTTCATGATTATTTCTCCTTTTATTGTTAATCATTTATTTAATCTTTAATATTCCATTTTATTTTGTTTATTTTAATTTCTAAATCACAATTCTTTATTTCCAAATCATAAATACGTTGACTTAAATCAGATATATCTTTGTATTGCCATGTACATATTGCAAATAAAAAACATATCCCTGCTATTACTGTATCTTTTTCTGAAAATAAATATATTGCAATTCCTAACATTATTATACCTATTAATAATAGATATTGTTGTTTTAAATATTTTAATAGTTTCATATTTTTCACCTCATTATTTCTGCATAAATATCACATTTTATACTATTTTTGGATTTTGTAAACCCTTAATTTATAAGTGTTTAGAGGGTATGAGATTTTCACCTCAATCCCAATATGCTAAATCATTTTCCCAATCAGGATAACTATTCTCTAACCATTCCTTACATTGTCCTATTGCTTTCTTTTCTACTTCTTCAAGGTGTTTATAAAATTCATAATGTTTATCACTAGAGTATTCAAAATCAGTTTTTAATACATCGGATTTAAACAATACTGTGCCATCAAAATCATATATTTCATAATGGAAAGGCTGAGAGTATTTTTCATAACCTGTTAATTCCACATATTCAGGATTCTTTTTGTAAATTGGTTTTTTAACTTCTTTTATTCGTATATAATCACAACCATGCCAACCATAATTATCTTCAATATGTTCTTCTACTAATTCTGTTTTATACCCATCTAAGATATATTCATCCTTATATTCAAATTGTTTCTCATTATAATCTGCTTGTTTTGAACTAATACGGAATCTTCTATTAAAACTTAAATGTGCATCTCTATCATAAAATGCAGCCTTGTAGAATATAGAACATCTTTCCCTTCCTTTATTGTCTACTAGGTTTGACCACATACTATGATCTGTACGTTTAATACTCCAACCTTCAGGTAATTCTACCTTCATAAATAATTCACTTTTAGCAAATTTATCGTTTATTTCTTCTTCTGTTTCAAGTATATTAATACCTATATCGTGTAATTTTTTAAAATATCCATAATCATGACACTTAATTGGCAATTCACAACTATTGCATAAATTTTGTTGTCCTAATTTTTCTTGAAATTCTACTACATCTGCACCCATAACCATAGATAACATTGCAATTGTGTTAATATCTAATTCTTTGTTTTTCATATTAATTATCTCCTTTATTTTTAAATTATAATGTTAAAACAGAATTCGTATTCTATAGTATTATTTCTTTTCTGTTTGTTCATTGATTATATTAAGCAATTTTGACATAATCTCCAATTCTTGTACATTAAATTTATTAAATGCTGGTTCTATTTTATAAATATCACTTGTATTTTTATAATTAGTTAAATCATCCATTGTTACCAATATACTATATAAATATGTTGATTTACCTTTCATCTTATTAAACCTCCTTATATGTATTGGAGAAGGAATAATACCCTATCTCCATTCCTTTTCAATCTGTGTTCTTACCTTGTGCAACAATAATTCTTTAGCTTTCTCAATACTCAAATTCTTGCCACTTTCCCTTGTATAACTGTTTATAAGTGTATCAATTGACCATTTAAGTGTAGTTTCTGCATCGACATTTAACTGATTCTCTAAAAGCAATTGTGTAAATTTTTGTTCTGTCATATTAATTCCTCCTTATTATTTATTTATTTTGTATTTATAATTCACCTGTTTTCTCATAATTATACCACAGTTTATTATACTTATTAACTACTTCAGAATTCTCTTGAACAATCTTATCAAAAGTATTCCAATACCATTCACTATTATAACCTTTTTTCTCATGTTCTTTACGATACTTTTTAACATAGCAAGCAATCATACCAATCATTACACCTACTGCAAAACCGATGTTTTTATCTTTGTATTGTGTTCTTTCAGAATAAAATTTATCTCCATGTGCAGAAACATATCCATCATAACCACCTATATAATCTTCTTTTAAGATTTCTTTATAGAATGGTTCTATGTGCTTATCCATAAAGGTATAATGACTAATGAATTTCATTGGTATTATTAGTTTTTCTTTGATTGTATAAGTCATATCATTATTCTCCTCCTTTACTTAATACTAATTTTTGACCATAACCTACACCTAACTTAATTCCAAGTTTCTTATGATCTTCACAAAGGTATGCCCAATAACCACCTCTAGCTAATTTCATGTCATATCCTGCTTTGTTACTGCAGAAGTCGCATTTTGGAAGTTCATCAACTATGATTTCATTTTTAATGTTGTTTGTACTCATTATTATTCCTCCTTCTAAAAGTTATGATAAAATAACCAGTTGATTAATACTTAAAATAAATCCACATTCCAATGTCATATAATACACCAATTAAAATAGCTACACTCATAATAAAATAATCTTCTTTAGTCATACTCTTAATAAATTTCTTAATACCTTGCAACATATAATAATCATCCTTTGCTATCTAGTTAATATATTGTATCATACTACTAGATACAATGCAACAATTATTTTTTAGTTTTGTTAAATTTATTATGGTGCTTCTGTTATGCTGTTATACAACATCTCTATACTTTGGACTAATACCAATTCCATTACTATTTATGTTATCTTGAATCATCCTATTTATTTTTTCTATTCCATGTAGATTAATAATATCCTTCAATTTATCCATAAGTTTTTTCTTGGTATCTGCATCAATCATTAACATCCCACTTTTGGCTTCAGATAATTGATATGTTCCATCTGAGTATTGTGTTATGAACATATCTAATCCATATTTGTTCAATGGAATACCTGCGCATTCTTCATAATGAGGCGAAGGTTTTCTGATTGACTTATAGAACACTTCTGTTATTGGTAATTTTGGCTGTTCATTGTTGTTGGCCTTAAACTGTTTCTTTTTGTAAGGAATAATACCTTTAAAATCTAACATAGTTAAACCATCAATAATCTCCATTGTACCTTTATCTGTTGATGGTAATTTAATACCTGTTATATGATAAAATACTTTCTTACTAGTTTTGTTATGACTATACAAAGAATTTTTTAATTTCTCTTTACAAGCAGTAATGTCTATATTATCTATTGTAACAAGAAGTTTACATAAATATAATTCATTGTAATCACATTGTTCAGATTCAAAAATGGTTTTGGCAAGATCAAGTTTAGTATTGTCTGAGTAGTTTTCTGCTTGTTCAGATAGCCAATTATTGAATTCTTGTTTTTGTTGTTGTAATAACTCCTTGTGTTGTTTCTCTTGTTGTTTACGGTTAAATTCAATTTGTGCTAGTTGAGTAAGTTTAATTTGTTCTGCATCTATGTATTGTTTAGTTTTTACAACGTCTAAGAAGTCATTCTCGATAAGGTATGTGGCAAAATTATATTCAGTCTTTGTTATTGTGTAATAACTTCCTTCTGGATTAGATAGCCTGTATTCTGATTTAGGTTTAGTATAGTCACCTAATTTTCTACTGTAATATGAAACATCTTCTTCTATGATTGGAATATAACCTTCATTAAGTTTGAGATATATGAATTGTTTCTTTGGCATAATGACGTTATTGTGCTTAATTTGTGTGTCTAGTGTTGATGATACTTTGGATTTTTGAAGTGGTGTAAGGGAGTCTGTAAAGCCTAAAAAGGTTGATTGTAGGTTGATTGTGGGGTTAGGTTTATTTAATGGCATTGTGGTCACTCCTTATGTATTATTTGAGAAATAGGGAAAGGATAACTCTCCCTATTTTAAAACTTAAGCTAATTTCTTCATCATTAATTCAAATCTCTGGTCAACAATTTCAGGTATTTTAGACATCATTCTTTTTTCTCTTTCAACAGCCATGTCTCTTTCTAACTTGGCAGAAGTAACTTCTTTATTCTTATTATCAATTAATAATTTAATCATTCCTAATTTTTCATCAACTGTGTTTTGAATCTCTGTGAACATTTTTTCAATGTCTTCATTAGAAATTCCAACAGTATCAGCAATATTAACTTTAGCATTGCTATGTTCTATATTAGATATTTTTACTTCACCTGTTGACATAAGTCGTCCTAGTTTCTCAATTGCCCATTTTTGGAATTCAAGGACAAGTTTCTGTTTGTCTGGTGTCAATCTTTTATATGATATTTTCATCAATAAACCGATAACACCATCTCTAGTAAGGCAAGTATTAACTGCACTATCGGTAGTCAAGGTAAGGTTGACCACCCAATTATCAAATAACTCTTCATTATCTTTTAAAAGTCCATGTAGATGTTGTTTGGTTGTATTTAAAGCATTGATAATATTAGATATAGGTACAACATAACCTTTATCTGTTTTATAAAGCCTTACCGGAATATTGTTAAATTGTTCTTCAATATAATCATTTATGTCTATCTTACCTTGTGTAACTTTTTCTTTCTCGTTATTACTTGTGTTTTCATTTTTAAATTCATCAGTATCGTCAATATCACTAGTACCAATTATTTGATACTCAGCAGGAATCCATTTCTTACCTTCTTTAGTAGTTTTCTTAATCAATTTTAAAAATCCTTTTTTAACTAGCAATTCCATGTAATATGCAGTTGAATTTGCACCTATAATTTTATTGAATGTATAGGAATTAGCTGAAAATTTACCGTCAGGATAAGTATTCAATAAGTGCTCTTTTAACTTATTCATTTTGTCAGTTGTATTAATTTTCATTATTAATCTCTCCTTTACTATATGTATTTTTATATTCATCATCTATTAATTCAGGTTGAAGGGAGAGTGTTGTTTTTAAACTCTCCCTTTATTAATCTAACTAGCTTGTTCTTGGTCGTCTTCCTGAGTATCTTCTAAGTCTGTATCGGTATCAGGAATATCGTCAATCGTGAATTCTTTAACTTCAATATCATCGTCCTGTGCATTCTCTTCCGTATTATCTGTATTTTCCGGTAATGTTTCTGCATCGTTGGTGGTATCTGTGCTATCTGTAGATTCACTTACTAATTCTTGGTTAGGCAGTGTATCTGTTCCTGTGGTATCGGATACAGTAATCAATAATGACACTGTATCACTATTTTTGAATTCATCTAATACAGCTTGAACTTCCTCAGCTGTAGTTTTTTTAACTACATAAGTTTCACCTTTTTTCAATTTACTAATTTCATCCTGAATTGCAAGCATACGCATATCAACATTTTGCAATTCGTTAGTCTTACCATCCATACCCTTCTTGTAATCTTCACTCTGGAATTCAAAGAACTTACGTGACCATGTGGCGAATTCTTCAACAGGTACATTGGCTTTGATAGCTTTGTCGGCTGCTATCATCAACATTACGGTATGAGTTTTATTGAAGAAAGAAAAACGATATGTGGAGTAGTTGCTAACACCTTTACCTCTTTTGGTAGTTTGCTGTTCGTCATGTTTCTTCTTCAATTCAATCCAGATACTTGTTACTTCGTTAAGGTAGTTGCAGACATTTGTTATATCTTCCTTCATTGATTCAGGTACACCACCATCTCGGAAGGAGTAAATAACTTTGTCAATGTTTTCTTTAGATAATTCTACTGCTGAAACATTGTACATGAGTGTTATTGCCTGTGATACTACTTCACTTCCTATGTTGCTTGTTGCTGCTTTAGCAGTCATAGTATGTAGTACCCAATCGGACTTTAACACTTCACCAATAAATCTTCTGGTTGCTGTTCCCATTGCTGCATTTCTTACTTCAGCAGGTTTTAAAACTTTTACTCCTGCGTTCATACTAACAAAGAATTTCTCAGCCTGTTCTTCATCACAGTTATTGCAAGTTGCCATCCTTAAGTCATAGTTTAAAATTGCATCCCTAAACAATTCTGGTAGTTGTGAGAACAATTTTCCTTGAATGGATTCGTATGTATATTGCTCTCCTTCAATTTCAAATGTAGGGAAGATACTTTTGGTTAAATCAAGTTTAAAACCATCAGTGACAAACAGGTAAATACTGGTCAATCTTTGATTTCCATCCAAAACCCTACGGAACTGTGATTTTTCATCTGCTCTGTAAAGGATTACTTCAGGGATAAAAATGTTAAGTAGTAAACTTTGGATTAAATTTGATGCCCTCCACGTCTCCCAGACGTATGCACGTTGTGACTCCATGTATTCACGAACATTCTTAACCTTACTTCCTTCTGCTTCTTTTTCAGCAAGAAGAATATTCTGCAAGTGTCCGCCTACTGTAATTTGTTGCTTTCTCACCTGTTCCACAATTGATTTTACCTCTTTGTTTCCTGGTGTAAAAGATATAGCCTTAGTCATTTAACAACATCTCCTTTTCGTTTTACAATTATATTTACCTTCTATAGATATATTACCACACTTGAAACAAGAAAGCAATACCTAAATTAAAAATAATTGATTAAATTTTAAAAATTTTTATTGATTTAAATTCTACCTACATTTATAATTGCTTGACACATATCTTCAATAGTAATATCTTCATCTTTAATTCTTTGTTTTACATTATCAATACTAAGATTAGGCCAAACACCTTCATTTATATAATCGAAGAAACAATTAATAATATTTCTCTCAGTAGGCAGACAATTATAACCTGCTTTATTAAGTGTCATTTCAATTAATTTATTCATTATATATCTCCTTTTCTTTTTTGATTATTCCAATCTATATTTCCATGTTTTATTATAAATTCTTTATGGTTTTCTTTAGATTTTTCGATAAAGTAATTCTTAATATCTTCCATAATTTTCTTACCATTGATTCTACTATCCTTACCATTCAACACGTTTAACATGACTCTTTCCATTTCCTTTTTAACTTCTTCTTCTACCTTATTATATAAAACAGTTTGAGAAGGTATAGAAAAGTATTTATCGTAATCTGAGAGTCCTTCCTCATACCATTGATTAATTATTTCTTTTACTTTGTTAAGTATTTGATTCCATAATTGTTCGTTCATAGATTATCTCCTAATTTTAATAATATTATATTTACTTTTTAAGTATACCATAAATTAACCATCATTGCAATATCAATTTGAAATTTTACATGATATATCTCATACTATTTTATTTTGCTTTCCAAATATTGACATGAAATATCTGTTTTATACAAAATAAAAACAGGGATATTTCACCCTGTCACTCTCTAATAAATTTTATTTTGCTATTTCATTATTAAGATATTCTAATACATCAAACGGAACATTTGATTTTTCATTTTTAATGATTCTTAATGCCCACTTAATATAATCATCAGAAATTAAATCATATACACTATCAATTGATTGTATAGATTTTTTAATGAATTTATAATTATCTATCATATTTATTTCTCCTTTCATTTCATGACGAAAGATCGGTTAGGAACACAGTTAAATTTTTACATTTAACTTTTCTTATTTTACTTCAATAAGCTACCAGTCTTTAAACTAGGTTCTATTCCTGAACATTTACTACTCATATTTATTTCTAAATAATTTGTAGATACTTTAATTCTTTGTATCTTGTAACTTTATAAGTTGAATTATCATTTAAGATATTAATTGCCCCGTTTACATCTCTATGCATTACATACCCACATTCACATTCATAATTTCTACCTTTAGGAGTATTCAATGATCCACAAACTGGACATTTCTTTGAAGTATAATACTCTTTAACTTTTACTAATTCTATACCATATCTAGTTAGTTTATTGGTTAATTCCAATATAATTAATCCATAATTCCATTGATTTAATTTCTGTCTCGTTTTTCTACTTCCACGATTCTCTTTTTTAGTATTCCTGGTGCAACTATCTAAATCACCATAATATACTTTACCTATATTATTTTTAATACAGTAATCAAGGTAATATTTTGTAGTCTTATGTATAATATTTAGAATTCTTTTATCTGTTTTATATATTAATCTCTTAATTGCCATGCTATATTTCTTATATTGTCTACTACCTTTTGTGCATTTACTTCTCCTGCTTTTTAATTTCCCCATATGTTTATTTCTTAGTTGTTTTACTTCTCTTAGTTTTCTACCTGTAATAATTATTGCATTCTCATTATTATCAATACTTGTAATACTATGTATTTCTCCTAAATCAATACTTGCCTCATTATCGGATTGAATTAAAATGTTATCGTTAATATTTTTAGTTTTTATCAGAAGATACAAATCGTTTCGATAAACCAATTCAATCTCTACAATATTATCTGGTATTTCTCTCATGTGACATTTTAATGGTTTTTGTTTTCTATCTATACCTTGCTCATCTGCTAACACTGGTTTACTTAAGGTTAAATATCCTTTATCTTTATATATTTTAATATTCTGATGAGTCCAACCAGTATTAAAATATTTTTTCTCCTTATAAGGCAGTTTAACCTTTTTACTATTTTCATGTTTCGCTTTTATTGATTTCCACATAGAATCTCTTGCAGTAATGTACTTAAATATTACCATATTAATACTATTAGCAAGAATTATAGGCACTGTTTTCTTCATCATAAATTGCAATTCTGATCTTGTTAGTGATTTATTATGTTCTTTTCTGCTCTTTTGGTCTTCTTTAACACAGTTATTCCATATTATTGCTGAATATTTATTACATTGCATTAAATATTGATAATCTGATTTATTACAATTAACTGGTACGGTTATTGTTTTGTATATTAGTATAAAATTCACCTCCTTTCTACATAAATAATATTTTTACATTTTAAACTATTAACAGAAATATGCCTCTGTCCCTGTTTGCACTAATAAAATGTATTCATAAATTCTATTTGCAAAATGCACTTTGGCAGTCCCACCATTTGAAGTATTTTTTAAAGAATTTCTTAACTGTTCGATAAAAGAAGGATTGCATATTTCATCATTGTTTATATATATTGTTTTCTGCTCCATTGGTACTTCAGTTACTTCTTCCTAATAATCAACAGCACCCATTATTCCCCCATCCAAACCAGCCTTTTTAAAAGCATCCTGAATGGATTCACCTTTAATTCTTTCAATCTTTTTATCATTATAATGTACGTTAAAATATTTCATTTATGTATTCCTCCTTCTAATTTTAACTACCTCCTGCCATTATAGACAGTAACTCATTCTGGCCTAAAGTTCTATTTATACTCACCAGAACGAGTTACTACTAAATGGGTTACGCCACAACACACATCATCTTTAATCTTGTAAACTTTTTTGCTTAAGAGAATAACTAAAACTATATTGATTATTTTTACTTTCAACATTTCCAGTTGTATAACATCCACTATTGTCTAGTTTTTGTTTTGCATTCTGAGAATTTTCTTTTGTGTTAAAATTTGCCGTATTATTATGAATGCCAATTGATATTGTTCCTTTATTGTCTCTGATAACTTTTGGAGTATTAATCATTGTGCATACCTCCATTTATTTAATCTTATAATTTATTATAGCACACCTTAATACTAATGTCAACAATTATTTTTACTTTCTTAATGAAAAATCATAATGAATTGAAGTTTTTATTACAAGTTTTAACATACATCAGCAAATACATCAAATTCGTATCTATCAAAATCATAACTTATTAATTTAACTTTTAACATATCTTGCTCTTGCTTTAATTTTAAAACCATATCTACAATTGGGACGAAAGTTAAGAATCTGGTAACTATAAATATGGCTTCTCCGCTTTGTATTTTATAAAGGTTAATTTTATATGTTGTATTTAACATTGAATTAAACCTCCTTTTATTTATTTCCTCCTTACTTTCACTTTATAATAAACAATTGATCCTGATACCAATATAACTAAAGATACAATGACGAATAATTTTAACATTCTATATCTCCTTTGAGTTTAAATATTATTTATAATCAGCAACCACAGTTAATAAACCTCTGCTAACATCTTTCGCAAACTGCATACATGCTTTATAATTTTGCCTAATTCTATCATCCCGATAAATTTTAATCGTATCTTTCTTCCTTCCGTTGACATAGGACACAGTTTTCTGTTCATAAGGTTCTTCTTCCCAAATAGTTACACTGTGTATCTGGATTAAATACCGATTAGTTTCCTGTATTGGGAAAGTGCCGTTGTAATACTTTTCCTCTACCTCTACTACTTTATAAGTATCAGAAAAATCGTATTCTGCTGCAATTTTCACATCTACAGGTATTACATTACAAATATGATTTGCGACAACATCGCAAGCTGTATATAATCCAGTTTTCTTATCAGGATTTTCCCTTACTATGTGATTTAAAGTTTCAATTGCTTCATTAAGACTCATTTAATCATTCTCCTTTATATTTTAGCTTTAGATATAATTCTTAACCCAATCTTACCTCTTCCGCATACTTATATAAAATCAAATATGCAGAGTTGATAGACTAGATTTATAATTTATCTTACTCTTATTCTTCGTCTTCATTTTCTACTTCATAACCAATTTCTTCAAGGTGTGCATCTAATTCATTCTGTGTCATAATCACAGCAGTTTCATGATCTCCTTGGTATTGTGACCACTGACATAACATAAACATATCATCTACTTTGCTACCATCAATCTCAACTACACGATAAACGGTTTCATGATAGGATTTAGTACCACCAGTACAGAAATTGCTACCATCCCATTCATCTAAATCAAGATATTTTGAATCCTCAACTGATACCTTTGTGACGGCAATATTTTCTCCTGCCCATTCTTCTTTATGATTACTTCCGTCATGCCATTGATACCAAGGAGCAGTTTCAAATAAACTTAAATCATCAAAGGATTTATTATGAAAATCAAAGCAAACAATTTCTTCTGGTGATTCGGTATTACTGAGTAAGTCAATACTGCCAAAAGTAAAACCTTCATCGGCTAAAAACATTCTCAGATCTTCTTCGTCATGTAATGGATTCCATAATTTTAGTTTTTCATTTAATTTGTCAATATCTGCAACAGGTAAATCGGCAATACTGCAAATTGAGATATTAGATAAGTTTATCATCTGTGAAATTTCGTGAGATGGGATTAACATACCACCACGATCAGTATTTTGGTTATAATCTGATTCCCAAATTTCAAAGTTTTTCATTTAGACATTCCTCCTTTAATTTTCATTTAATTTAACCAATAATTCCTAAATCACGGAACATTTTCATTTCTTCTTCACCTGTTAATACTCTATACTCAAATATTTCTTTAACACTTACAAATATATCACATTTAAATCCTTTACTACCACCAGAATTATGCCATTTTTTAAGATCACTTACTGTAAGAACATTAGAACGATATTTACCACCGTTAATATCTTTAATATAATAAGTTTTCCCATTTTTACGATAGAACATTTTAAATCCTCCTTATATTTTTAATCATTTCATTAAATCATCACTCGAAAAATTAAGGAAGAGATTAATATTCCCATTCTGAAATTGCTTTCTGTATTACTGCATTATACTCTTCCTTAGTACCTCTAAAATATAATCCTGATTTATCATGGTTAAATCTAACATCAAGAGATGCAACAAAATCAGGATTATCTAAAAAATCATGGTCATAATCAGGATTAAATTCAAATTGACAATCTTCATCACCATACGTACCTATTACTAGGTAATTTGTCATTTTAGCAAGTTTACGTTTATTAAGTTGCATTTCAATAACTGCTAATTCTAAATATGTGTCAACCTTCTGATCCCAGTGTACTAATGGGTCTTCTAAATCAGCACAAATTTCTAGTGCATCTTTCTTATCCTGTAATAATTCTACATCAGAAACTTTCTCAAGATTATCCCATATTGCAGTCATAAATTCAATATTGGATTTAAACATTTTATCACTCCTTAGTTTTATTAAGATTGTTAATATAATTGTATCACAGAATGATTCCAGTTGTCAATACACATAAACACTATTTATAAAATTTATTTGACAAATTATCATTTTTAATTTATACTTTATTTATCAACTACCATTTAGCCTACCTATGAGGAATTGAAACATATACTTAGTCATGTTCTAAATGAACAAATTAAGTTATGGTAGTTGATATTCAGTAATAAAAGTAGTCTACCTATAAGGTTGAAACTCTCCTTTAATCGGGAGAGTTTTTCATTTCTGGTATTTCTTCAAAAGAATAAATATTTTCTACATCACCACGACCATTTAAAACAGTAATTTTAAAACTTTCTGTATCAACAACATATAAAACGGTACGTTCTTCATCGCATTCAAGGATGGTAGTTTCTCCCTCAAATATAATTGGAGCACTACCATATGCAGTTTTAGGAAAATTAAAAGTATCATCTTCTGTAAGAAATGGTGTTAAATCATTGTTAATTATTACTTGACTGTTTTTTTAAAAATCATTGATAAATTCCTCCCTTAATTTACATCATTATGAAATAATTGTTTTATTCAAAGTTTACCACTATATATTGTGTGGCATGAAAATTATAAATACAATATATAGTGATATAGTATTAACCCTGTGTAAATCCAAACTCTTTACCTAAACTATGACCAATAAAATGAATAAATTCTTTACCTCCCTGAGTTAAAAATTTACCATCTCCCTTACATTTTACACAACATCCTAAATAATATCCTGATTTGATTATCTCAGGTGGATTAGTAGTATCACCTTTACATACAGGACAATATTCCTCCATCTGAACACCTTGAAAACTGTAAAGTTTAACTTTTGACATAATTATTACCTCCTATTAAAATGGTGTTTTAATGTTAACCTATAACTATTAAATTTTACTTTTCGTGTGTAGGTGATTGATTACACATCGGACATAAAGAAGGATTTTCTGATTCCCAAGTGTAGTTACATCTATTACAGCCATATAAATGTTTTTTATTGTAGATATTCTTAACTGCATTAATAGTATTTTGAAAATCCTCTTCAGTCATTTTCTGACCATGTGGACTTCCTGCAATACCTCTTCTACCTCCTGCTAAATTACCAAACAATTCTTGCATAATACCTACACAATCAACAGTACCATCTGAGCACGATATTGTAATTTTACTATCTTTGGTATAATACGCAACAATCATATTTGCAAGAGAATTTAAAGTAGGTGAGAAATAAGAACCATTAACGAATATACCATTAGATTTATAAACTCTTACTTCTGGTGTTTCTTCTAACAATAATGATTCTGCAATTTCTAACTGTTTTGATTCCCATACTTTACCTTTTTCTATATATTCAGTGTTATCATAACCAATACCAAGTATATAAGAAATAACTTGAATATGGTTTAAAATACTTTCTGTACATTCGGTAACTTCAGATACTCTAGGAGTTCTATTTTCGGATGACCATGCCCAATATGCATTAAATATATCTTGATACTTTTGTTCGTATTTATGAATATGGTGTGCTCCGTTTACATCTAGGTATCCAGCAATCTCCCAAAACTTTGGATACTCTCGTGAGTAAGGTTGATTGCCCATTAGAATTGCACAACCACCAACGGTATCTAAATCAGGGACAAGTATTACTATGTTTTTATTTGGCGTTTCTAAAACATGATTATAGTAACTTGACAATGGCAATGTATTATTGCATGGTGCAGGATGGTTTATAAATTCTTCTACATGATGAGCGAATGTAACCATAGTACCTTTTAATACTTTATTTCCGTATTCTGCTTCTACAGTGCAATGTGCCTCAAACGGTAAACTTTGTGCTAATTCCCATGTTGGTACAATAAATACTTTGGTGTTCACGTTTGTTTCTGGAATAACTAAGTTGATTTTCATTTAAGAATACCTCCTGTTTTATATATTTAGTTTATTTTTATTATCCAATCTTATCACACTTGCTCACTCTGCAAAAATGTGAATGAGCAAGTATAACAGACTAGATTATTTTACATTATCGACAGAACAGAATAGTTTATAATCAACTGCATTAATAACTTGGTAAACACTTTCATTCCATGAAAAATATTCATATTTGAGTTTACTTGCCATTTCACAAGCATCCTCTATTTTCCAACTACATATTGATGCCATTTTTACGTGTAAAACGTCTTTCCAAGATAATTTATTCATTACAAAATCCCCCTTTCATTTCATTTTAAGTTAATTGGTAATCTCAGCCCACACAATTTCAGATTTATTTCTACTTACTGCACAGTTAATTGCATCTATAGGTGATTTACCATAAAACAATTCTGTACTAGTAGTTTTAAGAATGGAATTATCAATTTTTACTTCTAGGAACATTTTTATACTGTATCTGTTTATTCCAAGGTAGTTAGAATATTCGCAATTGATACAAAATATCCAGTTATTATGTTCGCAGCCAATGCAATTCTTGTTTATGTTTTTCATTTATGTATCACCTCTTCAATTAATTTCTTTACTTATCCGATAATTAATTATAACACATTGTAAATATAATAGCAAGTATTAATTATCGGATATTTGAGGTTTTATTGATAATACTTAATCAATTCCTTTAGAAATAGTATTTCCTTTCCTTGTTTTACACTTTACTAACTCTATTTTATATCTGTGTGATAATTGGTTATTGCTATTATGATTTTCGATTATCTTATCTACTTGCTCCTTAGTAAATCTTGAAGCATGACTTAGAGGAACAATTTTTTTATTTTTTATTAAATAACCTATTAAACTCCCTTTATCAATACTTATATTAGAGAGTAGTTTAATGAAATACTTTTGCATAGATAAAACCTCCATTATTAATAAATATTTAAATAATATTCTCACCACATATTGGACAATAATTCCATTCTGGTTTTAAATTATGACTACTACAACATGGTTTTTTAACTTTGACTAATCGCAAGGTAAATTTTTTGGAGTATATCTTCAATACCTTCCAAAGAAGTATAATTCCAATGTTTTATATTATCCAGAATATAATCTTGGCTTTCTGAAATGATATGAAAAACAAAAGTAGTATTTTCACTCGACATATGATAATGTGAACCACCATGACAATCATAAGCACAATTACATGCAGACGACAGGGAGTAAGGATGACGTATTATTAATACTCACCATACCCATTTCTATCATAGTGGACACTTTCAGCATTATCTTTTATGAAATTTTCAATATTATCAGCATTTAAACTGGAAATATCAATGTTATTGGCGTTAGCAACAAAAATTTCTGTGCTGTCGCCTTCGTAATCATATGGCGCTCTCACTTCAAATACAGGTGAATTATGAATTATAATCAATACACCTTTTACAACTTTGAGGTTATATTTTTCATCTTCACAACCACCTTTTTTAACTATTATTTGCATTAATTTTCACTCCTTCCGCATCAACTTCACATCTACCACAGTAAAAATGTGGTGCATATATTTCGTCATGCAATTGTGAGTTGCATAAAGAACAGATATATTGCTCTGAATTAGATTTTTGAACATAATCATCAGTAAATTCGGTAAGGCAATCCATATTACTATCTGAACTACCAGCTACTCGTATTAAATCATCCCCAGGAGGTGTGTCGATTTTATATCCTTCCGGTATTTTACTAATCCAGCAACAACGGTCACTGGAAAAGGTATATATTATATTTGACATATAAACGTTCCTTTCTCAATTGGGTATAATAAATGTTCTTTGTTCCAATCCTCTGACGAAATCCAGTTACAGTTATTTAAGTCATTTGTTACAACAGGTAAATCTTTAACTCTTCCAGGAATATCGACATCCTCGAAATAAATAATGCCAATAACTTCCTTCTTATAATTTTCACAAAAAATCTTGTTGATACTAGGATTAAAAAACATGGATATACTGCCTAATTCCACAACTCTTCTCTCCTTGACTATTTTCTCCTCTCAAAATATGCTGTTTTTGGTAGTATAGGTATAATTCCTTCCGCATATTCACAACCTTCACACTGCCCATTACGAAAATAATTTTCATCGTGCGGGAAGTACCCACAAGTTAATTTTAATTGTATCATCAAATATCACTCCTTAATTTTATTTTTATACTTCCTTCGTTCTTCCCTCATAACTTCAAGATTAATACATAAAACATCAGCAATATCAAACAATTCCTCTGCAGTAAAACTATTATGTTTAAGTTTATAACCTGCTGTTTGCTTAGAAATATTAATCTTATCAGCTAACCAATTCTTTTGACGTTCTTGTGATTTTAAAATATTTGAAATATATTCTGATACAAACATTATGTCGATTTCCTTTCCTGGCTATCTTTACTTCATCTACCTACTATAATTAGTATACACGATATAGTAAAGATAGTCAATAGTTTTGTAAAAATATTTTTACTTAATTTTAAATTGATACAACTCCTTACTTAACTAAATAATAATTAACCTGTGCATCAAAACTATCATCAAAATCGTCAAAATCGTCAAATCTTGAATCTGCAATATTATATTTTTGCAACATATCACCTAACTGTTTTCTATTATCCCAGGTTAATTTACCTTTCTTGTAATTTTTATATAACCTAGAAACTTGCTTTTTAAGTTGCCAATGAATACTTACTACTTGCAATTTCTTTTGTAAATCATTAAAGGTAAAGTTAAAATCCATTTTTATACAACTCCTTCTGATTTGTCTATTGACATTTTTAAATTTCTTACAATACGATTATCATTTATTTTATCCAATATATACCTTGCAATATCAGACATAGGATAAATATAAATAACATCGTTGGGTAAACAAAAGTTTAATGTTTCTTTAGTTAACATCGTTCCTAATCCTAAACCTTGATGATTCTTATCAATTGATAACACATCAAAGTTTAATAATTCATGTTTTTTATTTAATTGTTTTTCGGTGATTGGATTTATATCAAGTGTTCTAATGGTAAGGTATGCAATAATTTCTGATTTTTCATTTTCGATATAAATACCAAAAAATGGGTTAATTATTGTTAATTCATGATTAGGAGATAAATTAGGAGTAAAATCATTATTTGCCCATTTGATTTTAAACTGATTCATCTTTAACACTCCTTCCAATAAATGTTATAAAATCTTTGTTTTGTTATGTTTTACAATTCTTCCCATTTAACTTTATGGTTATTTCTTCCCATTAAAGCATCAAAAGATTCTTCCAATATATTTTCAATTGCTTCTTCATACTGTTGCATCAATTCACCTTCAAGTGGAAATTCTGCACTATTAAAAGGTTCTTTATTACATACCCTTTCATCTGCTTCATGATAAATTCCACCAAGGATAAAGTCAGGTAAATTCTTAATAGTTTCTAAATTCGTTAATCCTGTGGCTGAATATTTACTATCTATTGTTACTTTTTTCATTAACTCCACTCCTTTAAATTATTATGTCCTCTATACTATCTTACTTGTTGTTTATAATCTAAAAGTGTAAGATAGACAACAGAACATATTAATTAAGTTTAACTATTTAATATTGCCTCAATCTGTTTTAATTTGTCATAATCTTTTATACCTTTAACCCATTCACCAATCTTATAATAATTCTCATGCACCCAAATGTGCTTATCAACATCTTCCTGAGTAGCGAAGATGATTTTTCCTATTTCCTTTTTCTTAACTTTACTATAGCCGTCAAATATATAGCTTTGCTTTGTTTCTCCTGTGATTTCTTTCAGTACAAATTTTGCTTTGTAATAACATCCAACAGTTTTATTGCCTTGGTCATCGTGGTATTGTCTTACTGTATCGTCAAAAACAAATACTTTATCGCCAATTTTCATATGTAATCCTCCTTCACAAATTGTAAATATAATTTCTATAACTATATTACCACACATGTTCTGTTATGTCAATACTAATTTTAATACTATTTTACTATTTCATCAACTATTTTTAGGTTGCTATTATACAAATATTGGGACTTTAAAATTCCCAAAAGGTGGTCATGTTGTCGCTGTTATAGACTCATATAACTTCCATATCTACAAACTACTCTTAAAACTCTCTAACAAAGTTTTTGTTATACTCTGTTGCCGTTCTTTGTGTTATATTGTATTTCTTACATAATTCCTCTAATTCCATAATATTATAATCATAAACAAATTCTTGTTTAGCTTTCATATCCCACTTTGTATTAGATTCTGGGATGCTCAAGCCTTGAATCGGTTTTATGACTTCTGTTATTGACACTTTTAATAAATCACATAAAGCCATAGCAGTTATAAAATCCGGCTTATATGCGTTGTTATGTTTTCTTAGTTGATAAATGGTTTGTACCGGAATTCCAGTCCATTCGGATATTATAGAAGGTTTTAAGTCCTCCTTATCCATTAAGGATTTTAGGTTAGCTTTGATTATGTCTTTGTTTGTGGTTTGATACTGCTTATACAGTTTTAATAATTCCTTTTGTTGTTGTATGTTCATTATGTCGGATACTCCTTCCTATTAAACTTAGATTTCTATAATATTTATGTATTTTAGAAGCATATGTATTAATAATCTTATATGTACGTGTATCCTTGTAGGATTGATTTTAAGACGGTTTAATTTGTTTGCCTATGTTGTTTTAACCTTTTGCTAATGTGTAGCATTAAATCGCCTCATATAAAGAAGTGTACAAACAAAAAACCACTAACAAATATTATAAAAATACTTTGTTAATGGCTCATAGGCTCAGGTGTTTATTCAGTTATGACTATATGACTATATGACTATTTCCTTTTTGCATCGTTTGCAGTATACAGCTATATTTTTTACCTCTGCACCTGCTAGAAGTTTAAAAAGTTTTTGCCTACAGTGAGGACATAAAAACCAAGTAAATTCCATTATTTATTATACCCCTTTACTACTTTTATTACACTCTCTAATTGCTCAAATCCAAAACTCATACATACAAAATTCTGTCTTGCAGATATTTCCATAGAGTAAATATTACCTTCCTTATCCCATATTAAGGTAGTATAATAACCATACTTTTTAAAATCCTCCTGTTCTTTTTTGGTTCTTTCCTCTATCCAATTTTTCAAAGAAGGAATTTCTTTAACGAATTCATAAGGCAGTGCGTAACGTGCTAGACAGTTACTTTCATAATACTGTTGAGACCGTACACCGTCAAGAACACTAATATTAATTTTTGTTTCTTTAAAGGGTGTATAGCCTGGTACTGAGCAATCACATAAAGGTTCTACTGTGTTGTAAATATACAAACCTTTGTTGACTACTTCCATATTGTCAAAATCACAATTTAGATTTTCATTGACAATTTTTAGAATGTTATCTTTGGTATACTCAAAATGAAATTTAGTAACGTGCGACAACTGACTCGAACTGTTATTCCTAGTATCCCATGTATGATCCGCATAAAAACAGCAATCAACATGACCTACAACATCAAGACCTTTAGCATATTTTGGAGTTTTATTGGTGTTTTGAAATCCATTTATTTCTATGTAAATCAATCTACCTTCAATGTTGCGTATTCTAGTTCTTATCCGACAATTGCCTACTACTGTTATTTCGCTCCCTGCACCTTCAAAAATTAAAGTTTTATTCATTGTGTATGCCTCCTGTTATATGTATATTTTTATTCCCTCACTCTGCGTTGTATCGGACTTGTGACCGTCTAACCTTTTTATGGTTAGGTGCATTAAGGGAAGGGATTTTAACCCCTTCAATCCTTACTTTCTTTACATATTTTTAAAACTTCCTGCAAATTATCCTTAAATGTTGCTTTGGCTTCATTAATTTGTTGTTGCAACATCTCATTAAAAACTTTCTTAATAGTTTGTTCTGTTATTTCTGTCTCATTGGCTAATACTGCGGTTATTAGATCATCATGAGTAAAACCACTCAGTAGATCATCTAGAACATGAAATGGAAATTTATTATTCATTATAAAACCTCCTGTTAATTTATGAAGTTATAACCCCATGTTGTTTTGTCTGTTATATCAACCATCTTATGGTAGTATTTATTTGTTTTTTTATCGTGCATATACTGAGAAGTATAAAATCCCGTGTACATCTCCGACATGCAAAACATTTCTATGCCATCTATTGTACACCATTTAATGGGAGGTAGTACATTTAACATTTCTTCCCAGATTTCTTCATCAATCTCTTTCAATGGCTTATCTAAGAAATACTTTCTTTCCAATTGCACAAATTCTTCATATGTCATAATTTCATATTTTTTACCCTGTGCCTGTTTCAAGTAAGTTTTAAATTGCACGGTATCAGGATAATTTTTACAGTGGTTACTCCATGTTTCAATGTCTTCTTTATTTGATTCAATAGCTTTAATCAGTGTTTCTTCTGCCTGAATTTGGCTATTTGAAAAATTATAAATATTAATACCTGCAACATCAACCACACATAAAGTATTACTTTGCAACATTATTATCAATCTCCTTCTATTTATATTTTATTTTTATTAGGGTTATTCCCCTCTCAACAATTATAATTATATAGTATTGAGATACTAAAGTCAAGCAGATTCATGTAATTATTTTTATAATATTGATTAATTATAAGAGGTTAAAACCTCTTATAATTAATCAATATTATTAACTGCTAAATTATAACTTGCATAGTCTGAGTATGTCCAATCTTTTGTATTCCATTTATCTTTCAAATTTTGTAATTCTTTTTCTAAGACATACAAAGCATCGTTAATGGTGTTAATAAATAATCCATGTTGATCTCTAATACTCTGGTCGTTAGTTTCATCTAACGTAACAGAAATATAATTTCCTTCAAGTTGTTTAAATAGGTTTATACTTGCTTCAATTTGTGCTTTGCGGTCATTATATTCCTGTTCGGTGATTTTATTTTCATTGTTCGTACCTCCAATAAATTATATTTATTATCTTTGTAATAGTATATCAAAATAATATCTTAGTGTCAATGTTATAATCAATGTTATATCTATAGAAAAACAAAAAAGACTGGTTAATTATCCAGTCTCAATTATATATTTTTACATTTATTATATTGCAGTTTTATCTCCTTTTATCCAAGTTTGCATATTACGCATAACATTTATACATCTTCTAAGCAATACCTTCCTATCTTCTATACTTTTAACATTATCTAATATTTCAATTCTTAATTTATTGGCTCTATCGTACATTTTAATAAAATCATTATGTATAACTAATCTATTATATTGCTTCTTCCTTTCTGACATTTTTTTATTTTCTTCCCTCCAACCATCAACGCCACAAGAATTATTTTCTGCTGCTTGTGCATAGAATTCAAGAGAATCAACTTTTTCAAAATATTCTTTATTGGCTCTATATATAATTTTATCGACGGATTTAATTTCTTTGGTATCTCCTGCCTCAATGCATCTATTAATTAAATCATGAGAAGATTTAGAACCTAAAGCGAATTCTTCAGTTATCCCGTTGTTAAAGGTTATTTCTAAATACATATCATTAACCTCCTGAGTTATTATATTTACCTTCTAAGTATACAATACAATTATAATTATGTCAAGATTAAACTTTGAATGAATTTTTCCTTTTATTCAATTATTGGAAAAATAAAACCCTTATATTATAAGGGTTTATAAGGTGTGCTATATTTCGATTTTTTCTATTAAACTTAATACTTCCTGATAACTCTTATAAATCCCTCTTGAATAATCGGTGTCATTACCTTCAAACCTTTTTTTATTTATATCAGCATTATGTTTAATAATTTTTATCATTTCTTCTACTTTTATTTTCCTACTATTATTCATCTCATTTATTTTAATGATTTCAAAATTAGCATTATTAAATCTGTCTGGTTGTTCTGTCATAATTACTTTAATCGCTTGAGCAGTATTTTCTGCATCAATCAAAATACAATGTTCACCACCAAGAATAGCATCTTTAAATCTAACAACGTATTTATTCATTAAATAACCTCCTCAAAATTATGTATTAACTTCCTACTGACAAGTATCACATAAGTAACATTGACCACCTTCACATTTTGAACATATAGAATCATTTTTATATTTAGCAATAACTGGACAGTCTTCAAAACATGGTAAATCCATACAATGGGTATCTGAAAATTTTAATTCTTTTGGGTCTACTCCAAAAGAAACAGCACGTTCTAAACAATCCATCAATAGGCCTCCTTAAAATATATTAATTTGTTTTTATAATATTTAATACTGGCTTATCATTTACTTTACTTACTCCGCATTCAGGACATATGCCAAGTTTTAACATTAATTTATTACCTACAAATATTTTTTTACAATCATCACATTTTAATTTCATTTTAAAACCTCCTTTACACTTTGAATGAAATACTAGTTTTATCATGTTTTTAGGTGCTGTAAACCCTTGATTTATAAGGGTTTGTAAAATTGGAAATTTCAACTTTTCGGATAATTTATTATATCACAGTGTCAATATAATTGTAAAGGCTTTTCTGTTATTTGTTATAGATAATTTTACCTATATTTTAACAAAAAAATAAAAGGTGTTATTCACCTCCTAGAATCGGCCTTATAATAGTTTCTAGTTTTATTGCTGGGGTTTTACTGATTAGTTGATTAAAGATTATTTCACCTTTGTATTTCACTTTACAATTGTTACCTGATACATAAACTATTATATTTTTATAGATACCTTTTCCGATCCAATTCCCGACTTGATTCTGTTTAAATCCTACACTCTGAAGGTATTCTATGTATTATTGCAGGTGCTTTTCTTTCTTCGTCAACATGTTCAACCTCCTTTTTATTCGTTAAGCAATTATAACACATTATAAAGATAATTGCAAATTAAATATAGACAAAATAAAAACCAGCTTATCGCTGGCCTTAATCTTCTTCAATTATTCCATTCTCTACTAAGGATATATAGGTTTGGTTAGGGAATCTTTCTTGACTCCAACCAATTAATTCCTTTACGTCCTTCTTACTTAGTTTAGGAATCAGCTGGCTTAATAATTCCTTCTGTTCGTATCCTTCAAGCTGATTAAATATACTGTTAAATACCTCAATAGTTTGCTTCTTGCTCATTTTTACATTATCCATTTAATAACCTCCCAGTGATTTAATATATTATGTATCTCTCGATTGATTTAATAATAACAGATAATAAAGATAATTTTGCAAGCATTATTTTTATTCGTTTTAAGGCTGTTTTAGAGGGGTTAAATTATTGCCGGGTGTGACTGTATTGGTTGGAGGTTTGAAGGGGTTATATGGGGATTGTGTTAATTGTGGTAGGGTTTAGGTGTTAAAGAAAAAGAAAAACCTCCTAATTGGAGGTTAATTTTTTAATATTTTTAAGGCTTCTATGCTGTCACTATATCTTTCTATAATTTCCTCAATTTCTCTTTAATCCCTAAAATATAAGATTCAAATTCTTCTACAATCTTAGGGAACTGGTTGGCCTCCTGTTTTTTAATTTCTAACTTTTCCCTTTCTATCTCAGCAAATATTTCATCAATTGGCTTATTAATGCCTACACTACTATAAGTTAATAACTTTATACTTTTAACTTTGTAGTACATAGCACTAGTATAACTATACTTAACATTTCCATGTTTTTCTACTTTTACTTCTAAACGTAAAATAATTTTATTTCTGTTATTTCCTATTATTTCTATATTTCTTTCAGAAGAATTTGCTTTTTGATAAGGGTTATAGCACCTGTAACCTATTTGATCGTGCAATTGATTAACAATATTATTGCATACATCATCATACAGGGAGGACTTTGTATTAGGCTGGATGTTGGCAACACTTTCAGAATTAATAATATCATTAACAATTTGATTTAAAGGTTTCATTCGTTCCACTCCTCAAAAATATGTATTAGATTAATAATAGTATACACAACTAAAATATAATTGTCAACCACTAATTTTATGAAATTATGCCCATTATCTCACATTTGAATAAAAACTATATTTTGTCATGTTTTGACAAAAAGAAAACCCTTGAATAACAAGGGTTTGTAGGGTGCTGTTATATTGATTTTTAAGATTTTTTCATTTCAATTATATCTCTGAATATTTCAGAATCGAATTGTATTTTTTGCATTGCTTCAAATGTTTTTATAGCTTTATATTCTATCTCTAACAAATCAGCATTTAAAATTCCTTCAACTTGTGTAACTGCATTTTTAAGTATTTCCAATTCTCTATTTAACTTTCTAGTTATCATATTAGTATAATGTTCTTGCTTTGATGTTCTAGCCATAAATATTACCTCCTGTTATAGATTAATTTTATATTTTCTGGCAGGAGGTTTTTGCGAATACCTCCGTAAACCGTAAAACTGATTATTTTTCGTTGCAGGTACACCAACCATAAACATGACCACATGGTAATATTCTATGCAATCCTTCCTGCTCCCATACTTCTCTTCTTGGGAAACAGTTTCCGCTGGAATCGTGTAACGGCATGGTAACAAGAGTTAAAAATGGTTCGTCAGTATAACCATGTCTCCTATTGATAATTTCCATAACTTTCCATGATAACCATGTTCCCATTTCTGAATCTACTTCCAGTTCATAACCGACAAGGTTCTCTTTGTTTCTGTCATAAACATGACTACCATTCAGAAAACATCCTACAGTTATTTCACCTGTGACATTTAAAGGGATTATTGAAACTTGGTTTCTACCAATAACTTCTAAAAAATTCATATGTAAACCTCCTGTTATTGTTGTATTCAATTCCTCGTATATCCCAACTAATGTAAAATCTAGATGGGATAAGCCAGAAATTAAATTTTTAATATGCGTTATAAATTTCCATTTCTGCACCACTTTCACAACTATTTACGCCTTTATGGTTAGCGTACCAGTTTCCTTCTTCTTCCACATAAAACGTATCTGTCCCAAAAACCGCATCTTCTGGAATTTCTACTTCTACAATTTCCTTAGCAGGTATTATTATACTGCCTAAATCGGTAACTATTGTAATATCTGTGCTTTCACCATTAAAAATTTTTGTCATTTGTCATGACCTCCTTTATTATTTTAATTCTACCTGCTTTTTATAGCAAATACAACTAAAATAATAAATCTGTTATACTGTTATAATATATTCTGTCATAACCTGCTAACAATATTTTATTATAGATATATTTAGCAATATATAGTATAAGAATCTGTAATACCTCCTGCAAGCATTTGGCAAATTCTTCTTATACAATTTTACTAATGATTCTATAAAGGTTAATTGTTAGCAGGTTTTTATTGTTGTTGTGTCTGGTTTGATTCTGTTAAACTTTTAAATCGGTTAAGGTGTTATAGCTGTTATTACTCAAATTAAAAATAAAAGTTATAACCGTTATTGTCCTTAATCCTCTCTTTCGTTTACCTCTGGATAATTCCAGATTAAATCAAGGAACAAAATAGTAAATAACTTTTATTCATTCCCATATTATAGGTTATGGTGTACCTTTGAGAATATTTTTTCCGTTATTCTCTGACATAGATTAATTTTTGGGTATTAATCAAACCGTATGTATTATTATATATCTATTCTATAAAACTCCTCCTTTAATTTGTGTTCCTGGTGTTATGTTGCGCCCTGTTAACGTATACAGTTACCGCTGGTTAAGTTGCGTTCCGCTTTGTTCCATGCCCCATTGCCATATTAAAAATATGTTTATGCAATGGTCTTTTTCCTGCGTTACTGTTTGGTAAGGTTAAGTATACCTTTCTATAACTATCTTTTCGTGGCTCATAGATACCACTAGCAACATGTTAAAATTATTAGTGTGGATAAGGTTTATACTCCAGAGGAAGTATAATTAATTGCTTCGGCTGTTGCTTGAATTCCGTTTTTGAAGTTAACTTATTCTATCAAAAAGCAATTAGTATGTCAATACATTTTTAATAATTATTTTTACTTTCTTTATTATTTTTTTTACTGAGATTATAACTTTTATAACTTTTTATACTTCCTGTGGCCTTAATCAGCTTGCATTTTCCCTACAATTATCTAAAATCAATTATAACGCCTCTGACAGCCACATACAGCATATGCAGGTACAATGACACATAATTCAATTTTTAACTGTGTTGTGGCCGATTGTGGGAAGGTGAATTATAGGTATGAGGAAAATTAAGCAAAAAAATAACCGCATTGTTAGCGGTTAAGTTCTAAAATATTTTCCCAACAAATCTAAATTTTGAATATTTAATACTTTCTGTTGTCTCTGTATTGGTATAGGTATTTTAACTTTTTGCAGGTATTCGTCACTATATTTTTTAATTGTGACTACATACCTAATTTTTCCATAAGTTTCTTCTTGAGATATAATGTATCTATGATCACTGGTTGCTACTGAATATACAGTATTATCCAAACAGTAATATTTTCCACCAGTAAGTAAAATATTTAATTCTTCTGCATAACTCTGTATTGATATATAGCAGCCAGCTTTTGGATATTTTGCTTTGGCTTGCTGGATAAAATCTTCCTTGGGAATATTTAGGTTATTAAGATTAAATAATTCTGAAATGTTAACTGACATTTGATTAGCCTCCTATGAAGTTATTTTTTAATATTATGTATTTACTACTTATTGCACTGCATCCTTTCCCTTAATTCCTGTTCGCTAATCCTCCCAGCAACAAACAATTTTATTAAACTAATATTCGGCACTTGATCAACTCCTTTCTGATTGGCTGAGTCTATTATAGATTTGATTGACTATATAATAAATACAGTATAGCAAATTTACTTTAATTTGTCTACAATTATTTTTTGCTTGTGTCTTATGTGGTGCTGTTATAGCTGTTATAGATGATTGACAGAAAAGAGAAGAAAAAGACAAATAAAAAACTAGCTGAATAAAGCTAGTTTTTACATATTTTTATTATTAAGCATTTACCTTCTTTTATTTTTTGTCTAGCTTCTTTTGCTGAGAAGGCCAATACTTCAACTATCTTTTTAATACCATCTTCAACACAACCGAAAGTATAGAGTATGTCATATTTGCCTTCAATATTTCTACAAGCACCATTTTTCCTTTTATTTAATATTGTTATAGGATTTAACATTTTTAATACCTCCTATTTTATAGTAAATTTATTAAGGTAATATCTCCTGTTATCAAGCAAGAAATATTTACCTTTTTTTGATTCTATAATCTGAGAAGTAAAAGGAATACTTACATTATTAACCTTTTTATTCCCTCTTACTTCAGTTTTACCAATAGCATCCACTGTTATATTTTCATATACAAATATTAACATATATTTAATAACCCCTTTCTGATCTGATTAAATGCTAAATCTAGTGTTATGTTATTTTTATTACAGTAAGATTTTACCTTATTATAATATTTAGATTTATAATATACTGTTATTATATTGTCTGTCTCAGGGTTTATTACAACGGTTAAATGGTTATAAAAGTATTTTATGCTATTGTCTGTGTTGCCAGAGGGAACACCTTGACATATACAATTATGTATGTCTTCTAATGTTATTTTTCTTTGAATCATTCTTAATTTTGCGTGCTGGCTTAATGTCAAGTTGTTCACCTCCCTGAGTGAAAAAGTTTATAAGTAAGTATAACAAAATTATATTTATAATGCAAGCAAAATAAAAAAATAACCTATTTTAATATAGGTTATTTTTATGGTATTCAACTAAAAATTTATAGGATTTTTCGGATAGTGTTTTTATTAACTCAATATCAGTATCAGCCATAAAAATTGAAGAATTATTATAAGTAATACAATGAGAGACATTTTTATAAATTATTTTGGCCTCGTAGGAATTGCCTTGACCGTACATAGTTTCTTTAATTTGTATTTTGTAATCTCCCATATTTATTGATTTGCTTTTTTGCTTTTTTGCTTTTTCGGGGTCTGTACAAATTCTTTAATTGTCATTCGTTGCACCTCCTGAGTAAACTTAATCTAAAAACATAATTAATTATATTCTTTATCTCTCAAATTGTCAACCTAAAAACATAAAAATCCTGTTTGAACAAAACAATACTTTTATACTGTTTTTGGAGGTAATTTAGTGTATATATTTGTATAATTATGTATAAGTTTATCTAATTATTTTAATTGTAAAAATGACAAAGAAAAACTGGCTCTATTGGCCAGTATGGAAATATTGCTCTAATTCCTTAAACACTGCTTGATATTTTGCAGGTATATTATTAAAATCATAGTATTCTCTAGTATAATAAATATCAAAAGGATGTTCTTTCTTTTTCATCATTAATTCATATTTTAGGCAGTTTGGATATTTAACTATATGATAATCAAGGTAACATTTATCTGTTTCTTTGACTATCCCAACACTAGGAATAGAATCGTATTTTCTTAATACATTTACACTATTTAAAAATTCTTCAGTTTCTTGTTGCTTCCGTTTCCTGGCCTTTTCTATACGTTCAGATCTTTTCTGTTCAAATGTTGTAGTTATAATCATCATTACATACCTCCCAATTTTGCCATATTTCCCAACAACATCCAAAATCCATATGCCATAATCCCAGGAACACTTGCCATTAATAATATTTCTTTCATTGTTCGCCAACTCCTTTTTTTATTTTAGTTTAAGTTTAAAACCTCTTTTAAAATCCCTAATTTTATAATACTATTATAGAGACTTTAAAAGGGATTTTAACCCCTTTTAGAATACTGTTTCTAATTCGTTATAATTCTCATCCAACAAATAAACATTAAATAATGTTCCGTGCTCTTCCTCATATGTAAAAGCCTCTTGAATGGCTTCTTCATGAGATGATGCTTCATATATTGCCATTTGGCATTCATCTTCAAATAATGCTTTATATAACATTAATTCAACCTCCTAAAAATTAAATATTATATTGCTATCTATATTAACATAGGACTGATTATATTACAACTATTATTTTTAATATCTTTATTCTATTTTATCCGGCCAATATGAGCAAAAAAATAAACCCTTTCGGGTTATTTAAAAGTTAAATTTACATTTTCCTGGAAATTGGTTTTCCATGTTTTCCAGTGTTTTCGGATGGTACAAGGTAAAACCCTTGTTTCCGCTAGAGTATTCCACATATACAAAAGTTAAATCGTTGTATGTTACCACTGCTCAATCACCTCCAATTTTGGTAAACAATTTAAGCACCAGAAGTATTTTGTTGCTACAGATTCTTTCGGGGTGTTTCCTTCTTCCTTCTTACATCCACAACAACGGCAGGTGTCTGAGTCTGTCAAAACTACCTTTTTCATTTTCATTATATCGGCCTCCCCAAATTTTATTATATTTTGCCTTGAAAACAGTATACCACAGGTAAATATTAAATACAACTATTATTTTCACTTTCTTTACAAAAACACAAAAAATAAAACCCTTGAATTATAAGGGTTTATAGCACCTTAATTTTACCATTTTCTGTATAAAATCGCTGTTTTGTCATGAAAAGAAAATAACCCCATAAAGGGGTTAGATTGAATCTAAAATATACATTTCTTTGTATTCATCTAAAAACTTCTGAGCATCTTCTTTACTTTTAAATTCTTTAAGTTGTTCGCTCCATACTTCATTGTCTGTATAGGGGTTACTATTTCCTCCTTTGCTCCATATCCAATTATCTTCCATTATAACTAGATTGTCTGGATCATAACCTGCTAATTCTTTAAATTTATTTTTCATTAATAATAACCTCCTCAGAAATTTAATATGTATTTACTATCTATACATAAGTATAATCATTTTTAACATTTTTGCAATACCTTATTACTAATATTTTTATATTTATTTTCTAATAAAAATAACCCTCAATTGAGGGTCATAATATTTCTAAGTATTGGCAATATTCACCGGAGTATTTATTATATAATTTTGTGTCCTGCATAGGTTTATAATTTCCTTCATGCTTACATTGGATTAATAAAATTATTTCCTTTATACTGCCTTTTGCATCGTCTCTAAGAGTAAACATTTTTTCTTTTAGCTGTTTTGCCTTTTTGGTTAGTTCCGTTTTGGTCATATGGTTAATTCCTCCTGTTAATTTATTTAATTCTCTACATATAATTATAATGATTATCTGAGCAAATGCAATACCCTTTTAGTAATTTATTATATTTACTTTTCTTACTGAGTAGCAAAAAAAAATACCCTCCTAATAGGGTTTAAGCTGATTTTATAATTTCAATTGTGGCGAATTGTGCATTATGCTTTTTGGCTTCGCTGTTTTTCTGGTAATTATTAGTAGTTGCCATTAGTGGCCAAAATGCTGTACTATGTTTACTCTTGGAGTCTGTACCGTTTTTATTAACACGTTTCAAACACCAGTCAGTCCCTAACCAGTTTGGATCTCCTGGTGCATGTTCAACCCGAAACAATCCATTATCAGCCTTGAAAAATCCATTTTTAATTTCTACTATGTCACCTTTTTTCATTTCTTTACCGTTTTTATCCATTTATAATAACCTCCTCAGTTAATATGTATTTGACTGTCTACATATAAGTATAAACATTTTAGGATTAATTGCAATACCTTTTTATTAATATTTTTATATTTACTATCTCTTAAATTAAGCAAAAAATAAACCCTCATTATAGAGGGTTAAACTAATTTTACAGTTTTGTTTTCGTGGTCTATCTCTTTAACTATATACCTTTCGCCATTGTTGTCATAGTAGATACTGCCACTATTAAAATTAAACCAGTTAATATAATGTGTCTTTTTACCGTTTAGTGATTCCAGTTCATTCTCAAACAATTCACTAATTATCTCCTGCCCTGCTGTAACCATGTAGTTATCACTTTTAATTCTAAAATTTTTCATAATGTCATGGCCTCCTAAAATTTAATATGTAGTTTTCAAAAAGCAATTCCTATATATAATTATAATCATTTTTAAGACAATGTAAAGCATTATTTTTTATATTTACTATCTATAATTTTTAAGCTAATACTGAGACAATATGATCCACTTTTGCTGAGTAAAGGACATAAAACAATAAACAGACAAATAAAAACCCTTATTTGATTTTACCTTTTTAGGCTATCAAGTAAGGGTTTAAAGTTAATTTAAGCTAATTTTGTTAATAATAATTCTTTGTGGTTGTCGGTAATCAATTCAGCCTTCAAATCATCCTGCAATTGCAATTTTAACTTAATAAAATATTTATCTAATGTGGCAATAATTTTTTTAGCATTCCCTTTTGTTTTTCTATAGTTCAATTCCCTTCTACTATATACCAAATGTGAATTATTAGGCTTAATCAAATAATTTTTGCAATTTACTTCAATTTTCAAATTCTCAGGTAGTTCTGATTCTTCGGTAGTACCTTTTTCAAATTCTCCTGATTCTGCATCAATCGAGAATCTAATATTCAGCATATCATTACGCCAAATTTTATTATATACTTCTGTGCTATTACCTGCCAAATAACAACATATGGAAATTGAACGGTAAATATTACCTACATAGTCAACTGATATTCTGGATAATGGAAAATATTTATTATAGCTGTTTTCGATGGCTTGCATTAATTCATTAATTTTCATAAGGTGTAACCTCCCAATATATTATATTTAATTTTCAAAGTGCTATGTAGAAAAATAATATGTGTTCCGCTTGCTGATATTAATTATATCAAATTCAGTCAGTATGTCAATACAGATAAACAAATTATTATTTTTCTATTCTTTAATCAATACAAAACACCTTCCCAGCCTCAATTACATACCATATACTACCAATTATCTAGCAAAATAAATAATTATTATATCCAATTATTTTATAATTTTAATGAATTTATATCTAATTATTGCCGTAGGAGGCTTTTTGGGAGTGCTGGAGGAATAGAGGTAGTAAGGTAAGGGAATTAGGTTTTTAGGTGGTGCTATGGGGATTGTGTGGAGTTGTGGAGTGAATGAGGGAAGGGTAATAAATTTTGTTGGAGGGATGGACAAAAAATAAAAGCCCGTAGGCTCTAATTATCATCAATTATATAAACACAATTTTCTTTATTTTTCCTGAATTCTCTTTTTCTAACAGGAATAAATTCTTCTGCATTAATGCCAGTTTGCTGGGATAATATAGATTTTATACTTATTACCTCCTTTTGTGGTGTTAGTGAAGATTCTAGAAATATTTTCAAATATGCAGTATAACCTAATATATAGGAATTTAATTTGTAATAAAAGGAATATTGATTCATGATGAGACCTCCTTATGGTTTATGTATTTTTTATTGCTTAATATTATTATATTAATATTATTATATTAATATTATTTATAAATAGTACATATTAAACAAAAAAATAACCCTTTAAAAAGGGTTTAAAATGATAATTTATTTCCAGTTTCATTGTCAAATAATTCCTGTTGACTACCTCCTATATATCTGGGATTTTTACTTTCTGTAATATCTACCCATATTTTGGTAATTGACTGATTGCATTTATTGTAAGCATAATGTCTAAAATCTGGCTCAATCTTACATATTTTACCTTTTGTAGTAGGTTGCCCATATCCATTTACTGCCAATATTACCTCTTCTCCTAATTGAGAATTAATGTTAATCATTTTCATTGTAAAACCTCCTTATAAAATTTATGTATTTACTTTCTATATATAATTATAAACATTTTCGGATTAATTGCAATAGGTTTTTTAATATTTTTATATTTATTTTTCTTGATTTTTTGGGCATTTGAGAAAAAGAAAAAACACCTGTTAGAAGGTGTTTAACATTCCCAAAGTTTATCCTCTTCTATTTCTGCTTCTGTGCGATCTCTGAGTATCTTTCTACATATAGGACATTTGACAGGGTTTTTATCCCAACACCAACACCCACAAGTATATTGAGTGTATCCTTTCATTATATTTATATCTGTTTCTGTCACTAGGTTTAACTTTTCTGCAAGTTCCCAGAGGTTACTGACTATATATGTATCTTTTTTAGTTTTCCCTGATTTAATATTTATGTCCCTGTCAATCGTACCAGAGAATTTTTGTTGAAGTTGCACAAGTGTAAAATAATTCTTTTTGGTTGTTTTTGCCATTTGTAAAACCTCCTTAAAAAATAATATATTTCAACTACTATTATATACTAATAGATAATAAATGTACATTATTATTTTTACTTTTCATAAATTATTTATTGTTAATTTATGGTAGATATTAACCAGAAGATAAATACATAAAAATTAACAATCGTTTACTATATATTATTATCTCGATATTATAATATTTAATTATTCATATATCGAAATATTACAATATACATTTATTACCTATTATTAACCAATCAATTCCCTACATAATTTCATAACTATAATTTATAAACATTTCCGGTAATATCCATATAGATATGATGCTAAAATAAGAAGTATAATGGTAACATGATGTTAAATAAACACTGAGACAGACTATAAATATAATAATTTTAGGGTTAATGTAGGGTAAATATGAGGTGAATTATACATTTATACATGTATAATAGAGTGTATATGTATATTTATACTGAATATTGTTAATATATTACATTGATGATCCTTGTACCTATGATTATATAAGAGTTTTTTATGGCTTGTCAGAATGCCCAGGAATGGCTGTATAAAATATTCAGTGTGTATTTGTACCTTGAGGGAATAGAGGAAGGAAGAAGGAAAATTGATGATTAGAGAAAGAGAAATTAAAGAATAGATTGATTGATGATATTTGGATGATACCAAGATGATGTTAAATTTTTAGTTTTGGATGGTAACATGATTAATAACATGATAATAAATTTTGTGGTAGCATAAGCGGTAACATAGTAAGTAACAATGGGAGATAGAAATAATATAAATTATTAATTGGCTGGATTAACTTTTTACCCGTTTAAACGGGTAAAAATAATACCAGTCAACGATTGTCGATTAGACTATAGGTTAGTGAGGCGATATAATTTTTAATGGTAGCAGTGATATTAATATTAAGTAGCAAAAAGTAAAATTTGATACCATACACCTAAATAGCAATAGTAAAATAAAAGTTGTCACTTATAAACCATAAAATAGTAGCAAGTAAAAATTAAGATATAAAAAAAGGATAATTATAAGGTATAATATAGACGGTATCATAAATATATCATGATATAAAATTAAATAATAAAAAATTGGGTACACAAACAGGATAATGATATATACTCTATTGCCTGTTCTAGTACCCAATTTTATTTTTATATTCTATTCATCGCCATATAATAAATTATCTATATCTTTATTTATTCTATCTTTTTCTTTTCTATTGTAGGATATAATATTATCAATTAATTTTCTTGTTTTATGGTTTATAACAGTATCAATTATTTTATCATTATCAGTAATATAATTATCATTAGAACGTCTTAATAATGTTGCTTGTTTATAATCATATTTATCAATTCTTCTTTGACCTAATACTGGTGGCAATTCCTCTATAGCTTCAATATGTCGCTTTTCAGTATTCTTTACTATGTTACTAGATATGATACCATTTAGAGTAACCTTAACATCTTTCCTTTCTTCATAATCTAATAGATACTGATTAATATTATTTAATTCTTCTATTACTTTTTCGTGAAATACTATATCATAACTTGTATAGTAATATAAAATATCAAATTCTTCTTCTCGTAGTTTATTGCATACTCTATCTATAAATTCTAAATATTTACCGCATAAAAATATATCTTGCTTAGTTTTAAATCCCATTTCTTCAGCCATCAATAATTCATATTTTATTATATATTCTCTTTCTATTTTGGTAGCATCTCTATGTATTTCTTTTATTGATTCATCATCATAATCATATACATCTTTTATATCAGACTCTTTTACTGCTACCGTTTGAGTAAATTGCCAATTGACAAGAAATTTATTCGCTAGACGTTTTAAGGCTCTTTCAACTGAGTTATTAAAATTCTTATTATTTATATCATAGAATTCCTTTATGTTTTCTGATTTTACTTTTATATAGTTCGCTGAATCAGCTATATTGTATTTTATATAGTGATAGTTAGTATTAACCATGTTAAGAGATTGTAACATATTATCTTTACTTAGATATATTCTTTTATTATATTCATCTTCTGATTCGTATTTTTGGACTAGTAGATCAAGGACTAGCTTTTCTATATATGTATTATAGATATTATTTCCTTGATTATCTATTTTGATTATTGGGTTATCGTATATTTCAGTTATTATGTATTTGTGGCCTTGTTTAATCCAGTTAAAATATTGTTTCCATATTTCAAATTGAAGCTTTTTATTTCTTCCTCCTTGCTTTTCTTCTTGCTTTAGTAAAATACACATTCCTTTATAATTTTTGATTATTAGATTAATATATAATACTCTTTTTACTATCTCATGTAGATCATTTGTTGTGGTATTAATAAATAGTTCCTCCTTTTTCGTTTGGCTTTAATCTAATTGATTATTATTTTTCTTTTTCTACATATTATTTATACAATTCTATAAAAAACTATTGACATTTAGCAATATTATTATATCTATTTTCTTCTGTCCTCCTTTCTTTTTAATTTGTTGATGAATTGATGATTAATTGATGGATATTGTATAGATTGTATATATAATAGCGTCGGTAAATTTCATTATAACATATTGAGAATTGAATGTAAAGAGTTATTTGTGGGAATTTATGGTAGGTTGGATTATGATGTGCTGTTATGGAACTATATGGAAGGTGGTTTTTGTTGGTCTGTTATAGAGGATTTGGGGTATTAGGGAAATTATGGATTTAAAAATGGACAAAATAAAAAAGCCTACCCGGTTAAGGTAGACTTAAATTATATTATTCTTGTCTCCAAGCACTTACAATAGACAAGCTGACATTTAATTGTTTTGCTATTTCCTGAGCATCCTCTTTAGTCTCAATTCCGGCATATTCCTTAACCCATATTCCTGTTATTTCACCAGGAATTAGGATTATTTCGTTGTTGCAGTTGTCACCTCCCCTTCCTGAGTGTTTTTTCCATAATTGACTATAAGAAAAAGCTGGTGTAAAATAGTCTATGTTATCGAATATGCGTTTATACTCAGATCCAATTTCTGTATATAAATCGGTACAACTTGCCATGACTACTTTACCTTTTACAAATATTCCCATTAAGCCTATTGGCTTATTAGGAGTTGAACAACAAATTTCCATATAATTATTATTACTATCTGTTATACTATTTAAGATATTATTAAGATTTCTCTCAGGTGAACCATTATTAAAAGCGGTTAAACCATGAGAAAAGTTATAATTATCCATGTTGAGTCGTGGTGAATTGATTGCTGTATTACGGTTAATTTCTGCATAATATTCTTGTGTGTTATCAGCTAATTTGTCATTCAATCTATTCATATTACCAATAAATGCATAATATTGATCATATGAGCGAATTTTATTATTAAAGAAATTATATGTATTTATTACAATATCTGAAAAATAATAACTATTTTTAGTAAAATGACAACGGAAATTATAATTGTTATCTTCTGTAAATTCTGTTATCTTCAATAAATCATCTCTATTAGAATATGGGATTAATTTCCCTTCTGAATCTATGACATTATGCGGTAATTGTAAAAATCCTACAAAGATAGTTCTTTCAATATCTCCATTGTCATTATATTCCTTGTAATTAACAGGAATCAAGGAATTAAATTCAATGGATAATTTATCTAGGTATGTAGGATTTAAACAGGTTTGTTCCTCTGGATAAAACATTGAATACATATTTGGAATATATTTGTTTTTAATTTTTTCTGGCATAGTGGATAAGTCTAAGAGTATGTTAACGTGTTCTGAATTGATTTTACAAATTGGTTGATCATTGTTGGTAGTAGAATTCCATTGGCAAAGATAGGGAATGCTATTGTCAGTCATTAATATCAACTCCTTAATTTAGTTGTCTGTTATAAATCCTTTGTAAAATACCTTATTTTGTTATATGTATAATGCTTGTTGCTTACTGTTATAAGGTATTTTACAAAGGATTTGTTTTCATCCCTGCATCAACCAGCTTATTTGTTCCATTGTGTTAACCTCCTTATATTTGGTTGATATTGTTATATTATGTATATGTTATATTAAGGTAAATATTAAAATACCTTTAGATTACATATTGCATGGTGGTTGGTGGTGAGCTGTTATATGGATTTTTGGCAATATGCAAATTAAAGATATCTTTGTTATACTGTTTCAATACATCCCATGTTACGGTTAGGCACTCCTTATAAAATCCTTCTTTTGTTATGTGTTGGAGGAAGAGTGTAGAAGGACTTTATAAGAGGTTTTTTAGCCTCTACATTGGTGTTACCTCCTGTTATACTATATTTACCTTCCCATAACCTACCATTTCTAGTAGGCTAACGGAAAATAAATTATATGTTATATTGTTATAGATAATTTTTAGGCTCACACTGTACACAACCACCGCCACGGCAAAACAAACAATAATTTTCTACTTCTTGTTGTTGCTCTTTTTGTTCCTCCTGCTCTTCTTCTGTCAAAATTTCTGATTCATCAATACCGGATTTTTGTAATATAGATTTTATACAATCCGGGCAATACATAAAGTTGTTAGTGTCGTGTTCTTTTCCGCATAGACTACATTTATTCATTTTTTGTACCTCCTTCTTAATTTATTTAAAACAGGTTAAATTTAGTTCTATTTTTAACTTATCCTCTAGCAAAATTTCTTTAAATCTGTTAAGAATTAACTCCCTAAATTTAGGAATTGATTCTTCTGAATCTAAATAAATCCAAGCTGTTAAGGTGTCTATACTTCTGTTCTGTTCCCAAAAAGATAAAATATTAATGTCTTCTTCTTTGTGTATTTTGCTAGGATAATCATTTTTAATATAGTAAAATTTAGGAGATTCTTTGTAAATTTCTAAGTTTAAGGTTTTTTCGGTTAAAATACCTTTTTTTAATTCTAGGGAAAATTTTAAAAGTTGCATCGGTTGGTACTCCTATTTAGAATTTTAAAAATGTTAGCATTGAATCAATTTTAGAAAATAACATCAATACTAACATTTTTAGATTTAAAATAATTTATTGAGTTAAACGGATTAAACGGAATAATTAAAATGTGGTGTGCTGGTTAGTTCCTCTATAGTTTTTCCGGTTCTGCATCCAACAATAATATGATCCGTACCTGGATATAAATTTTCTAAATAACTGTCAATGTCGCCTGGGAGATGTAAGTCTAATTCGTGTGCTATTACGTTGTTTATTTCCGGGCTGATTGTGTCGGTATAAAAAATTTGGTAATAATCAAGTTTAGCTTTTAGCGGTGTTAATATTTCGGCAGTATCGGCAATGGCTTTTTTATAACTATTAATCATATGCGTATCGGTTAAGGTTGTTAGGGTAGATTCCAAAGTTTTAATTTGAGTATTCCACATTTTAGCCTCACGGATAATGTTATTTAGGTTAATATTAGTCATTGTTATCATTCTCCTTTTATTTACATTTATTTTTAATCCTTTATAAAATGCAGGTTGACCGTGTTAATTTGTCACTCCTGCATTCAAAAAAGATTCTAAAATATATATTAAAACAATGATTCGGCATGCTCTGTTATAATGTGCTCCTTCTCGGCTAGACATTTTTCATAATTCCCGGTGAAAATTGTTGTTAATATTGTGTCGTCGTTGTCGTTGTAGGATACTTCCTTTATGTGGTGAGTACCATTTTTGTAAATTATTACATATTCAGTATTACCTGCATAGAAATTTTCATGTGTCATTTTTCTCATATCTCCTTTTTAGTTTTAGTTTAGTATAAGTTAATTTGATTAATCGGTATGGTGCAAGCTGTTAAGTTGTTATACTCCTACACTATATTTACCTGGTTAGGTGGCAGTGTAGGAGTTGTTATAGTGTTATTGGTTTAATTTTGCTAGTTGTTTTAATCCCCATTTGGTTTTATACTTTATTTCAATACCTGCAAAATAATTATCTCTTGCCTCAAGTTGGTCATCTTCAGATACATCAAAGTTTAATTCGCCTGTCTCTGTATCCATTTCATAATCTCCTGTGGATATAGACATATAAACAATATTGTTATAGCTTATGTTTTTTGCATTTTCATGTCCTGTTATAATATCGTCAGAATGGAAATTTCTTTCTGAGCAGTCTTTATAAATAATGTGATAATGGCATTCACAACTATGTCTTTCAATTAGATTAAATCTTTCTCTGGTAAATACTTGCCTCATGTTATCGTGTATATATTCCCACCAATTTCCATTTGAATCTTCATAGAAATCATAATGGGATTTGAAAATTTTGTATTGTTCTGCAACTAGCTTTTTGCGTTCAATGTTATAGTATTTTCTGTTATCAATCTCATTTTTGATAGAAGTTATAATGTCCTTTTTAACGTCCTTTAGGATGCAGGCTGCTGCTATTGGTTTGTTGGTTCTGTTATACTTCTTTAACCATTTACTGCAAAATTCTTGCTTCTGTAAAGGTGACTGCATATATAATGGTTCAATCTCGTTGGCGTATTGCTCGTATGGTATTTGTAAAGCTGTTATAGTACAAAATTCATGATGCATCATTTGTATGTACCTCCTTTGTTATGTATTGGTTTGTTATACTCCTACACCAAGCGATTTTATCAACAGTGTAGGAGTATTGTTATTATTTCCACTTTTTGTAATACTTTTTAATTTCTTCTGCTTCTTCCTTGTCATCAACTACTATAGTATCGCCATATTGCCAATTATTGTTTTTTGCTTTACACTCCCAAGGACAACCAGAAAAATGATAATTGTTATTTGTATTCAGTTTTAAATAAATTTCAAAATGTGATAAAGCCTTTTCTGCATCTTCTAAGGTACTGGCTGTTATAGTTATTTGTACTGACCTGCCAGTTATTTTCTTATTGTCGTCACGGTCTATTATGTATTCAAATTTTGATTTCATGTTATAACCTCCTTTTATTATAAACCCTTTGTAAAACCTTCAAAGTTAAAGCAAAACATAGTAAATAAAAGATAGTTGAAGGCTTTAAAAAGGATTTATGCAGTTCTGGCACCGTCCACCTGCTCCTTGCATGTTCCGCATGTTCTCCCTGTGTGGTAATCCACCCATAGCCCAGACTTTTCAGTCCTTCCACTGGCTACCCTCATGCAGCTTTTGCAGTATCGTCGCTCGGTCACTTATTCGCCGTACTCCCTGCCTATGTGTAGTTTTCAAAGAAGACTTACACTATTATATATTGCAAGAATCATGCCAAAATTATATTTATAATTTGTAGTATACCCTAAGAGGGTATAGATTATACAGAGGGCTGAAAGTGTTGATTTTAGTAGGTTTTTTGCGTTGTTTGGTTGGATATATTGGAGGGTATATTGATTAGTTTAAAGGTTGATGTGGTAGTTTGGAAATGTGTATCGTAATGGAACGGTTATATGTTCTATATTGGAACAGTGTATGTTGAAATGGAACAGTGTATGTATAGTAGAGGTATAGTAGGATGATCAGAATGTGACAATAGTGTAGCAAAATGATACTATAGTGTAACAAAATGATGTGGTTGGATTGGTTGGAGTGTTGTGTGATTGAGGTTATTTTAGATGGATTTTAGGTTATTTATATATGAAATTTTGGAATAGTTAATATGATTGATTGGAGGGTTTTTGTGTAGGTAAAATTATATTTATAGTGCTTAGGTGCTAATATACGTTATTTTATTTTAGGCTTAAATTTGGTGTATTCTACAATATGGTTTAAAGGTGATATGAGAAGTTTTAAGTTGGGTATAATTATTTTGGCGTGTAGGTGTATAGAGAATTGAGAATAAAGGGATTTGGATTTGGTAGTATTTAGGTGATACTTTGTGATGTTGGAGTTGATGTTAGGATTGGGTTGGAGTGATATTTAGGTGATACCGTTTGATATGGTAGCAGTTTGGTAGTAGTAAACTATGGTATATAGTAATAAGGCTAGTATATAGGTGTTAGCTTATGTATTGTGTATCTGGTAGCATAGACTGTAATATAAAATATGATATAGGTATGATATAGTTGGTAGTATGATATATTACCAGTGGTAACGAGATAGTAATAATGTGATAACATGATACTGATATAAATAGTAGCATAGTATGGTAGCAATGTATATATAATATGGTAGTATGATGTAATATATAGTGAGTGTATATTAGATTGTATAATGGTAATAGTGTATTAGTAGTATAGCTTTGTTTGAAGTGTTGTATAGTTATATAGTTGTATATATATTAGTGGTGTTTAATGACTTGTGTTGGTCTATGTATTAGTTATATAGTAGATAGGCTATAGGCGTATTAGATAGATAATATAGATATAGTATAATATGTGATATGGTATTTATTATTACATGATGTAGTTTTGATTACTATGTGTAGTAGATAATAATATTATGTGTTGTGGTATTTATTATTGTATTATATGGATATAGTTATGAGTTAATTGTTTGATATTTGATACAATTATGTGGATAAGAATCATTATTTATTAGGAAAATTTACTAGATAGGAATGATTCTTATTTAGGATTTATTCTTATTTAATAGTTCAACAAAAAATTTCTTGTTATATATTCCGACTTAGTACCTGGTAATAATTTATTCCCGGTGATAATGTTCCACCTCACATTTCACAAGTGAACCAATTTTATTAATCCTGTGATCAATTGATCAATTAATTAACCAGGATATAAAGCATTCATATTTTATCAGATATAATCAAAATAACTACATATTTCACCTTTATTTCATTTCTCAGGTCATATTATACCTATTCAAAATTATCTCTTCTTATTTAGGCTTTATTTCAATCAAAATCAAAGTTTATTTTTAGTATGTATTTTTATGTACCAGCTAACCAACAGGTCAACACCTTACACCTACCCAACAAATAACCTAACAATTTCCTATACTACCACTATTTACCATAATAACTTCGCATAAGGTTTATTATGTGGAGAGATTCAGAAGAGATGAGCATGGTGGGGTGTAGTTTACAAAAATGAGAGTGATTATCATTATCATATACACAACATCTATTCTACTACTACATACAGATAGTCAACGACTGCGAATGCTATCGGCAAACAAATTAAATCAAATAATTCATTTCAATTATCATTCGTCAAAACTATTATATTTATTAAACTATTTCAAATCAACTATATCCACTATATTTAATATTACATCTACATATCAACTAATAATATCTCTATAATATCTCCATATTATAACCCATAAACACATATATTAGATACAAATATACACAATAATTTATATCTAAAAATAAAAAATAGTAATCAATATACGATAACATATATCAACTACTATTACAATAAATTTTAAATTACCCTACCTACATATCTATCAAATCCATCTAATCAACTAACTAAACAATAATCATCACACAATAACTTTAATTTTTTCTTTAAATCCTTCACAATCACCTTTTATATCACTTGGATATAAATATATTTTCTCAGCATATGGTAATACACTATACTTCTTTAATTTCCTTTCAGTTTTATCTAAATAATATGCAATTCTCTTATTTTTACTTTTTTGATCTTTTTCTATACCAAAATACTCTACTATATAAATATTTAAATCAGTAAATATAAACCAATCAGGCATCATTCCCATAATATTAACTTTATTTTCACTATTTCTATTATTATAAACAACATTCTTAAATTCTTGTTTCAACATATCATGAACCATTTTTTCTTCCATGGAATCAAATTCATTTCTAATTATTCCTACAGCAAAATCTTCCTCTATGAATTTATCTGGATATAATCTATTAATCCATTCAAATAAACTACTATCAAATCTTTTTTCACGTAATATATTATATAATATACTTGCTTTCATTTGTAAATTCATTTTAGTTACATATAAAGGTATCTTTTCTATTGGTATTTTTATATCTTGTTCAATAAAATACCTCATAGTCAAATCTACATTATCCCTATCTTTCCAATATCTTTGACCAATAACACTTTTAAATTTATAAGATGCATATTGATTATTAAAATACCTCATAACAAATCCAAGTTTATCTTTATATACTTTTGTCACATACCAATATACTTTTGAAGATTTAAATAATTCATCATAGTCATATATATAAACATTACTTATATCAATTATTATATTATTATTTTGTACATATGTATCAACTAAATATTTAGCATCTTCAAATGTCATTCTTTTAATTATTTTTTTACTATATATTCTTTGTTTTCTTTCTTTTGGCATTTCATTCTCTATGTTAGTTTTTAATAATTCTTCTTTTTTAATTTTTTGAAATAAATTTCTATCCAATGTTTTTATACTTATGTACTTAATTGGTATTTTTGTTAAACTACTTAAATATTCAGGTGTACATTTATCAATATTTTCTAAGATTATATCTTTATATAATCTTACAATTATATTTGTAGTATTTAAACTATTTTTTAATATTGATGGATATTCATATTTACCTTCTATATAATATTTATAAATTTCATAAATATCTTTATTCCCACTTTTATATATATTATATAATATTTCTCCTCCCTCATAGTATGCTTTAGTATATTCTTTATTATTAAAATAATGAATATATACGTTTTTACATTTATTGCATACTGCTCTTAATGGTTGTTTATTATTTTTATTTGTTTCTTTAATCCAGAATTCTTCATGATAAGGATAATATCTCCCACATTGATTGCATTTTTGCCATATTATATTATCATTATTTTCTATAAATATATTTATACATAATTTTGACCAAAAATCATGTTGCTCTAATTCTTCTTTAGTAATACTATCTTTAAATTTAGCATTATAATCAATATCAATATCTAAATTAAGATATTCACATAAAACTTTCATATTCCTTTTCTGTTCAATCTTCAATCTACCAATTTTACTATTCTTCAATATAACCTTTAACCCTAACTCAGATATACAATATGTATTTTGTATTCCACCTGTATCTTCTCCATAATTAATTTCAAATTGTCTTATGTACTCACCATATCCATTTCTAATTAATTGATTACCTGTTAAATCTTTTAATAATACTTTACTACCCATATAACTAATTGGATAATATATCACCTCACTTTCTTTTATAATTGGGATTCTTACATCATTAATAATTACTTCACTTTGCAAATAATCTTCTCCTTTTAATTTAATTTTAGACATACTTCTGCCTAACTGTATTATACTATTATATTTATAATCTGTCAATATTAATTTTTATTTTATTTTAAAAAAGTATTTAATATTATTCCAATCTTACACAACATACTCACTCCTATACTTCAAAACACTAACAAACTTATCACCATATCCAACCATCTTTCTATATTTCTCATAAACTTTAACTTCCTCTCTATTCATCTCACCCAAATCAATAATAACATCAACATTCTTTCTAAATACAAATACTTTCTCAATACAATCACTAATAACTAAATTAACCACACTACCTTCAATAAATTCCATAACTAAATAATATCCATCCATATTCTGTACATTAATAATCATAATTACCTCCCATTTATATTCATTCATTCATTATTTATTAACCTTCCCATCTACTCTCCACTCTAATCCACATTTCCAACATCTATAATATTTATCCTCTTTTCCCACATCATTTATTGCTTCTTCTAATAAATCATTATATCCTTCATAATCATTAATATAAATATTCCCATTTAAATCTACAGGAAAATTAACAGTCATTCTAACCAATATACTTAAATCAGTATTCCCACACTTTAAACATTTCATTAATAACACTCCTTTATACTTTTTATATTTATAATTTGTTGATATTAATCTATCCATAAAATTAAACTTTATACTTACACTATCAAAAAAAATAATCTCCCATTAAAGGAGATCAAACTAATTAAATCATTCATCTATTTACAATGTATTCTTATGAAGGATGAGGTTGAATCTCTATTTCCATTATTCCCATTCCCATGATCCCTATACACATACCCAAAATACCATAATAAACTACCACAAAACACACCTAATCCATAACAAATAAAACTAATATACCTAAATAAATCACTTAATCCTAATATCCCAATCCCACTTTTACCTCCAATGTCTCCTATCATTAATCCACTTACAGAAAGTAATGATAAACATATTATTGATGATATATACATTATATTCTTTACATTTACATCAATTGTTTTATTAATTTCTACATTCTCCATATTCTCCATTTAATTTATCCTTTCTATTACCATTTTATTTATATTGCTTTATTCAATCCTTTACCCTATCTTGTATTTATCTTATCCCATTAAATTTTAATCTATGCACAAAATAAAAAATATTTTTTATTATATCAATCAACTATCTAATTAATATTTTAATAACTTAATAATATAATTTATTATCTAATTAACTATTTTTCTGTCTAATTATATATTTATCTAATTAATCATTTATCTAATTAACTATTCACGCAATAAATCAACTAATTAGTTAACTAACCATATAATGGGGTATATTAAACAATTCTATAACCTACCATATCACATATCACAAGCATCATCACAAATCAAACCTAAAAAATATACACCACAGAAGTTTTCATACTTCTAACTTCTTACTCCCGAATCACCTGATAAGTAATTAATAGTATTGGACAAACTAATTTATATCTTCTACAATACATATCCTTATATATATCCTAACTCATATCTCCTATCATATTGTCATACATATTGTACTATCTCATAATTTATCTATACAACAAATTATAATGTACAACCAATAAATTTACAAAAAAAATAATCATTAAATATCACAATCCTAAATATAATTTAATCTCATCCACAGTTTTAACTATAAACTTAATCCCTTCTTTTTTCTCAACACCATTATCAATATAATCATACTTAATATTATCTATCTCTACACTCTTTAAAACTTTCAATTTCTTATTTTCACTATTACACACAATCAATATATTAGGGAATCTCTTCACCCTATTTGCCCAATATTCATTTAAATATAATTTATTTTTAAATATCTCATTGTAATTAATAATCTTCATAAACTTATTATTACTTTCAAATTTATCACTTTCAATAATATAATACTTATATTCATTTGTTACATAATTAATAAATCCTATAATCCCATCTGGTCTTTTACCACACTCCATAACATACTCTATCTCAATATCATTAAACTTATAATACTTATAATTATTATTCATATATCTCAACAAATAAATAAATCCCCAATTTCTGTTTATATCATGTGAAATAAACCTATTATTCTTATACTTTTTATTTGTAAAGTGAATATTACACTCATTAATATCTACCCTAACAGAATCAATTTTCCCCTTCCCTTTCAATATCCTTAATCTTTCTCTACACTTAACTACCCCATATTTTATTGAAGAAAAAAACAACAGATATAATTGCTCTGTTGTTAATACTCCAAACTCATCTATTATATCAACTATACATTTATCTCGGTAATAACCTTTTTGTCTCGTTGTCATTGATTTGAAATTGAATAAATGGGTCAACATTTAAATCATCACCTTTATTATAAAAATAACTTGCTTTATTTACATTATCACATCTATCTAATTTCTTATCAAACATTGCTAACCTTCTAATTGCTTCTTCTTGCTCTAATAACATTGCTTGCAATTCCATTTGATTAGAACCATATTGAAATATCATTCTACCTTTAATATTCGGCAAATAATAAGCATCTGTATTTCCTAATATAGTCATACTAGTACCATAATTTGCAGTTTTGAAACTAATTGCACATGGAAAATTTGACTTTACTTCCATAGGAATTAATTTATCAGAAGGTCTTTGCATTGCTATAATTAAATGTACACCAGTCTTAGCACTTATCATACCTAAATCTGCACATATACTTTGCAATCTCTGTCTTCTACTTTTTGTTACCTTATCATCACTCTTTCTAGGTGAAGTAAAAGCAAATTCATCAATAACCAATACAATATAATCCATTTTATTATTAGGATTTTTTTCATTATATTTAATAAGATTTACACAATTATTTTGAACAAGAAAATATCTTCTTCTTTCAACTTCTTGCATCAAGCACTCTAATATAATTTCTGCGGTATCTAAATTATATCCAAATACAATATGGTCTTTTAAGTGTACAAAATCAGTCATTGCTAAATCTGTGACAAGCAATTTAACATTGTTATTTTGCATTATGGCATCACAAATTCCAGTTAATAAAATACTTTTTCCAGACCTTGTTATTCCACCAATAATCATATGTGGTACTTTTGCTAAATCAACAATTATAGGTATACCAGCAACACTAACACCTATAGGAATCGGTATACATTTATCCATATATTCAGCATAATTAAAATTATATCTATACAATTCAGGCACAACACCTTTAATAACTTCAACCATTAATAATCCTCTTCTTTTTTCTATATTAACATGTGCTATTATAGAATCTGCAAAATAGTTTTTTCTATCAATAATATATTTAAAATTTAATCCATAAGGTAATTTAAACATTACTTGATAATGAATATCACTTTTTTTATTTGTTGCTATATGATAAGGATATTCGCCTCTGTTATTATGACAGTTAGTTTGTATAAATACATTCTCTATTTCTGCCTCTATACTTCTTGACTTACGTGTTCTAATTATTTTCTTAATTGAAGTTTTTAAATCTTCATGTTTAGGTGGTTTAAGTGGATTATAACCTAATTTCAAGTCCCATAAATAACTTTTAAAACTTTCCTTTAAATCAGATTTATACTTATTCCAATTTTCTTTAATATCTACTTTTTCTACTTTTTTAGATTTATCATCCTTCTTAACTATATCTTTCTTATTTACTTTACCTTCAATTTTAATCTTACCATTCTTATCCTTCTTACTTTTATCTCCCATAACAAATATCTCCTTGTATATAATTATCTCTCTAAGACAAACTAAATAATAAACATATCATAACATTGAGGTGATTAATTTAGACATAGATAAACTCAAAGATATTACAAACAGAAACATTGATACTGGTAACTACTTACAAAAGTTAAGATTGAGTAAAGATTTAACCTTATCTTCAGCATCAAAATACATTAATATCAGTCCCACATACCTAAGTGATATTGAACATGGTAGAAAATTACCAAGTGATACTACAATTAAAAATATTGCAGATTTTTATGAAATAGATGAAATAGAATTATTTAATAAATTTGGTAAGATTTCATTAACTGTAAAGGAATTATTGCTTAGTGATTTGAATTTACAAAGAAAAATATATAATAAAGTTAAATTGAATAATTATAAACATTAACAATATATTACCATTTAAACCATTTAATTTTACTTTCTTTTGGTCTATTTATATGTTTTAAAAATCCTTTAAATATATCTAATAACCTTTTTCTTTCAGGCACATTTAAAGTCTTAACATGATCCATTGTACCTCTTATTATTTCTATACACAATTCCTTATCAACATCACTCATTTCTTTACTACCCATATCACGATTAATTTTAATCTTATTACCATTATTTTCAATTATCATATCAATACTCCCAGGTGTATAATCATCAGTTATTTTGATATTTTCATTAAATTTTTCTTCTTTCTTATTAATATTCTCCCTCTTGTTTATATCATCTTTATTAATTATTTCCTCTTTTTTATTGATATTATTACTAATATTATGATCTTTTTGCTCATTATATTGCTTATTCTCATTATAATTTTTATTATCATTGTAAGTTTTCTCATTGCTATTACTACCATTATTCGCATCAGCATTAACATTAACAATTAAAGGCAATCTTTTATCCTTAACTGTTAGTTCACCATAAAATTTCCCATTATTATAATTATAAATTTTTGCATTAATATTATCATTGTTAAACCATAAGCTATTGAATCCTAACATAACAAACAATGCCATTGCACCTATAATAACTTTATTAACTATAATAATTTGCATTATATCACTCCATTCTATTCTTTATTTTGTTCTTGGATACTCAGTTATTTTTCTTAGAAATGAATTATCAGGTAAATTCTTTTCAATTACTTTATCAATTGGTGATTGTATATCTTCTTTATTAAATAATTTACTAGTAGGATTAACATATTTCTTAACATCATCAATTTTATCTTCTACATATTGTTGTTTCTCTTGCTCTGCTTTTACTATAGGCATTACTTTTTCTACTAATATACCTATACAACATAATATACTTATAATAATTATCATTTTTGCCATACTTTTTCTTCTCATTGCTCTGCAAATAAAATAACCAACAGCACCTAAAATAATTTGCATCAATAATTGAGGTAAACATAAGCAAGTTATAGCAAATATTAAGATTGGTATTATTATTAGAAACATATTATCACCTTCTTATTTAGGAAAATATACTAATAATTCACCTATTATTTTTACTCCTGATTTTACCATTTGATATGTGGCAGCAAATGTAGCAGCTATTACTAATATTGCACCGAAATTTTGCTTACCTATTATTTTACATATTTGCTCTCCTAAAAATGCGGCAATTGCAAAACCAACAATCAAAGTTATTGCAAATCCTGGTTTACCATATCCTACTGTTTCATACATTAATTCAGAAATAGTTACAGCATAACAAGGCATGGGGGTTAGGATAACAAGTAGAAGAGTATAAATGTACTTACTCATTTAAAAACCTCCTATTGGGAACATTTTTGATACACTTATTGATAATTTTAATGTCGTATATAATATTAATATTAATCCTATTATTGTTGTAAATAATTTTACATATTTTTGTTTTTCTTCTATAATAATACTATTAGTCAACCAATCAACAATTACTATTCCTACTATAATTAAAATATCTTGAAAAATACTAGTGTTAATAATATTCATGTTACTATATACCTCCTATATAATAACTATCATTCCATTATCCGTATTGGATGCAAATATTAAGTTATTAATCTTAATCTTCGTCTTCATCATAAAAACCATTTTCATGCAACCAATCATCTTCTACACCTAAAACTTCTAAAACTATCTCAATAGGTATTCCTGTTTTTCTACATATAAAACTAGCAACATTATCTGTATTCATTACTAAATCATTTGATGGATCTATGTCTATATTATTTGTGTATTTTATACTTTTAATAAAATTTATTATATTAGTTAATACATTAGTTAATACATTAGTTAATTTGTTCATATAATCCTCCTATCCCTATGATGGAAAATTCCATTTAATAGATTCTTTTTTATTACAATTATTGTTAGCATTACTAGTATTATTAATACCTGTATTCTTATTAACTTGCCTAATTTCAACAACATTATCCGTATTGGATGCAGTGGAGAATGGATCTTCAATATCATCACTACTTATACTCTTACTAGTTAATAGACTATTCCTCAGTACATTCCTGATAAATTCAGACATATTATTATTTTCATATTTGCTGAGAAGAGAAATTAATTCGTTATCATTTTTTCTGTTTAATCTAAAACTAATCATCATTTTAAATCACTCCTTTTGATTTTTATTTGTTGATTTTATTATTCACTGTATGACGGTTATATTTAATTATATTTGATTGTATGACATATTATACATGGTAATTATTAGTGTATTACATGTGTATGACAAACAATAAATCAATTGAATAAATTTAATTATTATTTTTATATTCCTATTGACATTAATAATTATATTATGGTAGAATTAATCTACAAATAAATTACATTACAAATAATAAATTATTAAATAAAAAGGAGATAAATAATATGAAAAATAGAGTTGAACAATATAAAAACTATCTAATTAACCAAGCAAAATCTAGTAATACAATATCATCATATATATCAGACTTGAATCACTTCTTCACTTTACATGATGAGATTAGTAGGGATTCTATTATTAAGTATAAGGAAGAGATTAGTGGTTTATCTTCTAGTTCTATTAATAGGAAGTTATCTAGTTTGAAATCGTTTAATGAATTTTTATTTATGTTGGGATTGGTTGATAGTGTAAAGGTTATTAAGAGGGATTTTATTAAGGTGCAAAGCAAAGGTAATCCTACTGATGTAACAGAATCACAAGTATCTGAATTCTTAGATAAAGTGAATAATAAGTATAGTTTGCATAGAGTAAGAAATATTGCTATTGTTTTTCTGATTGCTAATACAGGTATTAGGAGAGAAGAAATTACAAATTTAAAATTGAGGAATTTAGATTTAGTTAATGGTGAGTTGAAATTGATTGGTAAAGGTGATAAGGAAAGAACTGTATTATTGAATGATGTTGCAATAAAAGTTATTAAGGATTATTTGAAGATTAGAGAGAAACATAAATTTGCTAGTAGTCAATATATATTTTTAACTGAAAGAAGTGAGAAATTAAATAAGGATACAGTTAATTATATATTTAATAGTTATTGTGATGGTGATTGTAAGGTTGGAGTGCATAGTTTGAGACATCATATGGCTACGAGTGCAATAGAACAAGGAGTTTTAACATTACCAGAATTACAGAATCAACTTGGTCATAGCAATTTGAATACTGTGGGCATCTACGCACAAGCAAGAAAAGGTAATATTAGAAGTAAAATTAATAATTTGAGGATTGGATTGTAGGTGGAGGATAATTTATAAAATAATTAATACATCATTATTTATTAGTGATGTATTAATTGTTCCCATAAAAAATATTTACATAATATAAATATAATTGTGTTGACATATGGATTGTGATAATGTATAATGTGGTTAAGGAGGAAACTATAATTATCATACAATATTTATACATATTATCACTCCTATTTACTTTTTATAATAGTCTTACAGACAGAGAATTGTTTGGAGAAGTGCATTCCAAACAATTCTAAAAATATTTAGGAGGAAAAGACTCTCCTAAATATTTTTATCATAATTTTTATTTATTTTTATTTTACTGTTGACAATTATATTTATATTGTGTTACAATACGGATAGGAGAGGAATATAATTTTATTAAATATTTTATTAAATATATTTTATGGAGGTGAAAATTATGAATGAGAAATAAAATTAAAATGTAAAAAATTCAACAAAGTAATATAATTATAGGGGTAAATTTTATTATATTAGATATTCGAATTTAAGGATTTGTCACCCTAAAAAATTTAAAAAAGGAGGAATTTTTATTAGTAAATTTATTTCAGATTATGTTGATTTTAATAAGGCAGATAAAACTAAATTTAATATTGTTGCTTCAGGATGTGGCACAGGAAAAACTTACTGGGTATCAAATAAAGTTATTGAACATATGCCAAATATTAAACCATCAGAAATGTTATTTATTACTTCTCGTTCTCTTATAGTTGAACAACAAGTTAAAGAAGATGGTATAACTAGATTTAATCCTAACAATAAAAATAATATTAAATATTGGAATGGTGAAGGAGATTCCTTAGAATCAATTATACAAAAGGGAATAAATATTATGACATATGATAAAATTATTAATATATTAAAGTCTGATAATACAGAAGGATTTGAGACACTTAATAAAATTAAAATTATATTTTTTGATGAATGTCATACTATATTTTCAGATACTTTTATTAAAGATATTGAATCTTTAAAAATTTGGATTAGAGATATTTTATATACTAATACTAAATATATTATAGGACTAACTGCTACTCCAAGGATATTATTTTTCTATCAAAAAGAATGGGGAGTTAGTGTTAAACAACTTAATAAAGAAATTTTAGTTAATTATAAAGCAAAACAATTATACTGTACTAATTTCAATACTTTACATTTTCTATTAGCAAACAAAGATATTCAAGGTAAAACTATAGTAATGTGCTATTCTATTGAGGAATGTTACAAATTAAAAGAAAGAATACCTAATTCTTTTGTATTAATAAGTAAAAGCAATAAAAAATATTATATGCCTGAGATGGATGAAATTAGAGATTACATAGTAGAAAACGAAAGTATACCTGATACATATTTAGAAGTATTTGAACGTGATAAGAAAACTAAAGAACCTATTGAATCAGAAAGGAGAAATTTAGAGGTATTAATTACTACAAGTACATTAAGAGAAGGTGTGAATTTAAGAGAAATAAGTGGAATAAAAAATGTAGCAATATCATTTACAGATGAATTGCATATATCTCAATGGGTAGGAAGATGTAGATATAATATAGAAAATTTAATTGTTGCAGAAACATATATTAGGTCAGATAATTACAATCAAAAATCTTATCTTGCACAAAGTAGAAATAATTATAAGGAATTTATGAGTGATGTTAATCATACTAAATGGTTTGATAGTATAAGTCATTTAATAGATCATGATATGACAAAAATAAGGAGATTTGTTTTATCTAATAAAGAAGAAATGTTTACTACATATATTAATAAAAAATGGTTAGTTCCTAGTGATGTAACAGGTAAAGATATTGAAAAATATAGGATTTATAAGCAAGAAGATAAAGATGAAATTATTAAAAAAGTTATAGAATATCAATTAATTGATTTGCCAAAAAGTCATTTGACATTTAATAGAATTATTAAATTTATGATAAACACATTGGGATATAATATTGAAGATGGGAGATTTAAATTAAAAAGAAAACAATATAGATACAAACTTATTGTTGATTTTGATGAAGAGTATGTGGATGAAATGAAAAATGCGATATAGGAGGATATTATTTTGCAAACAAAAATAGATTATAAAAAATATTTAAAGTCTGATTATTGGAAAGATATTAAAGAACAAGTACATAAAAGAGATAATTATAAATGTAGATTATGTAATTCAGAAAATAATTTACAAGTACATCATAAAACTTATGAATTTTTAGGTAATGAGAATTTAGAAGAATTAATTACTCTTTGTAAAAAGTGTCATTTTAATATTCATAAAATAGGTGACAGTATAAATTATACTACATATCAAAGATATAGTGAATATAATAGAGTATTACAACAAAAAGAACAAGAGGATATTATTTTTAGTAAGTTTGTTTATGTAAATATTGATAAATTCATTCCTATACTTAAAAATATTGATAATAATAATTATATTAAATCTAAAGATTTTAATGAAAATATTAAAAATATAATAAAATATGAGAGTTTTGATATTCATAATTTTATATATTTTTGCATGGATTATTTTAATTTAGTATATTCATTTTGTTTGTGTAGTAAATTTAAAATAAAGTATAATTTACCAAGTACAAGTTATGATAAACCAATTATTATAAGAAAGGATTTTTATAAAGAAAATAAAGATGATTTATCTATAGTGTGTAGAATCTATGATTGGGCAATTACAGATATAAGAGATATTTTTAAACAAACTATATAATAAAGGAGGATAAATAATAAATTGGAATTCAATGATAATCAATTAAAAGCAATTAATCATTATGAAGGTAATTGCTGTGTATTAGCTTCTGGAGGCAGCGGAAAAACTGGAGTTTTAACTAATAGAATAGCAAATCTTATTAATACATATAATGTTGATCCAAGAAATATTCTTGCTATTACTTTTAGTGTAAAAGCAAAAGATAATATGTTAAATAGATTGATAAAATTAGTTGATAAAAATAAATTGGAGTTTATTACCATAAATACTTTTCATGCTCTCGGAAATAGCATACTTAAGGAATGTAGATATAACTATTTTCATAATAAAATAAAATCATGGCAACAAAAACAATTTATAAATAATATTGTTGTTAAAGTTTTAGGAATTGAAAGAAAAGAAAGCGAAGTAGAAACTAATGATATTTTATCATTTATATCTTATCAGAAAAATAATTTATTAGATTATAATGATGAAGTTATTGAAACTAAATTCATGCCATATAAATTGAATATTATGCAAGACATTTATAAAAAGTATGAAGAAATAAAGAAAAATGAAAAGGTTATGGATTTTGATGATATGTTAATTCATACATATAAATTGTTAGCAAATAATGATTTAACAAGAGATAAATATCAAGATAGATATAGGTTTATAGCAGTAGACGAAAAACAGGATGTGAATGTGGCACAATATGAGATTCTTAGATTATTAGGTAAGAAGTATAATAATGTTTTTGTGGTAGGTGATCCACTTCAAAATATTTACGAATTCAGAGGTGCGAACAATAACTATCTTATTGATTTTCATAAGGATTGGATAGATACAACCATTATTCCTCTTAATATTAATTATAGGAGTTCTCAAGATATTGTTGAATTGTCTAATAAGTTAGTTAAAAATACAAAAGAAACTACTCACAAATATTATTATGAATCTATTGCAAATAAACCAAAGTATAAATCTCCTGAATTTTCATGTTTCACTGATGAAGTAGAAGAAGCAAATTATATTTCTGATAAGATAATTGAAATGAATAAATCAGGTAGTAATTATTCTGATTTTGCTATTTTTAACTAGAACAAATTTTCAAATACAAGCAATTGAAAGAAGTTTATATAAGAATAATATACCATATGAGATTGTCGGAGGCACAACATTTTTTGAAATTAAGGAAATTAAAGATATGGTGTCTTACCTTAGATTAGTCAAAGACATAAATAATGATGATGCATTTAAACAAGTATATAATTCACCTAATAGATATTTAGGTTCAGTATTCTTGAATGAAGTGAATATATATGCAAGTAAATATGATAAATCATTATTTGTTAGTATGTTATCCTTCCCTAGAAGTAATGAATGGAGATATAAGAATGGTATTAGTGAGATACAGAATATAATTACAAAGATTAAGAAGAAAAATAAAACTAAAGTTGGAGAATTGATTAATATTATTAGAAAGGATTTAGATTATGACAAGTACATATTAAAAGAAGATTCTGAGAGTAATATTAGAAGTGAGAAAATTGATAATTTGAATACTTTGGTTAGTTTAGCAAATAAATATAATAGTATTGATAAATTCCTTGAAGAAGTAGATAATTTATTAGGATTCTCTAAGGATTCAAATGTTGTTGAAAAAGTTAAGGTAATGACCTGCCACAAAAGTAAGGGATTAGAGTTCCCTATTGTATTTTTACCAGGAGTTAACGATGGACTTCTCCCTCACTCTAAATCAGATAATGAAAATGAAGAAAGAAGATTACTTTATGTTGGTATGACAAGAGCCGAAAAAGAGTTATTTATCAGTTCTACTATGTTTTATGGTAACAAACAGATGGGAATCAGTAAATTCATATTCGACATTTTTGATAAGAAGCATATTAAAAGTCAGATGATTAATGATGATTTTGAGGAAGATGAAGAAGAATACGAAGATGATTGATATGTAAATACACAATAAATCAAAAATAAATCTCTAACAAATTGTAAATATAATTGTTGACATACTCTTCCCTATTATGTTATAATACAAATAGTAGGGAATAGGAAATACATGAAACAATAAAATATATAAAGAAAGGAGGTGTACTTCCCTATTTGCAAAAATATGTTAACACTTACAGAGTATTTCTTCAAAAAGATTTACAAGGTAAACCAAGTAAAAATATTCATGATACATATTTAATAACTAAAAACAAAAACTACATATATCGTTATAGTAAAACTACATTAGCAATATTATTTACATCAACAAATTCTAAGAATATATATCTTCCACTACTAGAAAAAGAAAATATTAAATTAAAGGAATTTATAAGTAGTGATATGGAAAGTATTTATCATTTCACTGAAAGTGATTTATCTAAATTAGCAACAATAATGAAAATACAAAAAATGCATAAATCAATATTCCCTAATTTTGAGTAGTAAGATTGTAAATATAATTGTAAAATTTGAATACAGAAAATTATACATAAAAAATCATACGTCAATGTATTTTTACATTAATCCTATAAGTGCCTCTAAACCCTTATAAATAGTACGTTTGTAAGCATATTGTTCATAAAGTCAATAATAACAATAGTTTTAAGCACTTTTTGAGTAAAAAAGCGTTAATTTTTACCTCTATTTCAAGAGACAGATGAATTTTTATATAAGTGTATCTAATTGAGATTTTGAAGGCTAATTTGAGACTGAATTTCGTTAAAAACAATAAAAATAAATATAGAAAGAAGGAAATTTATTATGAGTAATCAAACAAACAATAATACAAATCATAAAAACTACAAAAATAATCTAGGTACATTAAAAATAAGAAATATTATTACTTACTCTGGTAAACTTATCTACAATGATTCAGGAGATTATATTTTACTCTCCCCTACTCTATCAGTAAATATTTCAACAATATTAAAGAAAATAATTTGTTGGCATCATAATGATACACATTTAAGAGTGTTAAAAGGTTGTAAAATCTATTATCAAGAAGAAGGACATTTAATTAAAAAATTAGATGATAAATATGGTATTAGTAGTTATCATATTAATGGATTAGATTTAGAGAATGTGCTATTTAATTTAGTAGGAGAGTATTTAGATATTGAAATTGGCAGTATTGCAATGGATGAAAATGTGGGATTAGGAGTAGAAAAATTAGATGATGGAGAAAAATAAAATTAATGATGAAAGGATTAATGGGAATAACGGATTAGAAAAAACAAATAAGTTTGTTAATATAAATGTGACAACTGATTACTGTGCTAAATGTGGTAAGCCAATAGATAGTAAAGATAAATACATAAGAAAAGATCAAAACGATAATTTATTCTGTGATAGAGAATGTTTAAAAGATTACTGGAATGAGGTACGAAGAGAAATTGGAGATAGATTTTATGGATGGGATCATAAAAGATAACTATAAATATAGAAAAGGAGAAATATTAATTTATGCAAATGATTGAAGTGTCAAAACTTATTCCTCATTCAAGAAATAATGAGTTTTTTGATGATATTGAAGGAGGAAAATGGGAAGATTTTAAAAAGTCAATTGTAAGAAGAGGTGTTGTAGAAGCAATAGTAATAACACAAGATTTAATTATTGTATCTGGACACCAAAGAGTTAGAGCATGTAGAGAATTAGGAATATTAGAAATTCCATGCAGGATTACACATTACCCTGACGAAGATAAAAAAACAGGTAATATTAAAGATGATTTAATTATAGAAGATTTAATCAGTACAAATATCATTCAACGTGGTATTGGCAATGTAAATCCTATGAAGATGGCAAAGTGTATTGTTGAATTAGAGAAAATTTATGGTATTAGACAAGGCAGTTTTGGGATTCCGTCTGATAGAGATAATCTCCATGAGAACAAAACTCAAAAAGATTTAGCACATGAATTAGGAATTAGTCAAAGACAACTACAAGATTATAAAAAATTAACTAATCTTATTCCAGAATTACAAGAACTTGTAGAATCAGGAGAACTTAAAGGCACTACTGCATATAAAATTTATGCAAAACTCTCTTCTGAAGAACAAGAAAAATTATTTAATGAAATTGGCAAAGATAAAATTCCAAAATTAACACAAAAAGAAACAGAAAAATTAATTAATGAAATAAATGTTTTGCAAAATAAAAACAAAGAGTTGCAAAATAAATTATCACAATCAGAAAAATTACAACAAAAAATTAAAGAAATGGAGGTAAAATTATTAGAAAGACCAGAAATTGAAAAAGAAACAATACCTGAAGATTATGAAGATGTAAAGAAAAAACTTAAAGACAGCAAGCAATATTATAATGACTTAAAATCTGATTATGATAAAAAGATTAAGCAATTAAATGATTTAAAACAAGAAATAGATTCTTTAAAATCAGTTACAGAAGAAGATAAATATGCAAAAAAACTTAAAGAAAGTGCTATCTTCTTTTGTTCTAGGGTTAATGACTTTATTGAAAAAACAGGTGGTTTTGTTTGGTTATCAGATAATATTAACGAATTACCTGAATTTGAAAGAAAATCTTATATTAAAGCAATTGAAATGGTTGAGAATTGGGCAACAGCAATGAAAATGAATATGAAGAACTATATTAATTAATAAAAATAAAATAAATAAAAAAGGAGAAATGTATTTTATGAATACTGAAATGGTTAATTATATTAATGAGGACAATGATTTAATTAGTGTTGAGACTATGCAACAAATGCTTGGTCAAACTATTAGTGTAGTAAAAAATAATTCTGAATCAACTGCAGTAATATTAAAAAGATTAGAAATAAATGAATCTATCATTGGTGGTTTAGTTAGTAAGATGAATAATCATAACGATGATATTGTTAGCATTAAAGATAGAATGACAGAACTTGAACTTAATGAAGAAATTACTGATGATCAAGCAAATACTATTAATAGTGCTATAAAGAAAAGAATTGCTGAAATATTACATTTTGATTCAGATGAAATTGCTAAATATTATCAGACTTTTATTCAAAGATGTTATAAATCATTAAAGAATGATAATCATATGGGTGCATCATATAGAAGAACTAAGAAAAAATATTATCAAACAATTATTGATTCTGTAGAGGCATGGATACCAAAAGAAGGAATTCAAAATTTAAAAGATATAATTGATAAACGTGCTAATTCTAAAAAAAATGCTAAGAAGAATGGTTATTAAAACTATACATATTATTATAAAAATAAAAGGAGAAATAATATTATGAAATACAACGTGTACAATATTAATAATTGTGATTTTGTCGGAGTTCTAGAGTTTAAATCATGTAAAGAAACTATGGATATATCATATTTAGAACAAGTATTTATTCTTGAAAAATTTGAACCATTGCTTGAAATGTATAATAAGGAAATTTATGATAATAGGTATAATAATGGTTCATGGTTTATATTTGTTAATTCTATTACATTAAAACCAGCATTAGAAATTAGTTATTATAACTATAATGATGAATTAGCTATCTTGGTAGATATTCCTGAACATGATACAAGAGCAATATTTTTTGAAAATTTATATGATAATTATGTTAATAAGATAAAATATCATGATAGTGATAAATATTGCCATCATAATAAAGAGAAAGATGAAAAAGTTGATTGTAGTAATATAGAGTGTGAAGAATGTAAATATTTTTATAGTGATTTAAAATAATAAATGTAATATTTTTATCCTTAGTATAAAAAATATATACTAAGGATAATTAATAGATAAAGGAGGAATAAATTATTTGGCACTAGACAAACAAATACATTTATATATGGTTGATACTTCTGCATTTTATAATGAAAAAGAAGAAAAAATACATAATCAACTTAATAAAATATATTTATTTAGATATACTTTAAAGAAAAGAAAAGGGGAAAAAAATTTAGATGAAAAGTTTATTGAAAAAATAGATAAATATATTACAAATGTAAATAGAAGAATTAGAAATTTAAAAGATAGATTAAAAAATGAATTAAAATCTAATACTGGAATTAGAAATTTAAATGAAAATTATTTAACTATTCATAAAGTTATTTCTATGTTTGATTCAGTTTTAACTAGAACAATAGGGATTCAAATAGACACACTTACTACTGATATTCTTATTGTTCAAACT